TGGATGATAACATACAGACCTTTCTTCTTAGGCACGGTAAGTTCGTGTTCTGCAATTTCCGATAGACACGGAGACTCGTCTATAAGTTCATTTAACAGCGTATCTACAAGTGGATGATAGCGGCTAATAGACTCTTGTAATAGACAGGCGGCAGCGCGAGGTGTATACCCTAACTTTAACAACTTATTAGTCAGGTGCGTACGTAGTAGTCCTACCGATAACCCCCATGGAAGATGTAGCTCATCATACTCGTGGGGTTCACTTAACGATACAATAACAGCACGTGCCGTATAATGTAACCTACCTGAGATCATGTGTTTACGAATGAAACCATCTTTAGAGGCAAGACGTGTCTTGTAGGTTTCTTCATAATAGACAGCAAGCTGTTTAACACACTTAAGGGTACGGTTCTCTAACTGCTTAGGCATAAGAGGACGTAGTGCCTGTTTGATAGACGACATAGTACGTATAGCATCCATCGCTAACGACGTCTGTGTATCAGAGGTAACGGTTGAATCGTTTTTCTCTGTTACGAATGCAACTTTAGAAGGCACCGGTACGTATTGACTAAATAGACAATGTCTATACTTACGCATCGTGGTTTTAAAGTCTTGTATCTCTAATCGCTTGTGTATAGCAAATATGTCATACAGCGCATTCATTATTGTGTCAAAGTTTTCAATGAAGTTATTATAACCACGTTTAAAGTTATAACGCTTCAAGCGGTTTAATGACTCATTCTTCTCATTATCATAACGTAGATTAGGATTACACAACCACTCGACAAGACACAACTGCTTACTTGAGAAATACTTCTCAAACATCAACCAGACGTTAGGATTAATAAACCCATGAACACCATCTGGTGCTTTCATCCATAACGTAGACTCGATGCGTTTCTCTGTAGACTGCTGGACTTCAGTCTGACAGACACCACAAACCTTACCTAAGTTATAACCGCCTGATAATTCACCACAATCACACGACGGTACGATAGACAATGAATCACCCTCGTAACGCGTAGATATTAGGTCATTGAATTTCTGTTTGTCTTCCTGAGACAGCGTGTTGACGTCATTGACAATGATAGGGGGATTGGACAGGTTATTAAAGATCTTATCATGATCTTCTAGCGCCAGATAAACGCCGCCTTGTCGATCTTCGTAGTTCCAACTAAGAGGACCTTTAAGTTGATCGATGGATGCAGTAATTGGCTCAGCCGCCGCACTGATATCAGCCTGCATGATCTCTCCTTATTTTAATTTGTTAAGGGCTTATTCTTTTTTAGTAATATAGGTCTAAGCATATTACATTTAGATAATAAACATAATGTTACTCACCCCTGTAAAATCCTACCTTTTCTTTCTGTTAAACGTAAACGTTTTATTTACCCAATCATGAAAATCTTTCTTAGTATCAAACTCCATAACTGAACCATCACGAGTGTCTTTCACTTCGTAATAATAGTTGGTGGTGTGTGATTTAAGCTGCCACGCTAGGTTATCAGCATGACAATTACTTCTGTCCTCATCAATGTTGATTAGATCAAAACGCGAGGGGTCTTTAGGTGCTTCAAGATAGGCGCGAGCCACTAAACCAGATAGCGTTCGCATGGTAGAGCCTTCGCTACTTTTGAGCGTTACCATCAAACGTTGATCTTGTCGGCGCACCGTGAGGGTGGCGTAGTAATAACACGCATCACCTGTTAGCGGGTAGTGTAGCTTAACGACCTTACCACATCGACTAACCCAGGCGTCTTTAAAGCCGACAATGGGTTTGAGAATAATACCCTGCTGCTCTTCAAGTAATTTGATATCTGATGGGCGAGGTGTTGTTATTGTTAAAATTGATTCTACCATAGGCTTTGTCACGAAAAGTCCTTATTTTATTATAAACGGGCATAAAAAAGAAAGAGGATACGAAGACCCTCTTTCTAACTACTTAGCTAATTTTAACTTAGCGGTTCCAAAGTCCACCAGAGTTACGAGCACCGTAACCCATACCAGAACCGCCCCAGTTAGCACCACCTTGTTGGAAGACAGCACCACCGGCGTTTTGACCAATACCCATACCAACAGCTGACGTGTTACCACGAATGGCACCCATGTCGTTACCGTAGATACCCTCAGGGCGGATCTTAAGTCCAGCTTCTGCACAAGCCATAGCAAGCGCTTCGATGAACTTAGGATTGAATGTAACACGACGTGCGTAACCAGTGATGGTTACTGTATCACCTAGTGTAGCTTCGATGATTTTAGCACGCTCTGCCAGACGTAGTTCTTGAGGACGATCAGTCTGGTCGTAAGTGTTACCAAATGCTTCAACTAGACCTAGGTCTTTATCACCGTAGATGTTTAGCATCGCTAGGTAATCAAGATCACGTAGATCACGTGGAGTATTATTTTCATCTAGGTAAGTACCAAGATGTACACGAGTAATCTCACTCATTAGAGGAGGAGCACCGTCGTAGTTACGAGTAAACGCACCGCCAGTTAACGTATCTGCTGCATTGAACAGAGTGTTAATTGCTTTGCTGTTACCAGCCGCTGCGGCTAGGAACGTTTCTTGTAACCAGCTTAGGTCACCGGTTTCAGGGATATCCCAAGAGAACAGTACTTCGTTGTACATGCTGCGTTGTACTAGCTCGAACAGACTTTGGTCTGAGAATGAATCGCTCTTAGTAGAGATACGACCGTACTCACCATTGTTTGCGAAGTCAACTTCAAAGCCTAGTGCGCCGATGTCATGAATGTCATTCTTACTGGCACCGTATACAGGCTTGAAGCACTTAACCCATGCGTGGTGCTGGGCTGCTAGTACCGTAGTAGAAAGACCTAGTAGTTCAAGCTCTAGCGTGTTAACGCTTAGACCAGAAGATACGTTAGTCATTACTAGACGCGGTACGTATTGACGGTGATCAACAGGCTGACCATACGCCATTTGTTGTTGCTGACGTGGAACGTAAGTTAGATCCATGTAACCATCAACAGTTGTTAGTGGGATAGTCTGCTTAGCAGATACCGCTTCACCTGTTTGCATGATACCGCGAAGTGCGATAGATAGATCTGAACGTACAGTCTGACCAGCAGCAGTTTGCGTGTCGCCTGGATTGTAGCGAAGCTGCGCTGCTAGCACGTCACCGGTGTTGATATCAGCTACGCTAATGCTGTTGCTGGTATCGCCATTGATTTTAAGTAGAGTAGTGTAACACGCAGTGATACCGAAGTATAATAGGCTGCGGATTTCTTTCTCATGGTCAGCTGTAACTGTACGTGGAATTACGTTAGCGCCAACATCGATGAAGCTGCGCTCGTTACCGTACTTGCTGCGAAGATACATGCTAACTTGTTCCCACATGTTATCGTCGTATACGTCACCAGGAACAGTCTTGATGTTTACTTGCTGTCCAGCAATAGTTGGAACGCGATCTGCAAGACCGTCACCAGAACCTTCTACAATGTAGGTATAGCAGGCAACGTGCTCGTTGAATGGGAACTGTAATACAATTACAGAAAGGGCTAGTGAATGGCTATCGCCGTCCACAGGTTCAATCGTTACTTTCTCAAGTACGCTGTTACGCTCTGAAGATAGGATCTTACGAAGCGTTTGAGTTAGCTCACCAGTGACTTCGCCTGCAGTGCTACGCGTCATTGGGTTGCTGAATAAAGAATTAAGACCGGCTAGGGATTTTGGACCTTCCACGTTTCTTCCTCGATTGGGTTGGTTTTGGTTTGTTGAACGGCTTTGCTGCGCGCCTGACTCTTTCATTGCTTCTGCCATAGCAGGGTTAGACGGAGTAGACTTGTTATCTTTATTTACAGCCATAATGGTATACCTTTTATTATGTTGTCAAACTTAAAATTAGCTAATAGATCTTCCATTCCTGGATAGACCACTAGAATGATATAGGTGTTTAATTAGGTTGAATCGCCTCACAGAGGGACACAGGTTAGGCACCTATACCAAGTATAAGTACACTGACAGCTACCTGTCTCTATAGTATGACTCGAAAACATTAAAACTTTACATCACTTCACTCATCCACAGGTGACCCATGCAACGGCTTTTTACTCCAGATTCCCCTAACCGCAACCAAAAGGTTTTTGCGGGTCTTTTCCAAGCCCAACGCGGATTAGACAAAGCCTTAGAGCGTGTTAAAGCCAAGGCAATAAGCGCACCTCGACGTTTAAAAGACACCCAGCCCCTTGTTAAGCTTCTAGATAGCCTACCGCCCATGAACGCCATGAACATGATGCGCTATTACGATTACCTAGAAGACATTGAAACTGATATTGCACATGGTCAGCAGATTAGTACCGAGATATCTACATACCCACCTTTGGAAGGTGAGTTTTATGGTGGTAACATCGTAGACATCCTGGTAGCTACAACGTTAACGCGACCACAGTGGGCCAGCAATGGTTTACTTGCTGATTGGTCTAATGCCAACGCAGTGCGTGTCTTATATCATCCTAGCAGTGACTTAAACTTGAACCTCCCCGACGGACAAAAACAACACGAAGAAGTAGGTTATAGTGTCATTGCGGTAGACATCCCATTACTTGCTGTCCAGTACAGAACATGGGCGCATTATGAAAACCTTAAGCCTATAGACCAACGCGGTTCTACTAATCAATTTGTCTATCAGTACGTATTAGCAAATATGTTAGATCATCAGTTATCTATTAGCTTAATGAACCGTTACTTACGCCACTACCTTGGGGAAGCACAAACCAAAAGTGCACTTAAGCCTATTCTAGCTATTCCTAGTTTTGATGGGAGCGTTGATAAAGAATACCCTGATGTTATTGATGAGCTAATCAGAATGAATGCGTCTATAGATGATGTGTTAGACAATGTACCATTACGATTAGATCAATGCATGCGAGATGCGTTACCATTTAACCGTTTAGTTAGTACCAGACAAGTAAGCTGGATACTTTGGCTGATATGGTTACCTTGGATTAAACATGCTACATCATGGTATCTAACTACACAACAAGGTCAGGATAGAGACTTTGAAAATGCAATCAAACGTGAACTAAGACGAGCTCGTAGCGATAAGACCACACTGGTCGCTCCTCACGGCGTTATTAAGGATCTTTTAGAGATAGAGCTTGAGGGACTTAAACTCCTCATATAACGGCATACAGGAAGATCTAGCACGATGCTAGATCTTCCTAGTTATGCTGTCTTACTTACGATAGTCTGGGTTAACGTATCGACCGCCTGTAGGTGGAAGCCTATCCATAAACGGATTGGTAACTGTAGCGGCTATCTCTCGCTCGCTAACAAAGAACGCTTTATCCTCAAGGCTATAATCTAAACCCTCAGGTATCTCCAGTGCTGTTCTATATTCTTCCGCCCCAAGCTCATGATAGACCTCGATAGGATTTACTCTACCGTCTAGATGAATTGTTTTAATACGCAATACATCATTTGCCTTTGCATAGGGCATATCGAACTCACCCTCTGTAATATCAACTACAGCAATGACTCGTTGACCTGCTTTAAAAGAAGACAGTACTTTATTGATACTGCTTCCTTTTCTATGGCTAGGGTATGTTAGAAAATTATCTGCCACACATCCTCCTACATGATATCGCTAACAAGCTTAGTGATATTCTTATCTTTCATATACACCCCATACGTCTCCAATACCAGATAGAATGGTGCCATGGTGGTGAACACAATCTTCCGTATATCCATACATTGGATTATTTCTTCAGGCATCCCTTTGGTACTAATAACATCCATGGGGATTAAGAACTGCGTTATCCCTGCTAGTTTGTTATTCTTACCCATCCAGTCTTCAAGACGTTCTGCTAATTCAACATCCTTGATACTACGTATCCATTCTGATACCTTTGTCTTAGACGTAGCATTTAGCGATACCTTTACCGTGCTATACGGTGGTGGTGGTACCTCACCATACTTAGGACCAAAGACAGTATTCCAGAAATCGTAATAGATGTAATTAGATCCTTGTGGGTTAGCGTACGACTCAGCAGCTTTAATACCGGCGGTGGTTAGATAATCGATCTTACCCTGATTAAGGCTGTCAATGATAGCGTGCTCTTGGTCAGCAACTTCTTGCATCATTTCTTTAATAGGGATTTTCTTACCTTCCAACGTCCAGTCCATCGGCTTCATGATGTACTTGTGTAGCTTTTCAATGATCTCTTTAGGGGCTTTAGTAGATTTAAGCTCAACCCCCTTGATATCCGTTTTCATCTTCTTATAGACGTTACCTTCCTGCGCACTAATGTAATAGGCGTAGTGTTTAGCACGACTTGTCAATGACAGCGCGGGCATCATGTATTCGTTCTTCATTGATAACTTGTACAAATCAGGTTTAGCCACACCCATGTTAGATGACAACAAAGCAAGCAGATGCATGGTAGTCATCTGGGCAATGTATACAACAAACGCCCATACACTCGTTGTTTTAGCATCGAAATCAACCACGCCATTCTTATACCACATAGTCCAGTCTTGAACAGTGAAGATGGTAGAGTCTGTATCCGACACCAATACACCACGACGTATAGCATCGGGTAATACCGCTACCGATGCGGGCGGGTTGAGGGTCACCCAGAACGCTTTAAACAATACTGTATATTCTTTCAGTAAGTCAAAGATATTGTTAACTGAACTAGCAATGCGTGCATAAGTCTCAGGTTCAGATTCTTTGATTTTAAAGATGGGTTTATTCTTTAAATCGTGAGCATGCAGAATGCCTACATACGCTTCAAGATCCCCATCCATCTCACTGATGACTGCTTCTGGGTTGTCTATCGTGGTGTCTGAGCACGTAGTAAAACGATCTAGGAACGTTCTAGTGAACTCTGGGTTTAATTCACGTAGATGGTAGAAATTACCCGTGTAAGTATAAGCCACACGTTCCATATCAGACAGTTTAGATATCAGACTGTGGATACGGTTAGACCACTGCAGATTACGCCAGTATAGGTCTGTTGAATATTTAATCGTTTCACAGACTTCCTCTACACTAGGGACGTGTAGATTATATTTCTCTACCGCTTCTGCTATTGTCTTATAATCACTATTGTTGATTATTGAGATGATGTTCTGGATTGCCACATCCACATCGTAATAGTGACGGTTACCGTATAGGAAGCGTTCGTTGTTGGCGTTGGCATACCCGGTAGCCGAACGGCAGGTAGATGTTAGTGTAGAGTGGGTTGATTTGTTATACAGCGGTGTGAAAGCTGATGCATGACCACCACTTACTGAGTTGTTCTTGATTTTAAATGTAGATTGCAGGATGTCGTAAAAGCCAGCCTCAGCATCATTACCTGCCATCGTAGACTGGAATTTCTTTTTCTTAACAGCATTACGCTTATCTACGTTCTTACGGATATACTTAGCAAGTATAGACTCGTGCTGATCAGGGTGTCTATATGCTGCTAGTGTAGGACTGATGATTAAGTTCTCGTTGTTCACCTTTTGAAGGTAGCCAAGGAATGTAGTTTCCCACTTATCACGCTCACCTGGCTTGTCTCGTTTAAGGCTTAGCACCTTTGGATCTTTTAAAGGCAACTTACCGCTTGAAGGGTGGGTGGTTTCTTTAACCCACTGGTAGCACTCGTCATGTGAACGACCTGTCTCTAAGGCTAGGTATCTTGCGGTATCCTGATAGTAACGTTCCAGGATATTCAAATCTCGACCATACTCTTGGGTAGGGAGAACAAATGGGTTTTCCATATTGACACTCGTCTTAGTTAATTCTTCTGCTCATGGTATTGGTTGAGGGTGTAAAAAACGAAAACAAAAAAAGACGGCATAAAACCTTCCTACACCCTAGAGGAAAGGTGTAGGAAGGGTAAACACTACGTTTGACAAATATAAAGGTGCGTGACTACCTTTAGGGATCGATCTTCTGGCTCAAGATCAAGAACACTGAGGAGGGTCTCAAACTCAACAACGTTCATACTATATAAACAGAGGTCTGTAAAAGTTTACCTTTGTATTATAAGATCTTAGTATCCGATACAGTAAAGCCATTTGAGGTTAACGCAGCTAGGATGCGCGGGACGTCATCGCTATTAACATCATCGATAGTGAGCTGCAGCTTACTACTACCAACGCGTTCAAGGGTTGACATGTTAACCCACGGCATGCCGATAAACGTCTTATTGCCATTTTCCATCTGCACCTTTAAGTAGCTATACGCCGTAGGGTCATCAATGCTACCTTCAGGTAGGTTAGTGATGATATCCTCGTGTAGCGCTACCGGATCGATGGCGTTAGAGGCGGTATCGTAATCAACCACCCCAATAATACGCACTCTGCTAAAGACAGTACCTATTGTGGTATTGTCATATAGCGAGAAGCTAACAACGTCACGTATGCTTACATTGTGACTTGGGAATATCACCATAACTAAACTCTCCAAAATAAATTAGTATTGTACCGTCGCGATTGACAATTTCTATTGTTCTAAAATCAGCTACCTCAATGTTGTATCTATTAAGGTATCGGCTTACATCATCAATGATCGACGTTAACGTGGCGTGTACGACGTCTGTTTGTTGTTCAAACCCACCTTGAATCAAATCATCAATATCTGAATTTAACCAATGCAGCGTTTCATTATTAACGACAGGTGAATCTGGGTTCATCTCTTCACTGTATCTAGCAATTAACCCCGATAAGCTATCTAGGGTTAGGATCATAAATTTAAGCACTGCACGTGCTCCTTTTTGTTATTATTGCTGCGCATAGACATTAACGACAATATCCATCCCATCAAATCCGACAAACTCAACACCTCCTAGATCACGTATACCAAGTTGGTGAAAGCCTGTTATTAGATCCTGAATAAACACGTCCAGGTGAGCGATGTAATTCTCTCTCTCACGGACGGTTAGTTGCAATGGATAGAGGTAATCGTTTATAGCATTATGGCGATTGTTTTCCACATCGTTTACTGATAGCGAAGCTGCGTTAACAGCCATAGCTATTAGTCTCTTAAAATCTTCAACGACGGTTTCCTCAGCTGATATAGCCTCATACAGTCGTTTGACACCACGCTCTGCTGAGACAATATACACCACAGGACTGGTAGGTGGGTAGGGCTGATGATTATTATCCATAACTTATTCCAATTCTAAATACATGGTATTGTGCTTGATACATATATAGTAATAGTCACAGCTCAATACAAATGCTAGTTTATGGTATTTATAAAGTTCTTTACAAAAGGCCGCAAAGTGAGGTTCCACAATAGGCGTTATTACCGGGAACTCATATTGCTCCTGTAGATAACTAGCAACTGATGTGTAACTCGTAGCGGGTTTAACCCTATAGGTTTTATAGTAGTTAATTATTTCAGAAGTTAAGCTATCTAACGACGCGGGGATAGGACGTCTAGTCTCATAACGCCATATCGGTATCATAACGTCATAAATGGACTGTAAATTACTACAGTCCAAAAGAAGTATATTAGCGGTCATCTAGATGAACTTGGACAAGCAGTGTAGGGAAGCTAGTACCTACGTAGTCAATCAATGGCCGATTGCCAAAGGTTGTCATGATGCGGCGTAGAGACTTGTCCACCGCTTCGTAGGTTTCCAGTATAATGTCATTAACATAATGACACATCATTTCCTGTACTTCACTTTTACCGCTACTCAAACCCATACGGCTACAGATATGATCAACAACCTGATCAACCGTGTGTGTATCAAAGTTATCATCATCGATGAATTGATTAACCCATAACGCAGTAGCCGCTTCAATTATATCTGCGGCTGTCAGCGAGGGATCAGGAGGATAGGGCGGCCTATCCATAGGTAAATCGATAATCACTATCATTGTATATTCTCTTATCCCACCATGTGGTATGTGTAAACAACAGTAGTATCACCCACTATATTAACATCTACAAACTCGATGTTGGGAATGTTACGTTGTAGATTATCTACAGACTGGGTTATTGGCCATGCTACTTGTAGCGTGATATTGATAACATGCATAAACGTATGGTAGTTATCGGCCGACACACCCAGCTCATCATATTCATCAAGTAATGTGTAGAGCTCACCTTCTACGTGATCCTTGACCTTGACTTTATCAAACTGACTAGTTAATGCACTAGTCGCTGCTAAAAGCAATACATCATGATAATTCATCTTGATGTTGTTAAGTGCTTGGACATCTTGCTGATCAAGCTTTAACATATATTGCCTAACGTCAATGATGAAGAATTTATCTTCTGGTTCAACAGCACTCAACATATAGGTCATCTCCAAGACACTGAGAGACAATAAGTCTACTGAACGTATATTGCTGAAAGAATGTACCAATGGCCGGGTAAATGGTCTTGTATATTCTAAGCGCTATCGTGCAGATGTCATGAATATCCTCAAAGGTGTACTCCTTACGATGTCTGTCGTTGTATTGATTAAGGCACCGATACATCAATCCGTAATCGGTGACCTTTTCATCGTTGGTGTAATAATCTTCAAGGTTAGTCAATGCCTCAACTGTCATTGTTAATAAATCTGTGAACTTAAGATTGTAAGTTGCAAGGGAACCGTTTAAATGATTCTCAGTAGCACGCGCATGCGAGATATCTAATATTAGGTATCTTGGACCCACCAACCTTCCTCCATATTCTGTATTCTCTGTTTAAGCTCGTCATTTGAACGTCGTAGCATTTCGAGCTCGGCATCTCTGACATCACCCTTATCTACAATGAGATATTCAAACTGGTCACCTAGACGCTGATACTCGTAATGGTGGTTGCTAATTTTATCACCGCCTAAGATACGGGTAATGATGCCTTGTACAGAGCGTCGTATATCTTTCTTCAATGCGCTTCGGATATCAGGCATTGGACATAGTTCTTCTAACCACGACTCGGTCACATCCTCACCAACCATATAGCGGTTGTTTTCACCAAGCAAAAACACTTCTACTTCATAATCCAATACCAATGTATAGTCCATACACTGTAAATACGCACCACCTATAATAGGTTCTAAGTATTTAAAACACAGCGAATGTACATCATCAAAACTAACTATGATAGAGATCTGGCTCACTGGGGCTGTCCTGTCAAATTAAGATCTTTGTCAACCATTAAACGCAATACGGTGTTTGTCAGGTCATCGTACGTAGAGTCTACTTGATGTTTAAGATCATCACCCGTAGTTGCATTATTGCGATGTATTGGTAATGAACCTAAACGCGTTGCGTATTCTTCTTGAAGTAGGCTTTGTAACTTATCAGCAAAACCTTGAGCAGCGTTGTTCATGTGAGAACCTAGGTTTTCTAGGACGATACTATCGCCATCTTTTCTCACGCTCCATACATCAGGTGTGTTGTACGTTACATAAGTACCTAAGATCTCAGTTAGCCTAGCGTCAACCGGGTCTATACATTGCTGATAGAAGCGTGATCCAAATACAGGATGCGTTGTCATCCACGGGTAGAATTCCTCTAACAGACCCGATGTCTTATCGACACTTGGTGCCCATGCAAATGAATGACTTAACGCATCGTCAACCAGTTGATGAACAATAGCTTTAGCGTGGTTACGTTTGACCGGGTTAGGACGATCGACGTTATAGAAGAACAGCGATGAACGTAGTACTACGTTATCTATAAATTCATGTAAAGGGAGTATTATACTTATCGCCATAGGGGGTAGGTCCTTTTAGGCATTAATGACCAACGTCTGGTCTTTAATATACGTTTTAACTGATGTGTCCGGATGCCAGTGATTACTTACGGCACGAAATAGCTGTTGATCAACTGAACCTTTAATAACGTCAGGTAGGCTATTAAGGAAAAGGATCACACCTAGGGGCATGTCAGTTTCAATTGGGTTGTCATGATGTAATACGCCCATTGTTACTAGGCGTTCGGCAAACCACTGATTTAATACTTTGTCAATATCGACTTCTGGTCTACCGCTTAGATGTTTTTGTAAATCTATAATGAAGGGCTTTGCGATTTCACGGGCTGTTGTTATATCGAACAGGAAGTAGTTAGGCACTGTCATTGTACGATCTCCACACTGTAATATTACTTATACTGCTCTAGTAATGTAGGTCTGAAAAATACTGACAAGCGGCATAGACGCCTCCCCATCAGGGAGGCGGTATGCGTTCTGGATGGGTACTTACAGTACCATGCCATCTTTAGTTACTTGATCGCCACCACCAACGAAAGTCTTTCTGTCTAGAGAACGCTTAGACGTAGACTTCTCGTAAGTACCATGCGCTTTAGCAATACCTTCGTAGATACGCTCAATGCCGTTCACAGAAATTACAAGGTGCATGTCAGGGACCTCACCAGACTGATCACGGTGATAACCGATACATTGATAATCAGGCGCAGCTTCAGGCATCTCCGTGTCAGGGTCTGCTAACAATGAAGCAATAGAGATAGGCTCATTAAGACCTTCTACCGCTGTGTTATCACGAAGAATAGATAGCTGACTTAATTGTGGTTCAACTTTAGACGCACGGTTGTAGTACACCCATGTTGAAATGTCTTTAGTATCAAGTTCACGGTTGTTGCCAGATACCAAAGCACTGATAGAACCGATAGCACCTTTGACGCGCTTGTCAATTTCTGAACGTTTAACACCAGCACCGTTCTCCTCGTAGAACAATGTGATAGGTAGCTCTGCAGCTTGTGAGATGCTATCTAATGATTTCAGTGTATTAAGTGTGTTAGTACACGTGATAGCAGAGTCTGTAGAACCCACTACAATACAGATCAATGGTGCTTCAATTTCAAGAAGATGACGAGCAATCAATGGTCCAGCTACTGAACCTGAACCACCTGCGGCTGAGAACATAACAATGTTAAAGTCACCTGGAGGGTGAATTGACACGATGTCTTTGATTGAATCAGAGATACGTTGGTGGTTTTCACGACGTACCTTACCTGAGCCATCTACGTCAGGTAGGATGTAGCACATTTCTTCAGTGATAGGTCCTTCGATGTTAGACATGCTAGTGTCTACAAAAACAGGATCGATATCGGCGTAGATGTCAGACGATTCTAAACCAACAAAGGGCTTCGCTAAGTTAGTCGCGCAGCCGCCTGCCGCGTAGATTCTTAAGGTGTGTTTACTCATTAAAATCGCCTCTTATTCCTAGATTGTTCGATAAAGTATGAAGTGAATACAAATTTAATAACCCCCTCGACTATGAGATATACATTTGTTAGTTTAATGCTTACCACAGTACTAGGTCTTCATAAATAAACGGAAAATGTATTAATTAACTCATATGTCATCTACAGCTAACGGGATATAACCATGAGCCCCATTCAAAAAGCCGTACAGGACTGCACATTTAAAATCCCAGCGGAAATACTACGTCAGGTCTTTATAGACAAACGTTTTAATACTATCAACTATCCGGTATCCGTTGAATCTCAGATCATCGCTAAGGTAGTTAAACCTCGTGTTCTTGTAGATTGTAATTTAGTAGGTGGTATACAGATAGAGCTCTCTCTACGCTCTGCTAAGAAGACTTACGATGACGGAAGCCACCAGGTCTACGTTATTCCTAAAACGGCCACACAAGGCCGTAGCATTATCTCTGTGATGAGTCTTGGGTTTAATGAGAACGAAGCAACTAGCACGTATACTACTAGTTCGTCTATGATTAGAGAATCGCTTAACATCATTGACGCCGCCAACGGCTATGAAACAAATAGCACATCATCTGTAACATTGATTGATGAGAACACTATTCATGTTGAAGCCGAGAGTGTTCTAAGTAATAACGCGGTCTTACGCTGTGTGGTAAGTAACGACCCTGACATGCAAAACCTCAACCCACGTACCATTCCCGCGTTTACTAAACTAGTAGAGTTTGCAGTAAAGAGCTACATCTACAATCAGTCTATTATTAGTATTGATACTGCCAGGCTACATGGTGGAATGTCATTGGGCATTTACCGTGATATTGTAGAAGGTTATGCTGATGCGGAAGAACTGTATACCGAATATCGCGATACGAAGATGAAAAAGATACTGATGATGGATGACCACGAAACCTATCATCGCCATATCAAACTAACATCTTCAGGTGTTTAATTTCTAGGGTAGGTCTTCGGGCCTACTCTATGCCGTGACGGCATAAGACCACGTGCTAGATGCCACGTGGTCTAAATTACATCAGTGTAATCTAATAGTACCCGACAGAGGTCTAACGCTATTAGCATGGCGATCTAGACGTCCAGTTCTATCAAACGATAACATCTCTAACAATGTAGTTAGAAACTGTTGTCTGATATGATCATCTAAACCACATTTGTCAAAGAACAAGTTAGCAAGATAAAATGCACCCTTGACATTAGGTATATTTACTGGATCCTGATCATCCACCGGGTTGTTAGTGAAGATAGCAACATCCACATCACCAGACTTAACTTTAAGCTGGCTTCCCTGCGTAATAACCTTTAAAGGCTCCGTGGTCGTTAACATAACAAGCAGGTCATGACTTTGTTTATAACCTTGATTAATATGTTCAACTAAGTTATTGAATTGGTATTTCTCTTCAAAAACGTTGTGTGTTGGATGGTTAAACATTGTGACGTACATTGGTACAATACTACCCTGCATGTAAACTAAGACCATAATTGCTTGGTCTACGTAACTATCCGTTTTGTTTAAATGCATAAGGTGTTTTACACTCAACCCCTCCCCCTGAAACACATCTACTGATTCTGGGGTATGACATACTCTGACTTCCTGACTGATTAACGTATTAAGTTGCATAATCGGCTACCGTTTTATAATTTTAATTTAAAAAAAGATTGGATCTACCACGCCAAAGAGGCGGTGGCTTCTAACGAAACATCATCGTTGTAATGATGGAGGAAAGGTTTTCCCGCTTCGTCAATACTTAAGCATACCACTGGTCCACTACTATAAACATCATGCTTAATAGCGTGTCTTACAGCCTCTGGCGCTGTCTTACCTAATGATAATGCAGATGTTGCAAAATCGCAACCTGATCCAACTGCTACAGTGTTCCTGACCGGTAGCGGGTCGGGACTGTAGTGAAATTGCCATACTGAATTACGGCATACTAGAATGACGCAGCATTCTTTAAATTCTTCTGCGTATTCTTCTCGCTTACAACCAGCTAATAGCCAGTCTCTAAATGGATAGATTTGGGCAGCGTCACCTGAAAAGCCCATACCTACTAAGTTATCTTCTTCCTTAGTCTCCGGATTAATAAAGATCCCTTTTAATAGTTGTAGCTTGATAAAAGGTTCTTGTGATATTACATTCCAATTCACAGTCAACTGGCTATCACTAGCCAACTGCTGTCCATCCCAGACTATCGTTGTCATGCGTCCTCTCCACACCAAAAACTACAGGGGGTTTTTAAAACCCCGGGGTATAGTATTTGTCTAAATTGACCGCTAAACTATTTTTGGATCGTCATCAACAGAAGCTAATAACTTCTTGATTTGTTTACGTTTTTTACCCATTAAGTAAGGTATATTGACTTTACCTTTTGTAGTGATGATCTTAAAATCTTCAAAAATCCAACCGGCCTGTTCGAGTCTTTCTTGGTTTCTATAACCCACACCCGAACCGAGTCCTAATTGTGATTCCAACACGTGGTCGTGAAACTTACTATCCACGTTACGAAGTATTGCAAACGTAATATCTTCTTGCGGTACGATTGCCGTTTGCTTTTCAACTATTTTTAGCGCTTTATGTATACGTTCTACTGGGTCTGACATATTTCTTCCTGTATCAAATTTCCTCAACACTAGATAGCGTTAACTACCCTATAGATATACGTTGAAGGTGTATTTTTATGATTACTCCGTATATTTCTATTAAATAATTAAAGGATACCCGTATGGCAGGTACACTTAAAACCGTCTTTAATGACATCGGTCAAGACGTCGTCTTTAATCGCGGTCTAGTTAGACGTATCATCGGCTATGTCAATGGGTTTGTAACTAAGACAGACGATTCGATTAATTTCTTTGGGGATGCGCTGATTGGCGTCTACCCTATTCGTTATACCAACGATGACAAAATTACGTGGTTTGATGAAGTATTACAGATTGATGAAGTAGCACTTAAAGCAGATGTCTACTCGTTGGACTCTATTGATACTAGCTTTAAGGTAAGTAGCGACTTAGTTAACCTGTCTATTATCTGGTGCCTGCATCGTTTTGAAGAAAGTGATGTAAGTAGTAAAGAGAAAGAGCAAGTTCAAATTGCGTTACTAAGCATGCTTCATTATAAGTTCCTGAGTTCTTTAATGAGTCACTATTTCCGCTACCCCGCCGATAAGAGTGTAGCGATGATGACATATGCAAGTTTGTCTAAGAAATTCTCATTAAAGGTTCATGGTTCGTGGGGTGCGTTGGTTAAAGACCGTTCTGAGAGCATCTTGGCTAAGACAGGCATCCACTATAATACTTACCGTACGTTTGCACCTGACGATGCTGTGGTGTACATGGTTAACGATATACAGTCACGTATACGTGAGGTATTTAAGGCGGTTGTTGAGGTATTCCATAAAGTTAGAGAACAAGATGCTAAGATCACTACGGTCTCTTCTTCTGTAGATATTGATGGCGAGAGCATTGTAAAAGACAAGCGCAATGACTATACGCGTTTTAGACAATACCTACACCGCATAATAAGTGACGATGAGACGTTCATTAAACAAGAGCTAGTAGACATCATTGCTAAAGCTATTCATACGATGCCGCCTGAGCAATTGGTTAATAGCTTGCGTTATATGAGTGACAATGTTTCAGATAGTAAAGATAAGGTCATTACGCCGTTGTTGGATAAAACCATCATTCACGCGTTCCACTATCTACAACAGAATAAGGTGGATATTACCAATCTACCACTAGTGTTAGTTAAGATGCGAGCCATTTACATGTCTTCACGTAGTGTGCAAGATGACCTCATGGAGATCCGTGAATTGGCTGGTGAGATTGCTGAAGATGCGGTTGATTCACGTAACGCGTCTGTAAAGGCAAGTGTTAGAACAGGTATCCTGCTTTATCTTGTTCTTAGATCTCTGACCATGAAGCATTACGACTAGTATATGTTTAACAGCCCACCAGGGGTCGTCACCATGTATAGTCTGCATGTACTTATAACGGTTTATGCTAGTGATGTATATAGGTTGTATAAAAACAAAACATTTAAACAACCACCTAGGACCTACCTTGAAGGCTTAGATGCATTGCAGGATAAGATCCATCATTATTACGGGGAGCAGGTCCCGTTTGTTAAACTCGTTGAGTGGCTGCACCGGGGAATTGAAATCCCCTATGAGACAATACAGCTACTTGACGATGAGACGTTGATGGAGTTTATCGGTGTTCTCTACACACTACCTTTACATGATCCGTTAAGAAGACAGTTCGTGTCTGTATACCTTCGTCGTCTTATAAGCGATAAAGATATTATCCAGGCATTAACTTATCGTACGTTAACCCCCCAACAACACAACGCGTACGAACGATTAGAAAATCAAATAACCGGTACCCGCTACGACTCAGTCTATGTGGAGTACTTTAAAAAGATATTTGACCAATAAGGCATAAAGACCCTACCTCTACCTATCGCGGGTAGAGGTAGGGTATGCCGTTGTTATGCTGCTTGACGCTTTAAGGCTTCAGTTAGGTAATCAGTTTCACGATGATACTCTAACAATGCCTCGTATGGTTTGTTGTGGAAGCGAAGTGTATTGAACATCTCGTAATCCTGGGCAAATAGCGCTTTCTGATCAATGTCTGCCGCAAAGGTGTAATGAGCACACAGCTTCTTAAGCGCATTCTTAATTTGACGCGATGTAAGGAATGTCTTATTCTTCTCGCGCACCATGATCGCCGCTTTAGCGTCTTTATCCATACACTGACTCTTATAGCTAATAAGCTGATATGCGTCTATATCGTCTAGTGCTTTAAAGCGACGTAAGAAGAAATACAAACTTGCTGTATATGGTGTTGCCGATGTAGCTATTGTAGCTAGTTCACGTAATACGCTAATGTTTTCTGGTATTGTACCATCTTGAATAAAGTTAAGCTCTTCCTGAGATAGAGATAAACCCTGGTTTCCAATTGGCTCTTTTGTATATTCACATTTAAGCGTCGACACTGTATGGAAGATAGACAAGATCTGGCTAAGATCAAGAGGTGGTGTGATCTTAACTGTAGTCTTTACCTCACCAAACGGCGTCAATACATCTTCGACATGGTAGTTAGACGGTTGAACGTGTGAGATAACGGTAGATAGACTTGGGATTTGTTCTAACTCAAAGTAAGGAGTTTGAACGTCCATACGAACCTGGTCGTTATACTCCTTATCGGCCACGACAAGCATTCTAGGGATATCTAACCAACTAGGCAGACGAAGGTACCACTTGGACTTGTGGACTTCTGCTAGATGCGTTAGAATTCGATCTGAATTGATCTTGATATCTTTAAGATGACGTTCAAAGAACATCTTATCCATCACTAGACACTGGTCAATATCACTCATCGATGGATCTTCAATGATACCCTGCTCTTGACGCATTAATACCAGTAGGCGTAAATGCGGTTTGTAGATAGCTTCTTTCTTACAGATATCAACAGTCTCTTCTCGATTGCGGTCAATGGTAATACGTACTTCGTTAAGTAAGTTCATGGTTATCCTTTTTTTATTTAACTTGGTAAAGGTTTAAATGATGGTAGGGACTACCAGAATAGTAGTTCCCTAGATTTGCTGGTGTTCTTAGTTTGCGAGCGCTTAGCTTTCTTGCGGTCATTAGCTTGTTTCATTAACGCATCAAAGCTTAGTATCTCACCCCCATCAGATTTGGTCTGATAGGTAAGTTGTTTAAGTTCCGCCTCCAGACGGGCAAGTTTAAAGCCTGATTGACAAAGGGTTATCTCTTCTAGCACCTGGTCAATACGGCTACGGGTGCGGTTGTTCTTTTCAGCAATAGCACGATCATAATCGCCATTGCCAGAACGCTCACCTACTAATATCATACACTGACCTGGATCGATAGTGTAGAAGTCAAGGTGATTACCGAATGTAACAAACCATACCGATAATAGCCAAGCAATAACCAAGTCGTCATTGCCCGATGCTTCGTGGTCTATTCGACCATTCTTCTCTACTAGCCCACGTAATTGACTTGACAATGTAGTGTCTTTTACAAGGTGACCCGCATTGGTCGCTGCGTTTTGCAATACGTTACCAAATAGCAACTCACGGCTCTTTGCGTTAGTAGAGAAACCAAAGTCTGTCTTATGACTGATGTAGAACGATTCATCGCGATAGCGTGTATCTTTAAGTATACGATCGTAATCTGTCTTACGTTCCAGATGATGTTGGACGATGGTGTTATATAAACGCTTGAAGGGATCAATACCTACTGATGGGAGTTCAATCATCAATGCATCTATAATAACAACCCCGGTTGATTTACGCTCAATAACCAACGTTACATTTTCATAAGCGATAAGGAATGAACTTACCCATTTACTGAAGCGGATAATATTAGCTTCGTTAATATCCATTGCGGCAACAACAGATAAATCTCTAACGTCTAATACTACCATGGTAATCGAATCTCGACCCACACCCTCTGAAGTATCCATACCCGCTACGTATTTACCTGTCGCCATGCGTTGGTTTATTTGATACTCAGGTATGTACCAACGTATCATGTAACCTTCATCTGTAACTTCAGTATGATCTGGTTCACGTTCTGACTCAAAGATGGTGTTATTCTGTTTAGTAGTAAGCGGTGAACGTTGCGTACCACTAGTCCAACGGTTAAAGAAATCACGGTCAGCTTCCTCACCTTTGGCGTTAGCGTTCGCGATAGCGCGGTATAGCCAGTCGTCGCTCTTACCTAATTGACGATGTGAGAAAGTGCCATTAATGATAACTTTATGGTTAGTGCAGTTCATTCTGACTAAGCGGTGGAAGTCTTCTATGTTTGCAGCATCTAAGAAGACCTCATTCCACACCGCACCGCCAGTTAGCATGTCGTACATGTATTTACCATCACGGTCATCTTTCTTACCAGAGGTAGTTGTAAAAATGTTTCCATATGGCTGGTTGTTACGTTTAGCTTCTTCACGGGCTGCTGTACCGGCCGCTAGCGCTGCAGGTATAAGTGAACCAATGAAACGAATAAACGGACCCTCATCCACCTGGGTGATAGGTGCAGTAGTTCCACGACCTACGTTAATCGCAGCCGCTTCTGATGACTGAGCAACCGCCGTACTGTACGTGTTATCTAGTGTGTTATACGTAAGTAGATGTTGGTTATTAGCATCACTCTTATCTTTAACAATAAGATAAGGAGGCAATAGGTCTCGGATACGTTTAAGACGTTCGACGTTAGCAGAGCGCAGGTTAGCATCTTTAGTTATCATGTTGATACGCGATGATAACATGGATAGATATATTAGGTTTGTCATCAAACAGTCAGTAGAGACCGACTTACCCGTCTGACGTGGCTGTATGAGACCGAAATCAATATGGTTGAAAAATGACCACGTTAAAGCAATGTTACCTCTATTGGCAATATAAGATACGGGCGTGTTACCTGATTGGGGCGGTATGCGTACCACTTCTCTTAAAAAGTACCATGGGTTATACTTACACTCCATGGTGATCATTACTTTCTGCTCTTGGCTTAGCTCTTCTGAAAATGGATCGACACCCTGTAGCTCAGGCTGTAGTAACGTTAGATGAAAGACGTTGTTTTCGATTCCCATCTTTTTATATACAGTGGCAAGTCTAAGAAACGACTCATTAGTAGTATTTAAATCTACTATAGAATTCTTATATTTTTTATAATCTGATAAGAAGTTGATCATATTCGTTACTTACTGGTTAAAAAAAGGTTAGTCATAATGGTTGATGGTAAGTGTCTAATACGACACGCCAGACTCAATAATCTATGATCTCAAGCACCATAGACCTAAGGAAGAAATAGTCATGTTAGAGACTAAGGTATCGCGTGAAATGGTTTTCTTAACACTCACGTTAGAATCACTAGATAACGATCTACAGTCGTTGTTTAACATAGGTATTCAACTTGAACAAATATCGTCACTGTGTAAAGAGCATGATGACTGGAATTCACCTGTAGCTAAAATAGCTATTGAGCACCAGATAGAATCTTTAGGTATAGCCGCATACGGTGTGTCTTTAGAAGATAAAGTGGCAGATACCATTGAGCGTATCATTAAAGCCATCAAAGCTACCTTTAAACGTGCTTATGAAGTCATTGTACGTTGGACTGAAGTAGTCTTAGACCGTTTGCGTGGACTAAAAGACAGACTTCAGAAAACCAACAAAGAGCTTAAGGATAAAGAAGAAATAGACATCACTATTCCTTACGGTACTCAGTTGACATCATTGGCAATTGGGGATACCGTTGATCTTGATAAAGTTGTTAAGCGTCTACAGGCCGTAGTAGCACCGCTACCTTCTATCAAAGCATCAAGCGAAAAGATAATTTACAAGTTCAATAATGCGAAACGGATGGGTGACGTTAATGCACTGACTAAATTATCAGATGACTTGATGGATTACATACTCAAGCATTACAAGCTTGAAGGTAAGAAACATGTCTATACCTCTAAGGATGTTTATCCTGGTAACCGTCACATCGTCATGGACCTCACCCACCCCGTACCTAACTTTGCCTTTCTACAGACAGAAGGTGTTGAAGTAAAAGAAATGACGTTTAAAGCAAAAGAGGTCGCTGATGCCATTGATCTATTAGATTTAGAAAATGTGTTGAAGATGACAGAGAACGTTCAAGAGTTTGCTGGTCAAGTTGATAAGTTAATGAAGACTGACTTTGACATTATGTCCGGTAATCGTGACGTCACTACCGAATTATTGAAGATAGCTGCACCCATTGCCGCTATGCTTCAGAAGCCACCTAGAACCATCATTGGCTACTTTACTACAACTATTTTAGAGTTGGAGTCACTGTTGGGTATTCTAACTCGCCAAAGTCCAGACAAGAAGTAGGAGAAATACATGTCTACGCGCACCTCATCGCTTTTATCCATTAACACCCCGGCACCTGTAATAAGTCAGGAATCCACTGTCTCTCATGATGTTGAAGAAATCAATGAGCAAATTACCGATATGGAATTTGAACAACATCTTGAAGACGCCGACACACTACTAGGTGTAGCTAAAGGTTTAGAAGCCATCCACGCGGCATGTACCGACCCTGCCCAATACGATGAGCCTCTAACTAAGACTGCGTTAACCGGCCTCGCTAATCAAGTTGGCTTAGAGGCATTAGATGTATCGACTGAAAACAAGGTTACTGAAACTATTGAACGTATCTACAAAGCGATTAAGAAAGCCATTGAAATGGCTGTTGCAACTGTAGTCATCTGGGTCTTGAAACTCGCCTCGCGCGGTGAAGACATGCAGGAGCGTTTAAAGAATCGATTGAAGCAATTCAAAGATCTTGAAAAGGCCGACATCCAAGTCAGCGTCGACGCTAACCTTGAAGCACTCGCCATTGAAGATGAAATTAACCTGGATAATGTAGTCGAGGTGAGTCGTGCTTTAATCGATCTATCTAAGGCGCTGACTGCAGAAGGTGAAAAGATCGCTGCCGCCTTTACTAAAGCAGAAGACGCTAAATCAATCATTGCTGTTGAAGAAGCTATTGATGACCTTGTAGAAAACGTAATCATGAAGTATATCCCCATGCGTAAGTTTGGCGATGGTTACGAGTCTAAAGACATTCTACCTGGCAATGCTCGTTTAGTAGTTGACTTCAGACAATCTCAACCTGTTTTCTTCTTTAAGAAAGAAGAGAAAGAATATAAAGATCTTTCTCTAATGACAACAGCGGCTGAGGCTATGGCAGCGTTAGAAGCAGTGGCTGGCAAAGCTACGTATGCAAATCTTAACAACCACCTTAATAGTGCTAAAGACAACGGCGTTAGCAAGACGTTAGAAAATCGAATTAGTAAATTTGATAGTAAGTCTAACGATTCAGCATATGCACAAAGCTTCATGCGCTTAGGCGCGCGCGTTAACACGGCAGTAACTGTTCCAGCGGTTAAGATATCTCGCTACATAACAGGTCTTGCTGATCAGTTAGATCGCGTAACCAAAGGTGCAATTAAAGCCACCGAAGCGTATAATAAATAAATTACGGCATAAGCTAACCACCCGGCCTCACGGCTAGGTGGTTAGGCTTTTATGCGGTTAACCCACGTCGTTGTCTTCATCATTAACAATATTTAAACTGCTAATACCTAGATGGAGATCATTAGTAGGTGTTTGACGTATCCATTGGATAGTAAGCGTACAGTTAACATTTGGCTCAAAATCAACCTGAATTAGCTCACGGTAATCTTCGATAGGGATGAGGAATTCATCATTATCAATCGTGACTAACATATGGTTTGGAATAGGAGCTTCTGCTTCCTCTTCACGAATAACCAGCGGGTCGATGTTGGCGTACATCTTCTGCAGCCACTTATGGGTGTCAATCTCACCTTGCGAGATATCAATATTCCACTTAGAGGGATCATCACCATCACGACACGTATGGGCAAACAGACCTACACCGTAGACCAAATCACCATCTGCATTGTAATCAATGAGATAAGGCGCATCCGTGGTGTGAGGTCGACCCAACAACGTAATGTTAAAGCGCTGCACGTGCCTGTAGCTCTGATAAGTGCTATCAACATCTTTAAGTTGAATTACCACAACAAGCTTCTGAAGTGCACCATAAAGCGTCGGATTAAACGATGTGGTCTGTGTAGCATCAGTCTCAACATACTGCGTGACATTAATTGCAATATCACGCTCCATCGAATAGAGGTAATACTCTAACGTATACCCCACCGAGTCGCTTATCCACTTAGGCACCACGTAGAGTTTCACGTTGTAGCGTAAATCTTCATCGGTAGTGATTGCTTTATATGGAATTGAGATAGCACCATTTTTAAAGAAATGAGAGAACGTTGTCTCATCACTGTCTAAACGGTACGACAACACCAACGGCACTGACTGACCAACCACTGACGGAATGTAGTTTTCAATACCAAATAAGCGCATGCGTGATTGATTGTTAATCGGATAACGCACCTTACGCCCATTGTTGTACTTCACCACCCCTACCAGGTTCATTGAATTTAATGGTAGGTTGTGTGGGTAATGGAGTGTGTTTTGAAGCGTCTTGGATAGAAACGGCGATTCAATATACACATCAACAATGTATTCAGTAGCCGCTGCTGACGCTTTAATGAACGATGTGTTCTTAGCGAGCAAGCGTGATACTGCAGCAACAGATGAGTTTTGATTATACGCTACTAGCGTCAATACTTCACCATCAGTAACTTCAATCGATGAGTGGGCAGTACGTGGTTGTTTAATTGCCGGGTTGTTATCCTCAGTTGGCACCACATCTACTACTTCAATGTTATCAGAGATCAATACACCATTTTGATCATAGCGAGCTGAAATGACAACACCTGTCTTATCGTCGATATCATGTCCTTTAAACACCTTAACATGCGATACATTACTACCGTAAATATGCAGGCGGCTATCAAACGACATGACGTGTGGTACAACCGAGCTATCCACATAAACACGATAGTGTTCGGTGATAGATCCAGGTGCAAGACCTAAGATAATATCTCTGTCTGCAATACCTGTTTCTGTAGGTACACGCCAAATCTCTAAACGACTTTCACCGGTTTGAAGATTGATGTAGGTAACGCGCAAAATACCACGTGTCCAATCCACTACCATGTCGTCTACATTAGGGACGTGGTTATTGACACCGTCTGTGTCTTCCTGGCCGATCTGATATATTTCACTAATATGCCAGATACGAAACCCGCGATTAAGGTCTACATTAAAGACCGGGGCTGATTCATTTAACATAACAGTTAAGCTCCTACACAGACAAATTGTGTTAAGTCAACTCGCCCGTTTAAATATAAACGAGAAATACGATCCAATACGGAGTATTCATGGATTGTCACCGATACAACTTCACGATAACAATGTGGGTGGATGGATACTAGATCTTTAGCTAGATCTAACTGCGTTGGATCATACGGGAGGTAAACCAGATAAGGATGAACAATACCTTCAATATCTTTATCGGTCATTCTTCCATCAAGCGCTGTAAGTCGTTTATTGACCATATCTATTATCATGGCACTCATTAACGGACTATACAGAACATAACGCTCTGTGACCGCTATAGGGGCTGATAACTGCGCTTCTGGTAATAGATCGCTAAGCAAGTTAGACAGTTGATTGTCTATAACCGCCGCCGACTCACGATTAACGTAGTTACGATGATCTTTCAACTCCCACATAGGGGGATGGTTATACTCGATAATGTACGGTGCACCTTCCCTTACATCAGCAATATTGACAGAGCTATCATCCTCAGCAAAACTTAATTCACTAGGGACCTTTAACGCCCCGTTAGCAACTACACGAAAAGAGCGATCATCACGTACATCAAAGCGATTATTACGTGAAAGCTTACCGTGACGGATATGCCCAATCTCGTAGTCGACATCCTCACCCATTTCTGGCGTTAGATGGCCTGTTGCTCTTACCGTAACTAGCTGTTGCTGACCTTCCACTACCCATGATTTGTTTGTAATGACTACGATATTACTATCCGTTAAATGGTAATCGATCTTACGTATCAACGGATAGCCATTTAACCACACATCGACTTTACCAAACGGTAATACGATAGGTTCGTTAGTTACCTCCTCACCATCTTTATTAAAGTTGGCTACCAAAGGTACCGTAATTACACCAGCAGTCACATTGAGAGGGACGCTAAAGCCTATCCCCGCAGCGTTACTACGCACTAGCGGTGTTGATAAACGTGTATCAACTTTCCAGATAATTCGATCATCTTCTACCGCGTAGTAGGCATCATTACCGGTCACGTCAATCCATTCACCCTCAACCTCTGACTCGTCTACCGCCGTTAAGACATAAAAGCGATATTCTTTATTTACGTCATGGTCGACATACGTGTAATTTAGATCCTGATCGATGTCCTTTGACATCTTTCCTCGAACCATTTCTACGCGCTTAGTTTCAGGATGACGGGGGTAATACTCCGCTCCCTGCGCATGGTAATAGAACCCAAGCAAGCGACCGTCCTCAGTATACTCATATACCGTGGCATCAGACTGATATAAGACAGGTAGTTTAACCTCGTCCACACCACCGTCTTCTACTGTTTCCACAGGTGAATCACCTAATACTTTAACTAGGGCATTGTAACCTAGTGTATCAACCACTAAATCCGTAAACGGTGTAGAGTCAACAACACGTGGTACTTCACCAGCCACTTCCTCATAACGCATGATAGCGGGGTAAGACGATGCTTCTAGGTGAGCGGCGTTCCACACATTAACGCTTGAATTAACACCCGTTAACACATTAACAATTGCATCATCATCTAGCTTGTACATCTCATGGATACGATTGTCTTCTAAGACTAAAGGACGGTCGTAGCCTGATTCTTTAATATACAAACGCAAAATAGCATTGTTTGTGTTTAACCACTCATCGTGGTCATTTAAGAATGTATCAACATGAATACTAGGTATGCTGTAATCGTGATGCGTCACCATGCGGATAGCTTCTTTGGTGTTAAAATGATAATACACACCTTTGAATTTATCTGCACGGGTCTCTGACGGTACTAACAAAAGAATGTCGATATCGTCATGATAGTCGATGCGATTAGTCACACCCTTAGGCGGATGTAGCAAATACTTAAGCTTACTATCTAGCGTTGAATGAAACGTAGGGAGATCCTTTATTAGGAAATCTACTACACGTGTCACTGTACTCTGATAGGTAAACTCAATAACATCATCAAGCTCTACGTCAGCGGGCGCTAAATACCCATGCTCGTAACCGTTTTTCATCAGACGAACATGACCTGGTTCGTTCTGGTAGTTATAAAAAGCATTAAGCAGCGTCAATCTCTTTTGAGGTGTATCGACAATACCACCTTCTATATGGATAAACGCATTTGGGTGAGGGGCGCTTCTATCTGAACTAATATAACTGTTGTGATAGAATCTAATGTAAAGACGCTGTTCATTAAGTAGGGGTAAGCTTTTGTGCGCCCTTACTGCAATGATGACTGTTCGGTTTTTACTCACCATGATGTAAGTAAGTGACTTAGCCAACACTCTACCGTTTTGAACATACAGGTCAATTAACAAGTTGTTCTCGTTAGCCACCGTAGCAAGATCAGTCCACTGACTAATTGAAGTCTGTATACCAAAAGTACTAGGCGGGAGTTGACCTATTTTGTAAACGTGATAAGCATCTTTATCCGTGGGTAGTTTTTGAGTATCCCACGGTAGACGTATTGTTTCTTTTACACCGCGTTTGTCACTTAAACGGTGGGGCTGAAACACAGAAGGCGTATCCATGAAAGGATTACACCACATGTGTTTATATCCGTAATTGCTTAAAAAGTCTAACACGTGAGGATGCTCCTGTTAGTTTAAAGAAACAGGGAGCGATCTTATCGCTCACCGTTAGCCAATAGACCCAGTGTTTTACTGTAGGTACTAAGGGCGTCTTTATCTCTATACTGTTTATAGAGTAGCTCGCTGACCGCAGAACGCTTGTAGGCGTTACTGTTAATAGCTGCGTATACCATGAAATGCCACGTAGGTGCATGTTCCAACGCCACACCAACTACTTCACGCGCATGCGCACCACGCCATCCTGAGGTACCGGTAGCAAGTTGAAGAATCATGGCCGGAGTTAGCAGTTTAATACGCGATGACTCAATACGTTCATGGGCGAAGTTTACTGTCTGAGCAAGCTGACCTGTTAGCGTTCGCTCACCCCAAATCTCTAACACCTTATCAACCGGCATGCGTAATACACGACCAATACGTGTTGCAATACGACCTCTGTCAGAATCGCTAAGATCATCTGACATGAAACCATGCATTCCCACGTAATGTAATGCGATGATGATTTGTAGATTTACTTGCGATACTGGATCCAATCCAATATTAGCAGAGATACGGTTAGCTAACCAGTTAACCATTGCCCACATAGGCGCATCGCCTGCCAAGTATAGTTCTTTGGCGTGACCGTCTTCAAACATTACAATTTCTAACATGGCACGCGCATTTAATGCTTCGTAATCCAACGTGTCTTTTACAGAGAAACCATCAGCTGTTCCCTTTACAAAGGGACGTGTGTCGATTACAAACACGGTCTGATCATCACGCGTTGACATTGTAACCGACAGAGGATGAGCAAAAGCATCTACATCTTTTACCTCTGGAGTTATAATGTAAAGTGGCGTATTCTTTGATGCGTGCACCTGAGTTAACTCATTTTTAACTATAGCCGCTTCTATCTGCTGTTGAAGTTTATCGCGACGATAGTTACTTGTAACCATGGTATTATAACTAGATCTGTACATGGGTTTTCCTTATGAACACCGAGAGGTTAGCCGGGTTCTATTGTAGTAATTAATTACATATGTCTATGATGCGTGATAGACGTTGACCGATACATAGAATTGGCTAGGTCTAATGCTAGACATCGATTATAGCGTATTGAAACGCACACGAATTAATTTAGCTAAATTAGTTTTGAAATTTCATGCCTTACAGTAAGGCGATTTAAGGAGTCGGAAATGACAATTACGAGCGCAGCTCCATTTGCTAATTTGCGCGGCATTAATGACCAGTCTCGTGGTCAATTAGAGCCAGTTGCAGAAGCATTGCCGATGCACTTACCGATGATCCATCTTCTTTGTGAACGTGGTCCTACTACCCCTGTACTTGGTATCGGCACAGCCCTTACCGGCACATTTGGTGAGAAGACTTTCGATTACACTGAAGCGTATGCTAACCAGGCAACTGTAATGGCTAATACCATTATGGGGCAAGGTAACAGCGTCATGGTTCAACGTGTTGTGCCTGCAGACGCAAAACAAGCACGTCTACGTCTTAACGTAGAAATCGTTGCAGCGGAAGTCCCTGAGTATCAACGTCGCGATGATGGCGATTTTATTCTTGATCAGTTTGGTCAGAAACAGCCAACTGGTGACGTCGTTAACGGTTACAAAGTCCGCTGGTTTACCGAGCCTATGGCTGAAGGTGAGTTACTTGGACAAGCATCTCAACGCACTGGTGATCTAACGGGTGCATCTGAGGCGACGTCGACGGTATTTCCTATCATGGAGATTCCAGCGCACCATGTAGGTAAGTATGGTAATAACTTAGGTTTCCGCCTTTACGCACCTACTACTAGATCCTCTGTTGAAGTTGATGGCGACATCATTGATGACCAAGGCGCATACTTGTATCGTCTTCAAATCGTTGAACGTCCAAGCGAGAATGCTTCTCCACTAGTACAACAAACATTAACAAGTGGTCAGTACGTTGAGTTCGCATTCAAAGACGGTGTTATCAATCCTAAGTTGGACACTCAGCTTTCTTTTGACCGTGTCGTTGATGCAGCATACACCGATCTAAACACCAGCGATGGCTTCCCGGCTGTTTATGGTCCGTTTGGTCAAATCGAAGTATACCAGCAGAACATCGAAACGGTACTTACAGCCCTTCATGGTGCTGAAGATGCAGCGGTAGGTGGACTGGGTACAGACATGCACTCGCTTAACTTCATGGGCGGTGTGGATTACGATGGTACTCCTTACCACGCTATTGAAGTAGTAGGTCCTGCTGACGGCGGTATCCTGCTATCTGAAACTGCTACTCACTATCTTAAAGGTGGTGATGACGGTGACCTAAGTTGGGCGAACTTTGATCAATTAGTTGGTGACGACGTTGCTAACTTTGAGAACAGCCAGCACAATCTGATGGATGATGCAACTTATCCAATCAGCGCATACTGGGATCCAGGCTACAGCCTAGACACCAAGCGTAAGTTGCTAACGCCTATCGGTCTTCGTAAAGACATCTACGTAGTACTTTCTACGCAAGATATCACCGAGCCGCAAAACACAGCAGATGAAGATTCATCTATCGGTGTAGCACTTCGTACAGCTGCGCGTCTATATCCTGAATCTGCATTCTACGGTACTGCAACTTGTCGTTGTATCGTTGTAGAACAGGCTGGTACGCTTAATGGCGGTAACTTCAAAGGTCTAGTACCTCAGACAGTTGACTTAGCTCAGAAAGTAGCAGCGTTTATGGGTGCAAGCTCTGGTATCGCAGCAGCGGGTCGTGGTTTCGATCAGTCTCCGACTAATCAAATTACTTCACTACGCGCATTGAACAACACGTACAAACCAGCACGTGTTCGTAACGCCGACTGGAATAACGGTATGGTTTGGTCACAAGCCTACGATCGCCGTTCATTCTTCTACCCGGCAATTCAGACTGTATACGACGACGATACTTCTGTACTTAACTCAGCGATCAACATGATGTTCTTCACTGAGCTTGAGAAAGTATGTCAGCGTGTATGGCGTGATCTTTCAGGTAATTCTAAGTTAACTAACGCACAGTTCATTGAACGTTCTAATGCGTTAATTAGCGAACGTACTGTAGGTCGTTTCGACGGGCGTTTGACAGTGATTCCTGAAACCTTCTTAACTGAAGATGACAGCAATCGCGGTTATAGCTGGAGCTGTAACATCAACGCCTACGGTAACAACATGAAGACTGTAGGTACCTTCACGGTAAATGCATTCAGAAGTGAGGACCTAGTATAATGGCTCGTGTAACTGAAGCAGTACTAAAGGCAGGGGTTGGCCACTTAGCGACCTCAAAAGACACAGGCGTAGATCTTACCAAAAATGGTCAGAACGGCTTTTTAGTGGACTACAACAGTGTTCACTCTAACGCTGCCTACGTTAAGCGTAACATCATCCCGGTACTTCTTGAAGCCCCTCGTGGTTTTAGCGACTTACCGGACAGTGATGTTTGGATTTCAACGCTGAAGAACCTGGTTGAGCTTCACGCACAAACCATTGAAGGGTTGACTTCAACGCTAACTGCTGAGTTTGTTGAAAACGCAGTAGGTGGTGGCGGTGAGTTCCAAGAAGACATCGCTAACGTTACACGTGAACGTTCTGTTCCTGTATTTGGTTTCCCTGAGAAGTATGGTCGTGTGATCAACAAATTCTTCGAGGGTTGGATGCTGAACCTGTTGATGGATCCTGAAACTAAAGTACCACGTGTTGTTAACTTGGCAGAGAATGTTCCTGCGGATCTATTGCCTGACTACGTCAGCATGACCATGATCTTCATCGAACCTGATCCAACACACACACGTGTAAACAACGCTTGGTTAGTTACCAACATGATGCCTAAGACTGGCGGTGAAAACATTGGTCGTCGTGATCTTACTGCTCCTGGTGAGTCAGTGCTTCACTCGATCGAGTTTACTGGTCTTACTCAAGTAGGTACAACGGTTGATGCTGTGGCACAGTCTATCCTAGACACCATGTCACTTTCAGGTGTTAACCCGAACAACCGCGCTGCGTTTGTTGATAAGATCACTGCTGATCTTGACGCTGTAGATAACGGCTTTGCTGAATTAGTAGAGCGAGCTTCTAGCCCAGCGGCAATAAAAAAAAAAAGCATAATAACAAGAGCACGATTTAATCGTGCTCTTTTATGCCGTCGTTATAGGTTTTGTTTAAATACAAGGTGAGCTATTAGTCTATTGACAAAATCTACAGGATCTACATCAAGCAATCCTACCTGATATAAAACAGCCTCAGCAATAGCTGGAGAGGTTAATATTAAGTCACTATCGTAAATTAACTTACTCATCTCCATGTATATACTCATTATACGCTCTGTAAGCCCCTGTATGTTGACTTTAGGCATAAGTCTATTAAGTAGATCAGTTTGCTCATAAATGAGCTCAGAGACATCTACAGACTCTAATTCACTAATATAGATAAGTGTAGAGTCTATCAGGTCTTCTCTAGACTTCATGGTATCGAATAACGTCATCCGCCTAGAGGTCTCTAACCAGGCCATTTTAAGGTAAGTAGGGATGTTAATGAAATCTTCTGCAGCAGCGGTCGCTAGCGTACTTCTTAGGGCAATGACGGTTTCTTCTGTAATAGTGTTGGACAGTACAGGTTCGTCGCTTAAATTGGTGCAGGGTATACCTAGTGTTCTAACACGATCTACATCTACCCACTGTTGATGTGTAGGCGGTATATAGTGTTTAAACGCAGGTAAATGTTCCGCCAGTGTTATAAGTGGGGTAGTCATACGTCGTATCCTTATATGGTTAATACGGACATAACGCAGAAGGTTTTACCCCTCTGCGCCATGGTGTTACGTTACGCTTCTTTTGATTGAAGCGTTGCAAATTGCTGCAGTGCTTCATTCTGATACTGAGTAGTCAGTTCACGAAGAGTGACTGCGTCCCATTTATCAGAGTCATCCATTAAACGATTTGCTGTAGCCATTACAGTAGTAACGTAATGTTTAAAGCGGCTTGCTAGCTGAGCGTCAGTTTCCGTTTGGAAGCCAGCGTTATCGGCAGCGGTGTTAATGAATTTCTTTTCCTTGTCTAACTGTTCCTTAGGTAGAGGTATTTTACCTAAGAAGCTATTAGCAACTGTGAGGAAGTTATCTTTTCTTGACATTAGTAAGGCTCCTTAATTAAGCACGTGATACAAGCTTGTCATAGTAATTACGCACTAGCTGTTAGGTTATCTAATGCCTGTAGTGTTTGTTGGTAAAGTTTCACCACTTGGTCTGTATCGAAGTAAAAAGCTTCGTTTAAGAATAAGTAAGCAGCATGGTTATTGATTATGTTATCTATAAGCTGGTTTACCATGGTTACTTCATCCCATCCCGTATATTGGTGACGGTGTATCCAGTAATGGACATAAGCATACTTATCAAATGTGCAACTTGCTGCCTGTGTACTTACTGCATTATAAAGCGCTTTCGCGCGCATGTGATCTTGACTAGTGATCGTTTCACCAATTGCCAGACACTGTGGATTGAACATAGACGCCAACGCATGGGTGTCGCTGTTTAATGCGGCGTGAATGAATGGCGAGCTGATCACCAGACGTAACTTTTCAGTATGCATGATACGTCTCCTCGTTAGTAGATTCATAACACCTGAATATGAATATAGCCCTCCTTAGCAGGGTTCATAAGATCTAGTAAAACATGTAAAAAAAGAATCCGGCATAGATGGTAGAGACGTTACAGTCTCTACCATCCTTGGCTTACGTATAGGCTATCCCTACTTAGACAATAGCTGCTTAGCTAGTGCCGCCGCGTGGGTACGTACCGCTGATACGTGGCTAGACGAGCTCTTACCATAGCTTGATGTTACTTTAAGGTCTACGTGACCTGGACGCGCTTCAGTAACACGTTGGCCATCTTTAGGATAACTGATATCTTTAGAGCGGTGTACTGTAGCTTCTAGCTTGGTGTACTTACCTACTGGTAATGAACCGGTTACCGTTGCTACTTCTTTGTCCTGCGCCATCGCATCGATACCTACTTCAGATACACTTTGCGCTAGTGCTGTTGCACACTTCTTGTGGAACTCGCCAACCTGGTCAACGGTTTCCATTGTTAAGCCTTCAGGCAGTAGACCTGTCACGACGTCTTTAGGTACGTCGTATGAAATGACGCCATTAGACACTGATTCAACATGGCTAGTGATAACGTTAGACGCTTCGATTTTCTTTGCGTCGATACCAACAGTGGCAACTTTCTCAAGTGCTTCAGTTGTAGCTTGAGATAGAACGAATTGTTGCATTGGGCTTTTCTTTTGGGCTTCAGCCATTTTATAGTCTTCCTATTTGTTTATTGATTGATCGGATCAATGTTTTCTGATTTAAGTACTTTTATCACATAGGTGTCTTATTCACTCTACGCTCACAAAAGTAATATAGGTGTGTTTTTAATTACAGTCGGATAATAAACTAGACAGATGGATTTCAATTAGTCCATGGGCCATTCTGGTACGTGCCAGGCTTCAATCCCTGTGTTAGCCATGAGGTCATCGTTGATAATATCAAAGCGGGTAATGGCGATGTCTTCATTATCGATGCTTGAACTTTCTGTTAGAATTTCTAACATGGATAGCATCCCAGCCACGTAGGCATTGTAGCAATCTAACATAGGCTTGCCTTTAGGCAATTCGGGTGTTACGTCTTTTGAAAGGAACGTTTTAAATGTTTCACCCAACTTACCCGTCATAGGCGGATGTGATGTACGGTTCAATTGACGTCCGTAACGTCTCAGGTGCTGTTGAATATCTGCTAAGGTCTTAACGTTCTGTTCCATGGAGATATCGTCACTACCGCCTTTAATGGCGCTGTTTTTAAATAGTAGACCGCCAACGTAGAAGAAGGTTTTAATCAACCCACGTTGTTGTGGGTCTATACCTAGGTTAACAGGATAGACGCTTCTAAAGAACTCATTAAACGTAGCTTTAAAGGGCTGTGGTTGCATTTATATTTATCCTTAATGGTATTGTAAGTGCATACTGGTAATATAGGTCTATTATTTCCTGACGGCATATAACCCTACCGCAATGGCAGGGTTATACATGATGTTACCAGGATTGTGATGCAAAGTTTAGGTTTTGGACTTTAGACCAGCCTAACTCTGAACGCACCATAGTAGAGCTTACTGAATTCTCCATTGAGACGCCGCTACGTTGCTGCTGTCTTTCCACAGCATCTAACATAGAAGGTACAATTTCAATATCTTCAGCAATGCCTTCTAGCGCAGGTGCCTGATACTTGTTAGCAACCGATATACCTGGTTCGTTAACATAGTCCCAACACACTAGCACTTTCATGTGCTTATTAAGCTTTCCACCCACCATACGGTCGTTAGTCAACGAACGCACTGAGAATGCTACATTCTCTTCAGTGTTACTCAGCTGCTGTTCTAACGCTGGGCCATGTGGTCCGCACGGTTTCACTTTACCCATTACCGCAATAACAGGTTTACCGTTCTCGTCCTTGACATTGTCTTTATCAATCCACACTTCTTTAAAATGTACACAGATAGCCGACTCTTCAATGCGTAAGATACGCTCAAGGAATTGTTGGTTGGTCATACCAGGTAATGGTTTAGGATGACCATATTCACCACGGCACTGACCGTTAGCAATACGACGCATCAAACTACTAGAGCTTTCAAACAGCGATTTGGCTGATTCAAACGGATACGTGGCACCCGCTGAGTTATCAAAGTCATAGGCACCTAGTACCATTTGACGATAACCGTGTTCATCGGTTTTTAAGCGACCTACCTTATTTGTTCCTGCTAAGGCGGTACAGCTATATTTGGCAATGTTCGACATCTTATCTCCTTAACAGGTCTTCAACTCGCTCTAGACGCTGTGAGGGGTCTACAAGCGCAGAATTAATCCCTTCGTCTAGGTAAGCACCCATTAGTTTAGCTGTGGTGTTAGACGCACCATCCTGTACACTTCTCAATGCAATGATTTCAGGTGGCTTATCTGACAACTGTTGTGTGTTTTTGAATTGGTGTCGGTAGAATACGGTACGATCGCGAGGAGAACGTGCTCTGGCCGCCGTGATCATTTCCAAGATTGCGTGGTTAGTATTCAAGTTAGCCCCACCGTGATGTAGTGCGGTATCAAACAACTGTCCTAGATCACGATAGCCTAAATACCATGGCGTGTTACCCTTTGCGACAATCTCATCAAAGATCTGATACACAAGTGTACCTTCTTTAACTAGATTCACATTAGGCATGAATGTATCACCTGGTTGGAATTCTAACGAATAGTATTCTACCTCATCAATCACAATAGTGTTGATGTTAGAGGGGGTTAACGTCATCATTGCGTTAACTAGAGATACGCCGTAGTATTTATCATCTACCACTATCCCATATATCCCCACTACCGACACGGTTGAACCTACAATAGCAAGTTCTTTAGCCGCGTAACGTTTAGGCACATGTACTGCAAGGGGTTGGACAACCTTAAGGCTATCCTTTACCCTCTGCAGCGCCTGTTGGACGCGTTTAGCATCCCGACGATACATAGACGCTTCCATACAAGCTCCTTACTTTACGTTGCGTTTGACTTCGATTTGAGATGCAACCCATTCGCATACTAAATCGATAGTTGTCAATGTTGCTGCTTCACGTGGTGTCAACGATGGATTCTTCGCAGCGTGCGCATCAATATCGCTTAGGATACGGAAAGACTGCGTGTGCGGGAAGAATACTGAACAAACTACTTTACGTACATATTCGTAAGTAGACAGGTTCGCATGGACTGCAACACTTTCTAGCACGTCATTAGCACGCTTGCGCAATACTTCTTTTGTGTCGATGATGATTGATTTATCCGATTCATCAACTGCACTGATGTATGCTAACAATTGCTTACGCATGCCAGATACCATCGCAGATACACGCTTGGCGTTATTCTGAGACTTATGTAGACGCTCAGCACGCTCGTACGTACGCTGGAACATTTCTGATTCAGCATTAAGCGTATTAGGCGTTGGCGCTCGCTCGCCTGCCAGGCACGCACCCATCAACCACTCGGGCTTACCGCCTTCTTTAAGGTACTGATTGTACACCTCACCTACTACAATGATTGGGCGGTTAGTTTGACTTGCCGTTGGCATAGACAGAATCAGACGTTGTTGACGAATGAATGCTTCACGTTGTGAAACGATACGGTAAATACGACGACCCGCTTGAGACATCTGAATAGCCACCGCTTCAGCAAACTCCGCAGCACTTACTTCAACACCTTCTGGTGTTTCTTCGTGGAAACGCTTAGCAATAAAGAAGCTGATCATCGCACCGGCACGATCAATACGTTGTTGCGCCTGTTCATCTAGACCTGACTCTGGCGGTTTAGGGAAGCCACGGAACGTATGGTTGTAGTGGTTCACCAAAAACTCAGGTGGGAGATCATCAAGAATCGTTGCAATGTCTGCATCGATACGGCTAATGCCTGTCTTGATTAACTCAAGTAACTCTGCACCATCGCGTTCTGGAAACAATGCAGTACCACGTAAAACATCACGTACTGGCGTTTCCGCATAGCGGTCAGTCAATGACGTAATAGAGGGGTTGGCAAACGCGTTTTCTAAGAAGACAGGTAGAATCTCATGGCGATGACCATGCTTCAACTCTTCATCTAAGAAGACATCTAGCATTTCTGTTTGATCTACGATGATAGGACGTACTACATTGCGAGTAATGTTAAGCATAGTAGACACAGCATCGCTTGCGAGTTTAACGATTTCTTCCATGGCAAGATCATGAGGAATACTGCCACCTGAATCTTTTAACATGGAGTTAAAGCTAATAGACTCTGTTAAGTCAACTGCATCATCAGATGCCTCAACTAACGTGCTACCAGATTGAATTAGATCTGATAACGGCGTGCCTACTTTAGGCGTGAAGCATATAGCCGCATCGGTATTAACAGATGCCGTTAAAAGACTTGCATCTAAAACATGACGGTGTAACATTACACTGCTCCCTTCTTAGTTAATTGACTGTTAATGCTAGCAACACACGTATCCGCTAGCATGGTAGAGAGAGGTTGTTTTTCAACAGTATCGGCAATCTCATTACCCGCTACCTCTTTAATGACATTCACCGCTAACTGTGCAGCGCTACCTAACACTACAACGTTATCGTGAAATTTATCGTTTGTTTTCATGTTACACCTAATTCATGTTATTTATACGTGAAACCCAATGGGGGAGAATTACTCCCCCTCATACAGTGCCAGTGCTTGCTTGGATATCACACCAAGTACTGTGTTGGTTGTTCCGATGATTTCTGTAGCCAAAGCGATACGGTTAGAGATACTCTGGTATGCAAAAATCATGTCGATAGGCGTGCCGCTTTTGGTCTCATGTGTACCTTGCAATACACGAGAGGTGACCGATTTCAGGTTATTACCTAATACCAATTTATCACCAGCTTCGTGAGAGGCTAGCGTTGATAGTGTAACAATGATTAATGCATGATCTAACTCAATGCGTTGTTTCTCAATGATTACAGGCTCGGTAACACGACCATTAGTAGCACGACCATCTTTATACTGCTTAGCCAGTTGACTGCGTTGTCTATCTGAACGATTGGCGATGGTTTGCAACGTAGGACTCATATCTGACTTATCGCCATTATACAAGACCTCGATGTTTTCAACTTCACCTTTAAGTTTGGCCTTTGGGTTATTAGCCGCTAGCGCTTGTAAACTTGCTAACGTCTCTTCATCGAATAACGCACCGTCATCCGTAAGGCCATCCTCAATGGTACATAAAATACCGTCAGCCTCAAGCGTATCGCCTACTTTAACAAGGTTAATAACTTGTTGATCAAAGCGTACTAAAATAGCACGAGTTTTGACCGTAGGTGTTGCTAGCGCTTTAGACAAACGAGGTGAAATCGCTGACCCATCCTCTAACGTATCCGATGTTTCCATCAGTACCACTTTAGCCATTGCACCTGCTTTATAGCTCACCTGTTTAGGATCAAAGAAGTCGGGTTCAAAGAATGCATCATTGTACGTAATGACGTCCCCTGCTTTAACACTGCGTCCTACTTCTAGATCACATTTAAGTACGTGTTTGGCTGAACCGTCTGCCACTTTCGCATATTGCGTGCCAATAGGTTTAGTGACTTCAGTTCCATCCTTATAAGTAATAGTAACTGTGCGGTCATCTTTGTCTGTAATCTTACCATCCTGCTTTGCAGTATAGGCAAATAGATCATCAACACGATGTGCCATTACTTTCTCATAACCCGTACGGACAGGTGTACTAGTATATCCAACTGCTTGGATACCTGATGAGTGCTGAACCGATGTCATGTTAGTACGTTTAGAACTATCTCTATCCGCACCTGGCGATAACAACGAGACACTACTTACGTATTTAGCAGGCCCATCCCCCTCAGTATAGCTGTCTGTCATACCTCGCAAGTTACGTATCTTAGCATCAGGTGTTAGATACGTGGTGATAGCTACCTTGGCACTATCAGGGGTCGACTCTGAAATAACACCAAGATCGTTCTTATGGAACATCCGTGAACGACGCACCATGGTTTTAGTAGAACGACCACCTTGTCCTGCAAAGGTAAGGGTCTCGTGTTCTTTTAGATTATGGACAGGGTTAGAGGTTTCTACCAACTCCGTCGATTCATCTTGCAAAACATTCAACCATACCGCTTTAGGGTTTAAGTTTATTGAGGCTTTAGACAACATAGGCTTAGCACGATACTCTCGCAACGCTTCAACCATCTGCTTGTAGACCGTACCTGAGAAACGCTCATAGCCACGAAGCCGCATGAACGCACTATCCATCTCTTTAGGATGTTGATCAGTTGCTACTAATTCTACACTTCTAAACAACAACCCTTCAAATGTAGTTGGCTCACCCATCTCAGTTAGAATCTCCTCAGTGATAGGGTCGACGAACATGGTATCCATCAATTCCATCTCTTGGATGAAACGGGCAGATAAACCTTGTTCATTAATCACATTGAAGTAGACATCTGGATGATTGAAATCCTCAAGGTTATATTGCTTAATTGCGTTCTTGTAACTAACAAACCCACCTAAGATCAAACTGGCTTCGCGATCAGCGCGTGATACGACTAAGGTTTCATCAGCAAATACAATCTTGTATTCCTGAGGAGCCAGTTGAACACGTGTGCCTACCGGTACACGTTTAACCTCTACCCCTAAGCGTTTGATCAACTTATCAATACCGAGTTTAAAGGCAAGCACTACACCCACTGGGATGTGTTTACTAAACACTTTAACGCTAGCCATTTCAATAGGTGGCTGACTATCAGTAATGTTGATAACTTCGTAAAGCTCACCGATAGGTTGCATTGAGTCGTTGTGATGACGATACACCATCTCACTACGATCCATTGTGTAAACGTATTTGCCTTGTTTACCGATAACGACTTGATTATCTTGCTCGTAGGCGCTAAGGTCGTTAATACCTAATACTTCACCACGATTAGGATAATCCCAAGTAAACAATACTTCCTTAAAGGTAAAGGTGCGTATCTCCTTAGCAATGGCAGTGTAGCCACGTGGTAATACAACATCGGTTACCATGACGTCAGCAAACGCCACTTTAGATAGTGGACTATTGTCAGCCAGTGTCATTTGGGTTAAATGTTTAACTAACCATTTGCCATAGTCGTTAACTACTTTGCCTGAACGCTCAACGAACGTCTTACCGTAGTAGCTGGTTAACGCAACCGTTGAAGCAGATGTCTTCCTCAAGGGTACGTCTGCCCGCTGCGTACGATAACGAATCTTCACGCCGCCCGCTAGGAATGTACCATCTTCTTCGACTACAGGAAGTTTAAAACGAATCGTTGAGGGTTGACCTTTAACAGGCGTTAGCTTAACCGTATACATGTCGTATTTATCTACCGCATCAACAACACGCTGAACTTGGTAGTCTGTTACTGCTACGCCTGCTTGCTGAATACCTAGTGTCATAGCCGCAATGTCTTTAGGCATGACGTTTTTAATGTATTCTCGATGAAATGCATTGACGGTGGTATTTAACATACTCTTGTCAACCACCCCTTTGATCTCAGGTAGGGTATCTTTAGGTTGACTCATGGTCACCGCAGTATCAGGTGCAGCTAACTGTTCAAGCGTACCCTCGCCGTATGGATTAGGTATACGTGTAAACTGATCTGCTAGCTTCACCATGCGGCGATATTCAGCCCCTGATAGGATACCTGCATCTGCTAGTTCATCAGCCTGGCTAACAATAGCCTGGGTTCTACGTTCAGCAATAGGGGGTACGACTGGTACGCCAGAAATTGCATTATCGACTTCATCGTCTGCTTCGCTTTCAGCCATTACTGTACGCTTTTCAAACATCGCCATATAGAAACGACGGAGTTTGTCATTTAAATCGTTATCCGTCTCCATCCATTCGACAAGATGACTTAACGATAAAACACTGAATTGGCCTGACTCAATAAATACCAGGTTAATGCGTTTTAAGACTTCAACCGGTGTATGGCTTAATGAAGTAACGCCCGCCTCACCGCTTAACCACAGGTAAAGGTCTAGATACGTCAATGCAGCATTCTCTTTAAACTGGGTTAATAAAGAACGCGGCATATCACCTGGTTTAACTTTACCGATTGCACGATCTAAATCATCACGCTCAGGTAATACTTTTGGTAACGTAACCGGGATGAAGTGCTGACGGTCGGTCTCTTTAGCTAATGCGATGATCTCAGCATAAAGCGTAGTGTGTAGGTTATAATAGCGGTAGTATGTTGCGAGTGCGTGTTGACGATATTGATATACGCTAGTTAACGATGCGTAGTTGCTTACTATTAAACTACGTGGATCGCGTAAACCGCTAGCTAAGCGACGCAGTAAACGGTGCTTTCTAAAACGCTTATGGTAGTTTTGCACGTGTTGCTTATAGGCACCTCGGTTTAATCGTGGTGTGCCTAATTCACTTTTAAGCGCTTCGATGTGGTGAATGAAGACTTCACTGTCATGGTTTAATAACAATGGATCACGCGCATCTATCCCCATGTCGGTAGACGTGGTAGGTAGGTAATGGATGATGCTGTCACGTGGCAGTGTCAATGTGTTAATGGGGGCCGTCTTGGGGTTAACAAGCTGTTGAGGGGTGCGTACACCCACTTCTCTATAGAACGCGTCGTATAAAGACATGCGACTAACCTCTTATTCACTGGATGTGGGATTAAACGCATGAAGCTGACGTCTAATCATCGCACGGGTTATGTAATGGGTTTTTGGATCTAATAACGTTTCCTGATACTGATACAAGGTCTCGTATTTACGTTTAAGAACAATAAACGTAAAGGGATCCAAACGACTGGTTGTTAAATCTAACTTATAATAAATCTCGGCATTACCAGAAGCTATCTTAACGGTGGTGAGCTCGACCCATAACCCCGCATTTGGTTTAGGGAGTCTCTCAGTAAAGGCATAAAGGTCCCTATCTCCCTCTATCAACCCGCGTAGCTGCTTCAGGGTGATAGAGGTGAGTAAGGGTGCAAGTAATTGCATTTGACCAAGATGACTTATTAATCGACGTTTAAACGCTTTGTTACCACCTGCATGTTTAAGTGCATAGTGGCTCATCTCCCGATGATGGCGGATAACGTCGCGGTGGATAAGCGCGCCTATCATGCAGGTTGTACTCGAACATGTTGAAAATGTTTCAAGTATCCTAAATCACCTACGATATCCATGCATGCTTTATATGCCTTAAAATCGCTCTCGGTGATCGTGATGCTAGATGGGCCTGGTAATCCATCTTGAGGGGTGACGATAGGTGCAAACGTGTGTATGAACGTATTGCTACGGCGATACGCTAACGCTAAGGTCATCATCTTCTCTTTCGCTAATGCCCCACCAATGAAGGTAGAGGGATAGGGAATCATCAGATATACCCATTGACGCTTATCGTGCGCGGTGACGGTATTAACTAGCAGTGGGTAGTTATCATGCGCGTCTGTGATAGGGAACGGACTTGCCTGTAACGTATATGCGGTATCATCTACTACATTTAGCATCGTATCTAAAGCATCCTCGAGGGGTAGATCGGTTTCAAACTGCATGAGTTTTTTAACATAACCATCTAGATCAGGATAATAGGCATTAAGAGAAGGCAGGACAGCTTTGTGAAGCGCGTTGGCATGATCGATAATACGGTCGATACCTTTGATTATGTGTCGATGGAAATTCACTGCATCGACATGCTGATACGTGTAGTGGTTCATGAGATCATGGGGTCCTTCTGGCTGGGATTAAGTGAATTATTTTAAGGTCGCGTGCCTTATTTAACACACTTAACATTAACCCTAGATAGACCGTCTCAATAGGCGTGTCATCACTAAGGTCATACTTCTTTTGCCTAGCTTTTAAAATATTACATAAGCGAACCGCATGGTTGTAGCATAGATGGTAATCTTTAAGTGAGCTGATGCCGATAAAGTTATACACTTTCACGGTTTTTTTACCGATGTGGTTATTAAGTGCATCGATGATATAGTTGAGATGTTCGATGGCCACACCGATACCTAGCGGTGTAGATTCATCGCATTCGACGGTACGTCGCATATGGCTATCCTTACGTGTATGTGACAGGTTCATAACGATGCATGAAATTTACCGTGTGTTTACTCAATTTTTTCACAGACACTTTTTGACGTTTGGGTTTCCTTCTCTTCCCCCCACGGCCCCCCATCTCTACCATCCTCTCCCGGGGGGATTCTTATAATCCCCCCTTTGGGGGAATGGGGTTGTCGCTACGCTCCGCTCATACCTAATAAACTAGAATGTTACAAAATAATTCCCAAGCAAATTATAGTTATATTTTTATAAAAGTACAAGTAATAATTATTTTAGAAATAGACTAAATTACAAGTAACCTATTTTTAGTAATAAATACAAGTAACTAATAATTTTAGATAAGAAAATATAACTAATTAAAGAAATACAATCAACACAACTACACAATAGTTTTATAAATTAAAAATCAAATTTATTAAAACAGAAAACTAAAAACACACAGCCAGTAGGCGAATTTCGGGCAGGGCGCGCAGCGGGGCGTGAGCGCACGCGGTTGAGGGATAGGGCTATGGGATAGGTTATATGGGTTAACCGGCTTAAAACAGCGTACAGTGCTTTTTAAAGGCAAAAAAAGAAGAGAGGGTAGAAGGGACGTGACTCCCCCTTCTACGACACCCCCTCCTCTTTTACGTAATGTAGGTTACGTGGTTCGTGCTACAACCTACAGAACTTGACGACCAGGTACAACATAAGCTATTGTATCTGAAACACTTTTCTTATCATCCATTTCAATGCCTAATAATTCAAAGGCAGCAAGGATGGTCTCACGGGCTTTTGCACGTGTTTTAGCGCTCTTAGGGATTTCTATCTGCGTTGTGCTTATGCTACGGTAATAGTTAAACTGACCAAATATACCGTCTTCACAGTTAAAGTATTTAGGCAGTTGTTTGCATGTTGACTGTAACATGTTTGTTGCCCATTGTTTGTTAGTTACTTCAACGATAGTAGAAAGAATAATTCCCTCCGCCACCAGGACTTCACGTTTAGCTTTACGTTGAGAATTGTTAGTGTAATATTTCATAACTAATGCATTAACCGCATCGCTATCTACCACATCATGATCAAGTAGATTCAACGTACAGTGATACAAGTCTTTAAGTGGTTCATCACTAATGACACCAGGTGCTTCTGTTTCTATATGGTCGTCAACAGATACCCCATGCGTCCTCTCCACACTATACTTAGCATATTCTTCTTTAAGGTTAAATCCCGACGTGTTGTCGGGCTTATAGAAGTAATATACATCACCAAGACGTGTTGTAACCATACCAACAGTATTTAATACACGTAATGCATTTAACTGTACATTAGGCGCAGCAGTTAATACGCTCTCAACGGTGTCATGAGTAAAGTTATCCGTACCATGTATCCATGCATCTGCAAGTATAGAGATGATAGAACCTGTAGGTTTATCAAGACTTGCAATATTCATTTCAAAGCACTGAACCGTAGTGGTGTCTTTAGCTACTTGTTTGATCCAACGCATAAGGACCATGCCAATCTCATACGCCGAAAGTAGCTCCATTATATCTCGATTATCGTTACAATATAAAACATCATCGCGTAAACGAATCAAAGAACGAAGCAACGTTTCTTTCTCATTAATACTGCCGTCCAAGATGTTAGCTACAATGTAGTGGTAATCACCAATAATTTGTTCGGTTTGTATACCGCTGGTAATAGGTGGTGTATTTTTGCGTCCCCAAACAGATGTTGTGGTTGCTTGCTTACTAGACCATTCACTGGGTTGCATGTTTAAAGCGTTATAAGTTCTCATGGTTTAATTTCCTTAAGGGCTATTTTAGATTAGGGTTGTTAAACGATATAAGTTTCTTACCGTTATCTTTTGTTTCAAGCTCCACATCAAACCCTAATAGGCTAAATGCGGTAGCAATGACGCTGACGGTATCATCATGGCGTAGGGTAGACCCACGTACGGTTAGCACGCCGGTTTGTTCTTTTATCAGATCGATTTGTGTTGAAAACGTGTCATTTATAGACCGTGGTATAAGCGGGGTGATTAATCGACTAACATCCATATAGGTGTCGTACCTCAACGCATCGCGTGTTAACGTCAACAAGATCTGCATTGCCGTTAAATTAACTACGCGTGTCTTAGGACTACTAACAGAGTCCATGTACTCTTTGTTAACTAATGCATTTTTTATTAAATACGTAAAGTTAAGCACATCTAATGTTCTTTCACCAGTAATCACATTGCTTGCATTTATAAGCTCAGGCGATAGGCGAACACCACTTAGCACTATCTCGGTGCCAAACATTTCCTCAACAGCAGCAACCGACTCTTCAGCAACCTCACCACTATCTACAAGATCTACTATTAGCGTAGAGTCCCCGTAGAAGTAGAGCTTATCAACACGTTTGATAATAGGTATCCCGGCTAAGTTAAGCATCATCAAAATACTGTTAAACGTATCGGGTTTATCAGCCACGACTTTTCGTAACAACTCGACCCCATAATCTTCAATCGACCCATTAAACCAACTTTTAACAAGTATAAAGATTTCTTTATTCTTAATATTCGTATAGGTAGGAAGTAATTGATGGTACGCCGTGTTTTTATAAGCCAAGCGCTCTAACAAACTAAACGCAAGGTCTACCATGTTCTGGTCTTCAAACCGATCCTTTAATCTAGAGTGTTTCTCAATATCGTGCTGAAGTTGAAATGCGTATTTAACAAAGTCATCAGCAGGCGGATTATCATCGAGTAGAAACTCTACTATTTGATCGTAACCATGTAACACAACAGATAACAACTGTGTTGGTAAAGGTCTTTCTAATTTAGGATTATCTAGTGTCATGAGGTATTCCTTCAAGGGCAGAACGACGGCATAGTTGGAAGAGGCTTATACCCCTTCCAACTTATATAGCGTCATTTGATTATTTTCAAAATGATATTCATAAGCCATGCGTTTTATCACATAGGTAAGAATATCAACAGTAAGTTCAACATGGTCATTGTCTATACTTAATGTAGAGGCATGGATATTAGAATTAAATATACTATTATCGTGATTGACCGTATCGTACAGATTGACTGCAATGGTGTTGCGTTTTAGTTCTTTAATTGAAACAGTACGCTTGATGATTAGTTTGGTATTGTGATTACCAATACCTTTATTTCGACAATACTTAAGTAACCAGAATAGCATTACACACTTACCATTAATGTAGTGCGGCACGCCTTGCTGCGTATCATAACTAGTCATGGTAGTGGTGGTTTCGGTATATAAAGTTTCAATTATATACTCAGCAATGCTTGGCTGATTAGGTCCCCAGATGGTTACCTTTTTAACTAAGTCTGCGAATACCTCTTTAAAACGTTTCTCTTCATCGTTTAACGTTGCTGGCATCATATAACGGCTTGATGTTAGCATAGCGCGTGTTTCCTTTCTAATTATCTATGTTGCTGTAAATATTACACGACCTTTTGCGGTCTTAATCATTCCACTGTACCAGCCAAATTGATCGAAACCACATGGGGTTATCTCGTAACCCCATTGTTTAAATAGTGCAATTATCTCTTTACGAGGTTTTCCAGTAAACCCTGTAATGTGTTTTCTAGCAGACGAGATAAGCGCAGGGTATTTACTACCCACCACATCTTCATCCAGATAAGCGCTAGGGCGAATGCTAGGATCAGCTTCTAACGCTTCAAGTTGTTTTTTAAGTTCAGTATAATGATGTTCCTGACCACTACACATTATTGATATCCTTTTAGTTAAAAGACAATGATGCCTTTTGCCGTATGCACGCAGCCGGTTACCCAGCCAAACCCATCAGTCTCACCAGGTCCTACTTTGATCCCATTATTTTCAAAATGAATAATGGCAGAGTAGTTAGGACTACCACGTTCTGTAATAAATACATTTTCAATGAGAGAATGTATCAGCGGATAGTGACGGTGCACAAGATCATTGTTAAGATATTTCACTTTCTCAAAACGATCATCTTCACCTAACGATTTAATTTGACTTAAAAGGTCATTAAGCATGGTGTTATAATCTGTTTTTACATCCATTAGAATTAATCCTATTTATAAGTTCATAAAGGGCTATCGTAGGGATAATATAGGTTTAAAGATTAGTAGCACGGCATAAGTAGGATGGAGCTTACCCCACCCTACTCTTCTTAAGCGCTAACAACGCTAAACTTCCAACCAGCCATTTGATCATCACGGTGGTCGCAGTTTGGATCGTTGATAGAAACGTTACATGCGCGATCAGTTTCAATCATACCGCTGGGGTGAATCCACGTAGTAGCAGTGTCTTGCGTCAGTCCTTTTTTCACCAAGGCTCCACACTCGCAGGTGTAGATAGCGATCTTTGGCATATGAGGACCTGAAGCGAGCGACATGTTACTATGACATGCTATGCATTTCATCGGTTACATTCCTCGGTTAATAGGGTTTAGAGACTCATGTAATAGGTATACAGCTGTAAAACCTTAAGCGCGTGTAAGGTTAAACAGTGCCCAATCAATGAGATCCGTACTTGCTTGCTGTAAACCACCACGTGGATCTAGATAAGCGTCTTTACTATTGAGATAGCGTTCTACATCATCTACTGCTTTACTGTATAAATAGTTAACAGAGATCATATCACCATCATAGTCCCCACCAAGCCCAGCTAGTCGAGAACCATGAACCATGGCGCTGTCCATGTAACTATCACTATGGTCGGTGTTAGGCATTTCTTTAGCTAACAGCTTATCTTCATCACGTTCCCATACATCATTTAACACATAACGCACAAGACCGGTGGTGGTCGTTCTTAGATATACTCTACTATAATACGTAGAGCCAATGCCCGTTACAGGGTAGCGTGTAACAACACATTTGACTTTATCAAAACGTTCATAGCAATTAAGATAGAGTAATTCAGCCCAGGTAATCGGTCTGACATCTTCTATCTTTCTATCATCAGGCAGCTGAGTAATATCGTTAAAGATTTTAACTTCAGTCCCGTTGTCGTAGATTAATCCGATGTAATGATCGTCTATACTTGCATAACGGTTTCTAAAGAATCGATCTTGGAACTGGTTAATTAACTGCTCAAGACCTTCACTACTTACCATCTTATCAATAGTAGCAGGCTTAACATCTACCGTGACAAGTTTCAACGTCTTAGGATCAATCAACCTGACACCACTATCACTTTGACTGAATACCTGACCAATCAGCCCTTGACGAATACAATACATAGAAAGAGGTAAACACCCTTTCAATGTTTGAAACAAACCTACCATAGTGTCGTGAACATCTGGCATTTTAGGATCATCGCTAGATACAGCAGATGTTGTCATAGCCGAGATAACATTACGTGTTCCGTTGAAGATCTTGCGGCGACCCCATTTACTTTGGATGAAGCCACGCTTACCTTCAATCATGGTACGTAGCGTTTCGTAAATCTGGTTAAAGGCAACCTGCATACTCCAGCGTACAGAGTTAAACAGTTCCCCTTCTAAATTACCTTGGGTAACGCTGATGGTTTTAGCGATACTTAACACGCGTCGATAGAGATCGTTAATCTCATCTTCTTTAACTCGCCCACCGTCACTGTTTTCTAAATCACGTAGACCCGCAGGGATAACAATCAGATGCTTGACGGTAGCTTTATCTTGATATTTCTCAATCAAGTCTATTTTTAAATCACGCTTTTTAGAACGGTTACGCTTTAATGCTAGTGACTTAAAATGTGACATAAAGAATGCATAACCAGTTTTACCATCCTGCGCATTAGAGGCTTCAAAGTCACTGGTCTTTTCATTAAAGACAGCATACGTCTTACCGCTTAAGATGTTCTTATATAGCGCACGCATGGTGGTTAATGTCTTAAAGATAACCGGATGAAGCACCGGTACTTTCATGTCAATAAAAGCAAATTGATTATCTCTTGCTGGTTCCCCCATCCGTCCGAAAATCTCTGTAGAGTAAAGTCCCTCAGGGTGGAAGTTAAGGTGGTCTTGACGTTCGTATATGTCAAGCGAACGTATTTCCGGCAGTGAGCGTGTAAAGCTTACGCTGGATAATAAATCAATATTAAAGGGAAGTTTGTCGACTGACACGGATGACCTCCTTAAGGGGTGGTAAGTCGTTAAATCTATGATACGTCACTATATAACGTAGACTTTTATTTTATTACACTAGGGGTAGGCTATGGCCGATGATATTAAATTCAATGACGACCTAGATAATGATCTAGGTGGCGATATGATGGACTTCGATTTTGAAGCCCAAAATGATGATCGCAGCCCCGCCACTATATTTGCTAAAAGCGCACTTAGTGGTGTTAAAACCACAATGAGTGATCCAGGCTTTATTGGCGATGTCATTAAAGATGCTTTACCTAAAGGTTATCGTTCTGCCCTAGATGTAGCCGATAATTTAACAGGTGAAATTCGCACAGTTTATAGTGAATCTGCACAAGCCCTCAAACCATCTATCGACGAATTCAAACGAAATGCACAACAGCATCTTCCTAAAATTAAGAAAATACTACCCGATAGCATAGGTAGTCGTGTCGAAAAGATGCTTGAAGTTAAACGCGAGGCAACTAGCGAAGCACCTACGAAACAAGAGGTTGAGACTGCTCAAATCAATAGCGATCTTGACCGTATGTTTCAGGCCCAGGCAGCTAGCGTAGAAGTTCAACGTGAACAGCAGACGCAGGATATTCTTCAAAATACAATTTCTGAAGAACGCCAAGATGCCCGCCATAATGCTAACATGACCGCTAATGAGCGAATGATCAATGCATTTAATCGCTTAGTTAGTTATCAAGATAATATTACCTCGCAATTCCAACGTCGTTTGTTAGAACTTAACTATCGACAGTTCTTTGCACAACGTGACCTAGTAGATATATCCCGGGCTGGATTTACTGACATAGTTAACGCTTTAGGTGCTATTGTTAAAAACACAGCACTGCCTGATGAAGCTAAAGTTAATCTGTCTGAGACATATGCCGACGAAGCACGCTCGCGCCTTGCCGGTCAGGCGTTGGATCATGTTGGATCCCGCATTGCCGGAATTAGTCAGCGTGTTAAAAGTACGCTGGGTCAGAAAGTTAAACAACACGTTGATAACTTTAAGGAAGGGTTTAACCAAGGCTCTACCTTATTAGCAACTGCATCGTCTATGGAAGGACTTGATGGATTTGGCCCTAAACAAACAGGCGGGCAGAAAGCAGCAGATCTTGCTGGCGGGCTAATAGGAGACGGTATAGCAAATCGCATCGGTGCTAAAGTTAGCGATCTTGCAGGACGTGCCATTGGTCGTAGCGACAAAGCAACTACGATATCTAATAAGCTTCAATTTAATGCAGATAACCTACCCGAGATACTTAACCGCTATGCGTCTTCTCAGACTGAAGCTACAGGTGTTCGCGGAGGTATAGAGAACTTCTTAAAGGATGTTATAGGCGGCGTCCGTGGTAGCGATGGTGATGTGTTGCATAACCTTAAACAGGAAGCACTAACAGCAACCAGCTTTGACATCATGACACGCCGCTCAATCGTTGAGATTATTCCTGGTTACCTTTCTCGCATGCTTCAGCAGTTAGAAATCTTTAACAGTCAAGATCCTAACGTTGAACGTATGGAGTATAGTGTTGAAGGTGAAGATTTTGTTCGCGCATCTGAAAATGCCGATAGAATCAGAGAAGCAGTGTTCTCATCAACTGATAGGGAGCGGCTAAGTAGCAATACCGTCGACGTTATCAACAGCATTGATCCGGATAATAAGCTTAGTGCCGAAGCACGAGAAGTCTTTGCTATTCAGATTCTCACTGACCTTAGAAATGGTAAAGGTTTCTTCCCAGAACGCTACTATCAACCATCTACCTTTACTATGGTAGATAACGATGATGCAGTGGAAGAAATTCAATCGTTTGTTAAAGACCGTTACGCCATTACTGCAGAAGGTAAGGTGGGTAATGTTGTTACTGCTAGTCAGAATGCTCTGCGTGATAACCAAGCGGTTAAGAACCTTCAAAACTACCTTCCTAATTTACAGGAGAGTATTAACCAAGCTGTTTCAGTGGGAGATAAGGATGCTCTGCGTGAATCAGGACTTATCAATAAAGCTGAAGATGGCATTACTGACCAAGTCGACAGCGATGCGTTATGGTCGATGATCCGTACCGATATCACCTCTACCTTGGAAGGTAAGGAGATTGTTTCAAGTAATGCTAACACAACTTCATTTTCTGATAGTTCTAGCGAGCGAGTTTTAACTGGTAGAGATAGTTCTAGTAGGGATTCTTCATCTGTCAGAGAACAAAACTTAACTAGACAAGGTGGTCAGACAGATAGTCAAATGTTTGTAGGTATGTCTGATAGCAGTCGGACTGTATTGAACGGCCAGCAGTATAGCCAGTTTAGTGATAGCACCGACCGCATCCAAGAGACCATGAATAATTCTATTCGTGGGTTGGATACGGAAAGTCAGAAGGAAGTACGCGAGGCCGTAGCTGAATTTACCCGTGAGGTAGATATAAATGATCAGTCTACACCTACCATGGATGTATGGACTGCTATTCACGACACCTTAATACAAGGTAATGGCTTGACAACCTCACTCATTGCACGTATTGATACATGGATGAATCGTGATACAACGCTGGAAGAAGAATCAACCTCACAAGACGTTGATCCGTATATCCCATACCTTACTGCTATTCAAGAACGTACCGTTACCTCAGATGACACGTTAACAGACATTAAACTGATAATGAGTCAGATGTATGAGAAAATTGGCACGCTAGGTTCGGGAGATGGTAGTCAGGCTCCACGTGGTAAGATGGATCTAGGTGGTATTTTAGGCAAAGGTTTAGATTTTGGTAAATCAGCCGTTAGCGGTGCCGCGTCTGGACTCAAGTCATACTACTCCGGGATGTTTAACCTAGGTGGTAGTGCGTTAGGTATGGCTAAGGATACCGTACTGGGTGGTGCTAAGTTTATCAAAGGTAAACTAAGTGACTTGCCTGGAGATTTATACGTAGCCGGTCAGCAGATACCAACGCTGTTAGGTGAACGACTGCGTAAAGGCAGATACATCGATGAGGCGACCGGTAAGGTTATTCAAAGTGCTAAAGACATCACAGGTGCTGTTAGAGATATCGATACCGGTGAGATTGTATTATCAGTAGAGGATTACGCTAAAGGTCTGTTTAACAGAGATGGTGTAAGTAAACTGGCTGATGGTGCGATGTCTGTCTTAAAGGCCCCAGTTGAATTTATCCAAAGTTATTATAAAGGATTGTTCGGCATAGGTGAGTATGCGCTTAAGGGCGTAGGTAATGTAAAAGATACAGTTGAAAACATATTAAACCGACATGGTGATATTTATGTTAAAGGTGAACAATCGCCTAGACTGTTGAAGATACTGCTTGAGAAAGGATTGTATTTCTCAGCCCGTACGGGTGAGGCAATACGTTCATTTAAAGATATTGACGGCGATGTTGTAGATAGCGAAGGTAATATTGTCTTATCTGTCGAAGATATCAAGAAAGGGCTGGTAGACGAGCAAGGTCGCAAGATCGAAGTTAAATCATTACTTAACCGCGCGTTAGAAATGAGCATGGGTGTGTTAGGTAAGGGTATAGATGTTGTCAAAGGTGGGATCAAACGCACGGGACGATTCTTATTTGGCAGCAACGATGATGGTACGCCTCAAGGCGGGTTATTTTCTCGCATTGGTGGGATGTTTACCAGCATAACGGATAACTTAAAAGCGTTCCTTACTAATAGAGAAGGCATGCGAGTTAATGAAGTTATTATCCATTCTGATTTAACAAGCGTATACGGTCCGTGGACGTATGGTGGTGATCAACCACCACCATCTGATGCAGGTTATGTTGGCGGGGATAATCCACCTAGTCCTAGTGGTGGTGATAGTTATAGTAGTCAGTATAGTTATTACAACTCTAACGTTAATACTGATGCTTCTCAAACAACCAATGCGTTAACTACCACTGGCGGTGATATTTCACGTAGGGTAGATTCTTCAAAGATTTCTACCTTGTATAATCAGAGCATAACGCCACAGACGCAAAATACATCAACTTTAAACACCGAGTTAATGTATAGCGCTGACCCCTCACGACCTGGAACTATAAGTAATACTGGTTACTATATGTCATCTACTGATAATATAGCACCTAGTTATATGTCGGTATTAGAAAATATAGCAAACAGGGATGGTTCTTACACCCAAAATGGAGACGAAGTAAACATAGGTGGCCTTGCTCCTACTGAAATGTATCTAAGTCAGTATTCAAATAGTTTACTGTCTAATAGCATTGGGGAGACAACAGGCGGGTTAGTTGAGCTAATAAAGGCGTCAATTGTAGACGTTTTAAACACGTCAAATATCAACACCGTTAATCGGTTAAGGAATGATAGAAATAACTTAATAAGTATTCGTGATGAGCATCAGACACCCGATACTACATTGTCGGATGGTGGGGATATTGTTAGAGAAAATGATAGATCTACCAGTGTGGTAACTAAAGCGTCTAAGGATGTCAAGTATAAACATCTTTATACGTTGATGGAGCGTACTCAACAAAAGACAGACGTGTTAACAAAGCAAGTCTTGTCGAGTGTCAGAGACGTGACGGGTGGATTAGAGACGCAGATCAGAGAAAGCGATTCAACACTTAACCAAAATCTATCATCGTTAGTAGAGTCTAGTAAAGATGCTTATACAGTTGTTTCTGATAAAGCAACTGACGCATCAATGCAAGTGAAAGACTCTATAGAAAGTCTCAAAGAAACAATCATCAGTACATTTAAGAAAGAGAAAGTTTTAGGTGATGCTGATGGTGACGGTATACGTGATGGGAGTTATTTAGACCAGCGTAATAAAGAAAGCCTTGCTGATAAAGCTAAAGCTGCGGTTGCTAAATCAACACCTGGTGCTGCGGTGTTAGGTGGGGTAGCCGGTTTCTTAGGCGGACTTACCGATAAGATTAAAGGACTTAACTTATTTGGTGGAGAGGATGACGAGGGTGGTTTCTTTGGTGATGTTGCTGGAGAAGCTGCAAGTGAGATCGCAGGCGATGCGCTAGGTGATCAGTTTGACAGAGATAGTCGTGCTGATCGCAGAGAGCGTAGAGCGCAGCGTAAAGCAGCAAGAGCAAGCTCAGGCAAGCGTGGTATATTTAGTAAGATTAAATCCCTAGGTGGTAAAGGACTAAGTGCCGTGGGTAATTTTATTAAATCACCAGGTAAGGCGTTACTAGCAGCGGGCTCCGGTCTTGCAGGTATGGTAGGAACTGGTGCATCCACCTTAGCGGGTATGGGTTCTAAAGTTGCTTCAGTAGCCGGTAAAGGCGCGTCGATGCTAGGTGGTGCTGGTAAAGCATTAGGGACACTAGCGCGTGTTGGGTTGTCGGTCGGTCGTGTAGCGCTAGGTCCAGTGGGTTGGGCTGCAACTGCGTTATGGGGTGCTTATAAAGGCGCTCAGTATCTTAACAGTAGGAGCGATGCAGACCCTATCGAGGATATGCGTTTTAAGCAGATGGGTATCAACACTGAGGAAGGAAGTCAACTTCGTGCGATTCGTCTTTTAGAAGAAGCGTCGCTCGATGATATCACCTTTAATGATAGGGGAGAGGCTACTTTACCTAAAGTTGATTATAATGACCTTATTGATGAGCACGGTGAAAGATTCAATGTGGATAAGAATAATCCTCAGAATTTAGAAGCCTTTGTTCGTTGGTATGAAGGTACGTTTAAACCCACGCTGCTAACATATGCAACTTTGGCTAATCGCATCGATGAAGATCTAGATGTGGATGATCTAGATGATGACTTACCTGAAGATCAACTCGTACCGTTTACTAAGAAAGCGTTTGAACTTCTAGAGAGTTCACCGGCTATTGGTAATACGTCACCTTACTTTGATCAAGAAGCTACTAGCGATGACGTTGTCACGCAGTATAATCGTGTCATGCAGGAGTATGGTGGTGAGTTGAAAGAAACTGTCGAAGCATCTAAGGATAGCCCTGAACCGGTTACATCAGGTTTAGTACCGCCTGCCTCTTATACTCCACCTAGAGATAAGGAAATGGCAATGCCTGAGACAGTCATTGAGGAACCTCAAGATGCATTAACGCGTAAGCTTAAAGCAGCGGCTATTGTGTCAGGCGGTTCAGTACTTGCTTTAGGTAGCGGTTCAAATAGCCAGACCTCAACACGTAGACCTTCAATACCTAACAATGCGGTAGCGTTAGGTGGGTTAGGCGTGACTATGGGTGGTGTGATGGCTGCTAATGCGGATACATATTACCCAGGTGTAGATACCGTGGTTGATCGATCTACACAAATCAACACTTCGGCTATTCAACATCACACCGAAGATGGTGCGCGTATTATCAGTGAGGAAGAAGTAGCACGACGCCGTGACAATTACTATTCTAACATTGATAACCGTACGATGGTGAGTGAGGGTGATGACTATAGTGCGACGCAGCGTTCAAGTATAGAGGACGTAGTAGATTCAAATCGTTATAAGAACGATGTTAACACTTATAATGGTTATACTATCAATCTTGATGAAGTTATCAACCAACAACGTTTACGTAATCAAAATGCTGTTCTTTTAGAAGAGCAAAGAGAGCGTGTTGTTCTAGATGATCACATCAGCGCGGTTAATCAGTATTCTGATAAACGCGTAAACGCTGTAGATGCACATCAGCAAATGCACGCAGAGCTAGCAAACGAGCAACTTGGCTATATTGGTAACATTCTCAATGAGTCACTGTATGTTCAACAGTCTATGGATGATACACTTAAACGCATTTGGAAACACTTGCAAGGTGATGAAGTCATTCCTAAGTCTGAAGCACCAGTTAGCGGTGGTGAGGCTGCAGCTGAACGTGCTAAACAGCGACAAGCTGAGGCACGTCGTAGACAACTGCTTAATCAGCGTCAACGCTCTACACCGCCTGTTGGTATGGGTAAGACCGGATAATGTAGGATAGGACAAGGATGTCCGTTCTATCATTACTTAATTACAAATTTAATCATAGGAAACCGTTATGACTATACTTTCAGATGTCTTGGAAGATACAGCATGGTTGAGGCAAGCGTTCCTTTTACGCAAGTCAGACATTGACGATGTTGATAAAAAACGTCGCGTGTTTTCAATGGCGTCAACAAAATACACAGATACCACATTAGGTGGTAACTACACAATTAATAACCCCCCTCAGTTTACTCGCCATGCGGATATAAAAGCAAAAGCACCATTTAGCCCCTCTAAGGGTATGGGGCGCTATTATAGCGAGGCGATAGACGATAACTCAATTACGCTACATATGCGTTTTGGGGTAGCGGAGTACAATTCGTTAACAACGTTCTTTACTAACTTCTTTGATAGTTCAATGGGGACGTTGGCTCGTACAGGCGAATCGACTGGGGTTTTGTACAACATTGGTAAGGTAGCTGGATTTCTATTTGCTATCCCCTTACTTCCTTTTGTGGTTGCTGGACGTATTTATCGTTTTTTAGATGATAAGCCATATAGTAAATACTACTACCTCAAACCTACGATGCCTCTATACTGGGGCGCGGTTAATACTATCGTTAATAACTTAGCGGTAAACATGGGTTTGATAGGCGCTGCTGATATTGACTCTTATACCGTTAACGCGGATGGAAAGGCAGAACCTAACTACGAGGCGGGGTTAACATCTAAAGAGATAGAAGCGTTTAATAAGCTATTGCCGGATGTTTTTCGTGGAGATGGAGGTGTTGACATATATGCGATTGCTAACCGTGCTCAACGTATTCGTAATCGACAGATTGTCCTACAGCAGGCTGCGCTTCAAAATGCAACAACCAGCGAAGGGTTAGCTACTGCAGCAAGACGTATGACCGAGCAAGACATTGGCCCTATTCCAGCAGGTTCTTCATTAAAAGACTACATGGCGCGTTATCACTCTACGTCCATGGCTCAGGGTGCGGATGCGGATAAAGAGAAACAAGATCCTATTGGTTCTTGGGAATCTGGGTTTTTTGAACATCTTTCTAGTGAGTTATCGGATGGTTCACATTGGGTGAGTTTTAAGGTTAATCCTGATCGCTCTATCAATGAATCTTTCTCTAACACAACTGGTGAGTCTGACATTGCCAATAAGATCAACGGTATGTCGTCCTCAGCGCGTTCTGCGAGGTTTTCTACCTTAGATGGTAATATCGGCGATGGTGTTATCTCTGGAGCCATAGAAGGCATTATAGGCGGTGCTAAAGACGTTATTACTGGTGTTGCTGATGGTGTAGGTTTATCAGGTTTAGCTGCTCTAGGTGGTCGTGCCTTTGTAGATATCCCGGAACACTGGCAGGATTCCGTTGCTGAATTACCCAGTGAGTCTTACACGCTAGAGCTAAGAGCACCCTACGGTAACAAGATGAGTATCTTTACTAACATCTACGTACCGTTGGCTATGATCCTTGCAGGCGCGTTACCGTTATCAACAGGTGCGCAGTCGTATACCAGTCCGTTCCTTTGTGATCTGTTTGTTAAAGGTCGACAGCAATCTAGATTATCAATCATCGACAGTGTATCTATTACACGTGGTGTGGGTAATATAGGTTGGTCAGTTGATCATCTACCTACGGGTATAGATGTTACAATATCTGTTAAAGACCTATCAACAGTCATGCACATGCCACTTAATGATAGTCCAGGTCTCTTTGATGATGATTCATCCTTTAGTGACTATATGGGTATCTTAGGTGGTCTAGGGTTAACCGAGCAGTTCTATCCTGTTCAGAAGCTGAAGCGTCGATTTGTTCAAGCTACACAAGAGTTTGAGAAATGGACATCTCCTGCGTTCTATGCGCAGCATGTTTCAGCAACTGTTCCCGGTAGAATACTGGCGGCGGTTGCTCGTAATACAGGTCGTGGATAACGGCATAACCTACCTCTACCCATGATAGGTAGAGGTAGGGTCTTTATGCGTTAAGGCTATTAGCTAGGCTAGTGGGATTGAAACGACGCATCAGTATAGATTGATCTTCCTGAGGCGTGTCGTTGGCAATCATGATAGCCGTAGATGTTTCACTTTGTGTCGACAATACCGTTTTAGCATCGTCAGATATACCACGCAAAGAACTAATATCTTTAACGTTATCTCCGCTGGCGTCGCTACGCATCCAGCTAGTGTCGATGGTCTTAATTTGTTCAACTAACGTCGCTCCGGCGCGTTGATGGTTATTCGGGTTGTTATCACCTGCAAGACTGTAATTCTTTAGCAGAGTATTAACAAGATTAGGGTTATTGGCTTTAAGCTTAGCTGAACCTACTAACTTAGATAAAGAAGCAAGACTAGCCGCATCCCCACGTTTAGCAGCTACAATGCCCTGCTTGGCAATACGTGTTGCACTGAAGTCTAACCCTACTACTTCTGCTAGACAGTCGATTAAACCTGCTAGTCCTAGTAATAGGGCCTCTAAAAGCAGCGTATCGTTGACAGCTCGCGCCGTTGTTCTATCTTCAATGCTGGTACCGCTACACATACCGTGTATCTGAGTTACCATATCTTGAAACGCTTTTGCCTCGCTAAGCTCCGTTGCTATCCCCTTTACAATAGTTCCATCTAGTAATTTAACCGTCTTTTGACCTACAGTGCTATCTTCTTGCAAGAATCCTTGTAAGTTCTTAACTGCAGTAGCACTTAAGTTAGAAATAGAAATGTTCTTACCCGTAGCAGAAGACAGACCTGAACTAGTAGGCGCAGCAGGTGCTTTGCTAGCAACACGCTTAACTGCACTGTCTATAGATTTAGATGAAACATTATCAGGAGAGCTCACAGCATCTACTAGAGATTTAGAGCTAGGGGTAGATGATGAACTATCAGAGGGGGAGAATAGATCAACAACCTTAGGTAACGATTTTGTTGCGGTAGTAAAAAGACTCATACAAGGTCTCCTTCAATGCAAAAAAAGAAAGTGAATACAATGGTCGAGCCTACCTGCAAGCAGATAGGTCGACGCATCGTTATAGTTTTTTAAGGGCGTAGCTTATTGTTTATTTTTCATGTTCATCTGGTTCTTGATGTTCCGAGAACTGCAGTTCAACACTGTGTTGCGTTACCTTCTTGCGAATAGTAAGTTCTACGCTAAAGCGTATACGAGTCGCACCTAAGAATCGCATCATCTTAAGAAACGTTTTAATGGTCATCGGGTCAGATGCCATTTGTTTATTAATATTGCCACGTGCCGTGTGTCTAGGCTTACCAGATCGAGGTAGACCATTGACTGGATCGTTGAGATACGTATCCATACGGCGGTTCCATCCCATTGGGGTGATATTAAAATCATCCAAGATTACTCGAAACAATCGACTCAACGCGCCTCTAGCCGATAGTGTCTTTTTATTAGAATCTTGTAGTATTTCATTCACGCTATATCTGTCGTCAAACATAATCGTTTAAAATCACTTTTTCAAGTGCCTCCAGCATTTGTCCTATGTCTTGAAATAAACGCATCATCCGTCGAGAATAATAACTGTAGCGAGCGGTATTTTCTTTTTCCATGACCATTAGAATGTCGTGGATAGGAGTAACTGCTTCACTCAATGCTTCCCAAAACCGTTGGATATCGATGTCGTATTGCTCGTCATCTACCAGCCAGGCGTCCAAGGTTAAGGTGGTGCGTCTACTCGTTAATGCCATTGCTTCAGCAGGTATCTCTGCATTCTTTTCAACGGCGTCTTTAACAATGTTTATGAACTCTAACATTTGCTCAGCGTTGCGGTGCCATACTATCATCGTAATAGCTTTGCCGTCTTTAGGACGGTAGAAAGCGAAGTCACGAGATGTGTACAGTGAGACCAAACCACCAAGAACTTTAGCGTTCATACTATTACGCATGGTTTTAAACTGCGTCCTGAATAGGACTATTCGTAGCCACAGTTTAAGCCTATACCAGCGAGAGGGTGCTTTCATATTTACCTCATTGCTATAGTTATTACAACTCACCTATGTAATGTAGGTGAATAATTTATACGAATCCTAGGGAGGCTTCTATGTCTTTACTTGATACAATGAAGGACCGCACAGAAGATGAGGTCCTGTCCCTAACACAGCGCACGCGAATGGCGATTCTAGAAGACATGACTAAAGACGGCATGCCTAATAATAACCGAGATCGTCGTGTGTTGCTTGAATTGGTTAACGGTGCCGATACCACCGCCCTTGCTATGAAGCGTATGGAACAAGATTCCAAACAAAGCGAGCAAGACAATGCCGCTGCAATTATGGCAGCGAAGATTATGGCGAAGACAGGCGGCAACAATCCGTTTCAAGCTGAAGCAGGGAGACATGAGAAAGTCATTAACACCCTGCCTGATAATGCATTACCTGAACCAACATTGGTTGAAGGTGAGCTAGACGTAGGTGTTAGCGATCTTAACTACGAGGAGTTTATGAAGAAGTTTGACTAGGTATACATGTTAAATGCTTTTATATCTAGAAACTGCAGATTCATATACCCTGTTAATGCAATGGTGGCTGCGTCCCATACATTCATTTTCTTAAAGAACATGGTGGCTGTCTCGTCAAGGGACGCTTCCATGTTTTGTGCCGCCTCGCCAAATGCCTTTAACTTAGGGACATACCACACCATCTCAGATAGATGCTGTTTACGTAGGGCGTTATGATGCATGGTGAACCACGGTATAAAGTCATACATAAACACTGTCTTGTAAGTGCCTTGGAAGAATGCTGGCGTGGTAATATGGCGAGGGACGTTAATAGTCTTTATATCCGTAATACCAACGTGGTGAGCAATGCTATTGACAATAACCTGACAGTGAGACTCTGGTAGGTTATAGGGGGCCGTGTTGATATGGATGGATACCGGGTCGGCTAAGGGATTGCCTGACGTACCTTTGTTAACCTCAGCAATGAAGTCCTTTAACACGCTAACCATGTTAGTCATCATTGCACGGGCTAGTATAGTAATGTCATGGTGAGTATAAAGATCCTCAATAGCCTTTGTAGACAGCTTAGGTAGAATGGCCGACCAATCATCGCTTACACGCTTATCATACGCGCCTTTTAATAACTCCTGTGCTGTATTTGCATCGTAGATACTTTCTACACAAGCAAGGCGAGTATCCATCAGCGTATTAAGTTCTACATAAACAGTCTGGTTACTCATTACCTATCCCTTACTTAATTCAGAAAACAACGCTAGAATATCAGGACACATCTGCATTAGAAACAATACCGTCAACCATAAGTTACCGGTATATAACGTTTCTATAACCACATGGTCTGGTACCGGTTCTCTATACGCGTCGTCAGTGAGACTTCCAGCAGCATTAGCATGGACAACGCTGGTTGCTATTAACGCATTAACACGCTTAAGCGCATCATCGTTCTCAAAGCTACTTAAACGCCACTGCGTAATAATTCGTTCCAGTGTGACCAATGACTCATTGTCATTACGAATAATGTCCCAAATCTTTTTTACGTCTTCTTTCTCAAAGACACGTGTGAAATTAAAACGACTGTTTATCTCGTAAAGCTTAGCAATAGCTGATTGACTTTTCTTTTTTGTTAAGTTAGCCAGTGTACTAGACGTTATATTGTTCAAACTGCTAATAACATCTAGCATCAATTCTTTATCATTCATTTAGGTTATTCCTTAAATGCATGCCTGTCAATATAGCACTTAATGTTTCAGTTGATTTTACTTTAGAACCTAGGGCTTTGATACTTTCAATGTCTGCTTCACCTGTTTCTAGGATCTGACGATTCATCTCATTAAAAGCTACCTCATCCCCACCACGAAGTTTAATTAACTCTTCAATAGCGCTATCCACCCCGATAGATAGAAGTACACCAAGTTCAGGGAACGATAATGCAGACCCTTTAGAGATACCGGTTGCTTGACCTGTCAGCTCGTCAACTACGTTATTGTTAGCAGGTGTAGACATTTTCTTATCTAACAACTGAGACTGACGTCGTACAGGCATGTCAACCACCATGTACTCATGAGGTGTCGTATAGGTTTCGCCCGTATCAGTATCAGTCAGTACAATACGTTCAAAGAAGCTATGCCCAAGCGCTTTAGCAATCTTAACATTACGTGTGGTATCTAGCTTAGCTTCGTTGAGGTTAGGTGCGATGATAGGAAGTACAAATCCATCTTTAATCTTCTGCATTAACGCTGCAAAAGCACGATCACTCATTCCCTTAAACATTTCCTCGTATAAGGCTTTATTCTCACCCCCTGGTAAGATCTTATCCATATATTCAAGGATAAATGCTTCTGCTTTTTTACGATTAGCCATAATGTCTTTCTCTTAATGATACGGTAGTTGGTCTCATACCGATGCTTTAAGTAACGGTATGTTTTGGCTAAGAAACTCACTTAAACTACGAGACCATTGACTGCGTTTAACCACCCCAGGTAGTTGAGCAAAGACACACTGCTTCTCATCCATTAGTAGTTCGTAAAGGAACGTTACATCCTCTTCACCCATTTCAATAGCAACAGCACAGCATAATAACGCGCTGGCTTCGCGGTGACCGTTGTCAAAGGCTGAGAAGAAACCCTGGATGCTCAATGCGTCTAATTCGTGTTTTGATATAGTTTCAACACGGCGACACAGTTCTTCGGCTCCTAGTTGATCAAAGGCTAAGTCGCCCTTTCCTAAAAGATATCGCATAAGCGCGATACGACATTGGTCTTCTAGTACATCTCTGTATGTTCTATCACATGTAGAATCTAAAAGCTGCTGCTTGATACGCACATGGTGATGGCAGTATTTGGCTCGCATAACAGAATTTCCTATTCATGCCACGGCGGTAGGTCGTCGTAGATTTGATGATTTAATAATAATTGGTGTTCTATGACAAACGGGACAACGTATTGAACAAAGTCAATAATCCATTGGTCTTGACTTACATTATCGTTAAGGTAGCTTCTTATCTCGACAGTATCTGTATTAGTAACAGTACCTAGATGCATGTGCCAGAAACAATTAAGACGTGTTAGGTGAGTACGGCTTCGCGGATGAGCATCTGTAGGATTATATTGTTGTCGAAAAGCTTCAGCTATAGCTTTGTTTTTTCTGGACAAGTAGTAATAGACTTCATCGTGTAATGCCATATCACTACCCTCTATCAAGTAGGTTGTAACGTAACTGCATGGGTAGATCCTTTATCACGCATCACAATTGAAATTAATTCACCCAAGCTGATAACTTGCACTTCGCTTGGCTTAAAAATATGTTTCATGAAACCAGCATGTTCCCATCCATAATAGGGACATTCGTGGATATCGCTGGCAGGGTTCTTATAACCACTATGCCATGGCCATTCACCGGCACCGGCTCTTAAGAACATGGCTTTGATAATTAGATAGTCGCAGTAACTCTCACACCGTACTGCCTTTTCAAACAGCTCGGGGATAGCGCGGGCGTTAGCTTCTTCTACTACTTTATACGTGTCGTCGTGGTCGAATTTAACACCTAACATAGAAAGGAAATTAATAGCGTTAATACGACCTTCTTCACTTAGGTCAAATATAGTATTCATAGTCGCCTCTAGTATAGTACAATAAACGTATTGTCAGGATTTTGCTTATAGGCATAGTCAAACGCATGCTTAGTACCTTTACTCACCCCATCCCAAAAGAAAAGGCAAATATCAGAAACATCAACCATTGTTTTATTACGCTTAAAGCCTGCTGATTTCCCATACAGATCCCACCGTGCCTTAAATTCAATAAACTTAAGACCATTAATCTCAGCATATTCCCTAGCTAACGTATCAGCTCCCCTAGCCCCACCACTTACTATGGTGAAGGTGTCTTTGAGGACACCTATCTTAACCAAGTAAGCAATGGTTCTACATAAGAGATGATAACTAACGAATCCGCGTGAACCCCCTATGAAGAGGGCTTGTTCTTCAACTTGGTCCATCGTCCTTTGCTCGTATCGTAGTTATAATAGTCTACACCCTTTTCAATAGCCGAGTCGCTAGTGAACGCGCGGTGACCTCGTACTTTAACCGTGTTAGTGGTAACGTCAACAATTTCAAACCAAACAAAAGGTATACCTTGTATGGTTTCATTAGTTGCGTTCTTTTCTAACCACGTTAAAAGTGCTTTAGGTTGTTGAGCGCCTGTTTGAAAATCACCCATCCCGCCTTTAGGTTGACCGGTGCCTGCAAATAGCCAAAAACGTTTCATACCGACTCCTTAGGCAAATTGTTTCTTAAGCGTATTTTCCATACCCTTACTCTTACAGTAGTCGTCCCACCAGTAAGGATAGTACTGCTTGCGAGCTAGAAGACAAAGGTCTATTGTAGAAAGGAAGTACTTGTCTTCATGTTCTTCTAGCTCTTTAGGTAGCCAGTACCCACGCGTATCGCCAAGAATAACATCCCAACTCACACCTAGGTCGTTGATAGCCTTAAAGAGATATTCTGGCTCTAAAACAATATCACCCATCCCTTTCCATAGCTGGCTAATCATGCAAAGTTCGCAGGTAATCTCCAAAGCACGTTTAAGCTTAGGGTCATTATCTATCAGACCACGCACGGTAGTGCGCTGTAGCAAGCGATCTGGATAAATACTCAATGCGTATTTAAGGTCGTTACCATCTAAGCCAAACTTACGCTCTTTGATGTAACGGAATTCACTAAGTCCCATGTGTAGACCGTCACGCTGTGAGGCAATGATCTCAAACGGTAAACCAGTCGCACCACTTTTAGAACGCAATACTTGAATAGTGATTAATTGTAGATCCATATCACCTGGTGTGCGGTCATCGCTGTCACGAGGAAATAGAGGTGTCTTATCTGCTTTATTCTGAAGCGGTGTAGCGCTCATGCAGTTGTAAAGGATGTTAGTTAAGAATGTGAAATTCTCAGGACATCTTTTAAGCTTAGTACCCTGTTTAAGGAACTGTAGTTTCTTCTTAGATGGAGCATATGGGTCATCTAAGATTTCATCACCTAGGTGAGCTGTCATGGTCATGTAAAAACCACTACTAGATACCAGCTTAGGTATCTGAATTACCATTTGACTCTTAGCGGCACCTACGCGAGCTGCCTCCATGTTCATTTTAGAATCACCAATCTGATTCTTATCGTAAATCGCATCAACCGAATCAATGTTCATGTTGGAGATAGAGTCAATCCCTGCCATGGTAGGTCTTAGCATAGTAAGGTGCTTTCCGTCTTTACCGATAAACGGTGTGGTGAGGATAGCTTTCTTATCTTTAACCTTTGCTTTAGCAAACTCTTTAATCTGGTGGAAGTAGTGGTTACCACTCATCCCGTTGTTATCGGTCACTAGAACCGCACCAGTCTCTTCTACATCCCATCCTTTTAATCCAGGATAGAAATTACCTAAGTGTTCAATACGAGCTGGAGTTAACGATGATTCACTATCGTAAACTAGACAGACTGATTGTTGTCCTGCCTTGTTGAACACATCACCATAGCGCTCGGTGGCGCTTAAGTTGAAGTGATTCATGACAGTGGTCTTATATGTGTTGGCACGACCACAGATGCCAAGAAAGTGAGGGTAGCCGCCGTTGAGTATATGCTCGCCATGCTCGCCAACCTGATAACTACCTGACTGGACGTCAAATAGACTGCCAACGTTTAGCATTGGTCTTATTTTTGGTACACTGACAAAGAAGTCACTTGGATTTGCCATAATGGGGCCTTATAGTTAGTAAAGATCATCTCAAATAATGAAAGACATCTGTCGATTTAAACACACACGGCATAAAGCAGGGCATCAATGCCCTGCAATATACCTCTCAAATTCCGCATCACTCACCCGCCTAACCGACGGATCATTTAACTCCATTAATACTACACGGTACACCAGCAACGTGTCTTCCTGCATGAGGTCGCTATTGTAGCCGTACTTAAGCCAATCTGGTACTGAGCGTTCTATGTCATCCATAGATATCTGGTTATGCGTTACTACTTCTTCAGATATCTTTTGGCCTAATGGAGTATCTCTCCATATTGTCTCAGTAAACAAAGCCGGTAAATTAAACGTTTCATCATTAGGTGTCCAATCTAAACAGACACCATAAAGACGACTATAGTTAACTTCTCGATGACTCCTACGAACCAGAAAGGTAAACAATGTGGTAATGTAGAAAAGACGTTTCATCATATCCGGCATGAAGCGTTTGCATAATGCGGTGGATACAGACATACGTCACCTCCTGTTAGATGATACGCGTATTGGAATAGCCGCAGGCCCAAATACCAATATCGTCCTCAGTTTCTAAAATGAATCCATAGTTAAAGGATGTCTTAGATGCTGGCCAAGTTAAGATACTAATGCGTTTAATCTCTTTCGATAGCGCCGCCAACGCATTCCTTGATGGGATATCAATGCCGAATGTTAATGTTACTTCAGTGAATCCTGTCGTAAGGCCCACGCCGTGTTCAACATCTAGGTTAATAGACTTAATGCCGGTAGGAAGCTCTTTACTAAACTCAAAGACTTCACGTTCGGTTTTACCTTTGCCTTTAGTTACACGGCTATAGAATTTGTCAGTAACATCAGTCAAACGCCATTTATCAGGCAGTTCACCATCAATAACTTTCTTCAAACGTTCTTCTAAGTTACTCATTACATCAAGCAAGTAAAAGCTACGACCTACAGGCCTTACTTCACTAGTCAGCGGTTGTTTGTTAAAAGTAAGAATGTTACGCGTCTTAGGTTTACGACTGGTATGAATTGTACCATTGTTAACTAGTTCACCGTAATTCTTAGACGAGAAGATATCGGTTAAGTGTCCAGTGAACATTAACTGCTCGCCTTCTTCCACATAACGGTTCTGGTGATCACGTAACTTCTCTAGTACACTATCAGGTTCTTTTAAATAAAGAACGCTATGACCTGCATCAGATTCAGGCTTGCCGATAATCTCATGATTACCACAATAATAAACATGATGACCAGTTTCGGTTTGATTAATGGTGTTAGTGTTGAAATACCAGAAGTTATGATTAAAGAGTCGGTTATACGGTGGAACTTTATCTTTGCCGTATTTTGCTTTCTCTACACATTCATGAAAAGAGACATGGTGGCCGTTGGTAGATAACATAACGCCTTTAGTTGCGTTCTTATCAGCAATCTCATTGCCTTTGGTGCCGACGTGTGCTCTTGTCCATTTAAAAGTAATCTGATTACCTTTACCTGTGAATTCCGCTCGGGCGTTAGCTAATGCTTCCCAATAATCCCGATTCTTAACTGGCTCACCATCGTGACGTAACCAGTTGTTAGCTTCCCATTTCTCATAACGGTCATTGATGCCGTCAACAACATAACGTGAGTCAGAGATAACCAGAAGTTCATTGACATCGTTTTGATTGGCGATATCAACAACTTCTTTTACAGCCGCTAGTTCAGCTACATTGTTAGTTGTTAACTCTTTGATACTACCCCAACCGTCGTAGACATAGTCGCCTATCTCGCCATGGTAGCCCCATCCTGCGTAACCTTTACCGCTGCTATGGCCTCTGCACCCACCGTCGCTATAAAACGTGGCGCTTAAAGATGGTTCTTGTTTACTCATCGGTTACATTCCATTATTACTTTTAATTTAAGTCTCTATAAAAATAAGCCAGGCCTGTAAACCCCTACTTAACTTCACACTGTTGATTAAAACGCTTAACATCGTCTAAGTAAATCTCACGGAGATTGTAAGCATAGTTGTAAAGCTCACGTGTATATTCCCCAAATGCATTAAATGCCTCTTCCTCGTTACTATACGTAGATAAGTCTACGGACTCCGGTAAGGGTTTAATAGCTGGAACAGGAAAAGGTATAAAACGACTACAGGGACCCTCGTGTCTTTTATCTTCCAATGCACGCTCTAGCTGCACGATGTAAAGCTCTAGACGCTCATGGTAGCGCTTCAACGCGTTGAGGTAGCGCTTAGCAGGATGCTCTTTATCAATAGCGTCCCAGTTCCATATAAAGGTATCCATCGTAGGGGGTGGATCTATTGGATCTACGAGTGGATGATTCTGAGGTGGGGTTTCTGGCTGGTTAGAGCTAACACAACTTCCCAACAATATGGTGGTTGCAATGATGATAGGACGAAGCATTAGTCTTTCCCTATTTGATTTAGTTTATCCAAGATACTACGCCTATTGGCTCCCGTTGAGGGTTGAACAATAGGAGGTGGTGTGACCGTAGCGGCGTTAGCCTTACATTGAGCAAGGCGTGTTTCTAAATGAGTGATCGTTGCTTTAAATTGAATAGCGTCGTTAGCATGCTTTTGCAATATAGCATTTTGAGAAGGACTGGGTACTCCGTCCCTTTTCATTTGATCTATCTCTTGGTTTAATGACGTGACCTTTTTATTAAGGGCGTCTATTTCTTTTTCTTTACCCGCAAGATCAAGTTCAATACCACGCGCATCAAAATACAGGATGCCTGTTCCTACTAGCGATACAACCAGTAGAAGCATTAGCATTCGACCCTTAGAGGGATCTTTATGTCCGGACATGTTGGCCTTCTCCCCCTTTAATAATGTGAGTAGAAACGGTAGAAATTGGGGCAGGGCTTTAATAAAAGCAATGAATAGTGTCAATGTGTTGCTCCCTACCTTAGTTGAATACGATGATTAATTTGGAGTCGATTTATAATGAGTACAGTTAAAGGGTTTGTCATTATCAATGATTTGATAAACAATGATAAGAATACCCTCTCCCCGGTTGGTGAAATGTCATCACACGCCCGTTCCTATTCACCAGATAACCGTGAATACAGTTCTAGCACCTATCCTAACTTGCGCATTGCGTTGATGTCTACATTGGACGACAACGGCGAGCAGATGGACGTAGGTAATGAAGTAGGCAATGTCCTATTAAACTTAATCGATTATATCGACACCAAGGCGAGAAATGGTGAACTTACGTCAAACAACGCAGTACTTAACCAATTCATAGGTAACGACTATCCGTCTATTTCCGTTGGTTTGTTTGTATCAGGAGCCATGGTAGCCTCTGATGCAGGTTACTACTATCCCAGTTATATTAACTGGACAGCAAACGGTACGACCTTTACGTTGTGGTTTTCTAATCGTACGTTTATTCGTCAATATGACGAATATGCACTAATACCGATTAAACCAGTTGAGGAGCTTAACGATTTACATCGTCCTTATACTGAGATATCGGATGTGTTGACAGAAGACCTACCACGTATGTTGGGGATGGCTAATGAGATATCCCAAGACGCACCTTATACCGCACTAACGCCATATGAAGTGACGTGGAATGATAAACACTCGTCAACAACGAAAAAGTTAACATGGTACGTCGTTCAATATGGTATAGCAGGTAACAACCCCGATGCCATTGCTGATGCCATTGCAAAATCTATCTTAGAAGATAGCGATTACGATTCAGTAGAATGGTACGATGTATTCCCTACCTTATTTAGGCCGACAGAGTTCATTATCGTCCCTATGTGGCATCGTGTGGCCATTGAAGAGCAAACGGGACTTGCAGGTACCTATTCGCCATCGGTTAACTACCAGGAAGCAATGGGATTGTCTTTACCAGCGTTAGCTAACTATCCACTTGAGCACGTTGATGCTAACTTGACCGTTAGCCATGCTGCTTATAAAACCATTGCTTTCACAGCGGTTGGTGAAATAGGTAACAGTGATGGGATTTTCAAATTTGAAGAAAAGTTCCCAGACTACACCGCCCTATCGGCACAAGAAACAGACTTTAATCGTCTATCGCCTGAAACACAGGATTGGGTTATCCTCTTTCATAGAATGTTAACCGCTGCTGAGACAGTCAATGAATTCACACAGCTAGATACCGACATCTCACGCATTACACGCGATGGGGTAGATTTCCTTATCAGTTCGTATAATGACGTTAACTATCTAGTAGTACAGAAACAAAGTTTCAAGGAGTATTATAATGAGCAGCTTGATCAGAGTTAATGATAAAGGACTCTTCACGCTAGCTAATCCGTTTGTTGCTTTAACCGGCGTGGAATATCAAGTTACTCGTCTTATTACCATCCCGACGCTACTGGCTCAGGGTGTAGATGTATTGCAAGATGTATTTATTGCTAACGGCTTAACCATTGACACGTATAATGATGCAGTTGACAATGATATATTGATAGTCACGCTAACAAGCGCTACGGGGACCAGCATTACGTTACCTGCTAATTACATTACAGGCATGCCTAATGTAAACACAGTGCCTTATACTCGTCGTATTGTTTCAGTTGATTTAGGTTCGTTACCTAGTAGTCAACCGTTAGACGGTGTTAAGTTATTGTTAAAAGAAACAGTATTAGCAACTGTAGGTGTTGATGCGGTAGTAAATGAATACTCTGCATCGACAACCGGGTCAGTTAGCATGGATCAACATCTGGAACTTGAACGTGTTCGTGTAAATAAAAGAGCGGTAGGAGATACGGAGAGACAACGTCGTATTGCTGCTGAGGAAAAAGCACAAGCATATAAAGAAAGGATGTTAGCACTAGAAGCCATTGTTGTACAACAACAAGCAAGGCTAAATGAGCAGGACGCATAAAGACCCTACCTCTACCTTTAGACGGGTAGAGGTAGGTTATGCCGTTAGCCATCAGGAGCATAGACGGTTTTAGCATTGATAGGATTGGAGGCTTTAAAGTCTTTAAAGTCACCGCTCTTACCTTTGATGGTACCCTCGCCAGTGATACCACCACTTACATTTAGCGCACCCCCTATTTTTACATTACCTGTAAATTCAGTATTGGGTGTGGTGTATTTAGTAGACGGGTTATTAACAGTGAGAGGACCTCCTGATTTAATAGAGATAGACCCTTTAACATCTACAGTTTCACTACCCCCTACCGTGGTACTGTAGTTACCACCAATATCAAAGGTCATGTGTCGGCCCACTGTAATAGAGACATCGCGGTCAACCGTAAAGGTCATGTCTTGTGGCGCGTAGCCATTGATGTCTTTCTTATTAAGTTCAAAGAACGTGGTGTCTTTGTTATGGGCTTTGATGTGAGTATTAGCGCTGTCTAGGAATAGATAGTTATCAACATCGTCGGTAAAGGTAAATTTACCGTTCTTAGTATCTAATAGACATTGGTAAGCAAAAGGCTCACCGTTGTTTTTATTAGTAACTAACTCAATCTTAGAATCATGCGTGGAGATAGTAAGGCGATAGCTGTTTTCATCAGTCAGCGCCTCTATGTCTTTAGTGACATCTGGCTCATTCGACCAACGATAGACAACAGTTTCTAAACGTCGCAGTGGATCGTCTCTCCCCATGCTAGTGTAGAAGTATTTATCAGTGTCAGCATATTGCCACAATAACACTTGCTCGCCACGCATAAGGTCAGGGGGCGTTTCACGGTTAGTCTCTAGACTTAACCATGTGGCTTTGATCGTTTTATCTACATCTACTTGTGCTGACCATTCTTTACCAAAACCATCAAGCCCTTTACTAAAGAACGTTGTTTTGTCTTCTTTAACCTCTCCTAATTGAAAAGGAAGTATTTCTATTGGGGTTATTAAGACTTCGGGGTTATCGCGTTCTTTATTCTCAGCAACTATGCCAATAGAGATTACGCGTAATCGAGTTTGTAAGGTCATCATTTACCTCGTGTTAAAGATACCAATCACAACATTAAGACACTAACAGTAATTACCGACTGTCAATTTAAACAGAATAACACTATCTTTTGAGATAGGGAGAACGCCACCATGGGCATGATACACAGACGTTTTATAGCAAAGAACAAACAAGCAAATAAGCTACGTAAAGAACCAAACGCACTTAAGCCCATCGCACGGGATCAATCTAAAGATATCATTATTTGTCGATGTGAGAAAATCATTGACGGTGAATCGTACGGTCCTTTTACTGCATCGGTGTACGACACTAGCCTAACTAAGGCAGTTAACTATTATAAAGATCAAATGCCTGCGATGCCTGAGCCTAGTGATGAAGGTCTTAGGATGTACCATGGGCTTAGGGTAGGTATGGAGATAAAAGATTTCGGTACATGGTTCCCTAGTCGCCAAGCGGGTGAATTACTAACCCAAGCAGGATTCATTTTTAATATTTATACCATTCATCCAAGTAAAGTACAGTGCGGGAAGTCGCAGGTTGTGTTCCACTTAGATAATGCAACTAAACTTGCAACGATGGATTTTAAATCCATGCTGGGTTTTTATAACGCATGGATAATGAAAAAAGGAAACGTAGCGTGAAGATACAAAAACTTATACTGAGTAAGTATAGACGTTTTGCATTGAGCGAGATACCTTATATCTGTATCGATTTTTCAACTCCCATGCAGCTTCTGCTGGGAACAAACGGTTCAGGTAAATCAAGTCTACTAAGTGAATTAACACCGCTACCTGCCAACCCTAGTGATTTTGATAAAGGTGGGTATAAGGAACTTCACATTCAATTTAAAGGTGAGGACTTTATCCTACGCTCTGAGATTAGCCGTGGCGCTAAACATTCTTTTATAAGAAACGGTGTAGAGTTAAATCCAGGTGGTACGGCTTTGGTACAGAAAGATCTAGTAGAGCGTGAGCTGGGTTATACGTCGTCTCTACATGCGGTCTTGACTGGCAAATTGCGCTTTACTAAAATGGCACCTGCTAAACGACGTGAGTGGATAGCTAATCTAAGTACCACTGACATGAGCTATGCGTATAGTCTCTACGACGCGGTGAGAATAGCAGCCAGGGACAACCAGGGTGCGCTTAAACACGTTAAAGAGAAAGTGGCACAGCAACAGGCCAGGTTAGTGTCGTTAGAAGCGTCTACTAACTTACAGGAACGTGTAGACGAATGTCATAAAGACATCGAAGCATTATTGACGGATAGACGAACCTCTACGCGTAGTCCAGAGTCTGTCAAACAAGATATCCAACAACGTCGTGACAATGTATTGCGTTTGGCAAAACGTGTTCTAAAGACCGACTTACAAACTTGGATTAAAGAGAAGTTTACTTCAGTTGTGGATTTTGATAATCGCATTGTTAAACTTCAACTTGACCACGCAAGTCACACTGCAAAAAGGGATAACTACACAGAAACCCTTAATGACCTACAGACCATGTTAAGTCAAATGAGTGAATTAGGGGCTAACAGTTTAGATGATCTTCTAGAAAAACGTAAAGTGTTAGAAAAGAAGAAAAGTTTAATCGCTTACAATCACCCCTGGGAAGTTCCTAAGCAAGATGCTGCCGCTTTGTATAAAGAAGTTGATTCTGTCTTTGTTCCTTTAAGGGATTGGGTTGTTGATATGCCTAGTCAGATGAAACCGCAGTACGATAAAGCAGCTTATCAGGAAGCAGTACTCTACGTTAAAGAGATGGACCGTGAGCGTTTAAGTCTAAGACGTCGGATAGATGGCTTACAGAGCCGTATACACCACATGGAGCAAGCCAAGGAAATGGAGTGTCCTAAGTGTAACTACATATGGCGTCCAGGTGTTTCTGATAATGAGTTAAAGGAATCTAAGATACAGGTAGAACACTTAACTAATGCTTTGGAAAGTAAAGAAAGAGAAAATGAAACCATTGTTGAGAAGATTAACGCCTATCAGCAATACGTTCGTGATCTTAATCGCCTACAGGCCATCATGGAAAGCTACCCAAGAGCAAATCCATTATGGAGTCAAGTTAAGCGTGATAAGCATTACGATACTTCACCTCTTCAAATTCTCCATACTTACGAGAGCTTTAAAGACTACGTCATGATGTATCGTGACGAACAAATCATTGATTCAGAGATAGCCTTTATCGACGCCTCTATTAAGAAGTTTCATGAAAGTAAGGGCTTAGATGGTTTAGAGGTAGAAAAGCGCATAGAGGAGCTTGAGAGACGTCTCAGTGTGGTTATAGGTCACATTGCTGACGTAGATCGTGAGATTACTCGTTTGAAGCAGGGTAAAGGGATATTTGAACGATTCTTTGAAGACCAGAAAATCGTAAGCGATGCTTTGGTAGATTTAGAATCTTTACGGGATCAACTTATCGAAGCGCAGCGTCAATCGGTAATAGACAATGTATTGCGAGAGCGTCAACAAACTCTTTCTACACTTAACACGACACTAGGTCAAAAGAATACCCTTGAGCAAATGATTGCTGAGTTAAAAGAATCACAAGAACAGCTGACCAAAGAAACACAGGGTTGGCAGGATCTTCAACATATGCTTTCACCATCAACGGGTATCATTGCAGACCAAATGACAGGGTTCATTAAGTGTCTATTAGATCAGATGAATACCATCATTGGTAAGGTGTGGGGACACCGTTTACAAGTCATGCCGTGCGCTAACCAGGCAGGAACATTAGATTATAAGTTCCCATTCCTAGTAGGTGATGATGATCATCCTGTTAGTGATATCAGCTTGGGGTCTGAGGGTCAGATGGAGATGATTGACTTTGCCTTCATGGTAACGGTTATGCATTTCATGGACTTACACGAGTACCCCATGCTTCTAGATGAGACTGGTCGTACGTTTGATGCAGTGCATCGTAATCGTTTAATGGGATACATTAAGTTGTTGGTTGAGACAGGACAAGCATCTCAGTTATTTCTTGTTAATCATTTCGCTAGCTTCAGTGGAGGATTTACAAATGCAGAGGTATGTGTCTTAGATGACCAAAATGTAACTTTACCGTCTGTTTACAATGAACATGTGAGCTTTGCAGCATAAAGCCTAACCACCTAGCCGTGAGGCCGGGTGGTTAGCTTATGCCGTTTACAGTACAGTATACAGATTTACTAAACGTGGTGGTTGTCTATCACGTCTAGACGTGGGAAACCGCATGGGTGTTGCAGCTATAGGTAAATCCATAACTGTGTCTAATAGAAGTTGTTTCTCTTCTTTGACCCGTGCACTTACTAAATAGTCATCAGGTGAGCCTATCAGACTATACTCAGCAATAAGTCCTTCGTTATCCATCAAGATACCTTGGGGGATTTCTGCTGATCTAAACTTACCAGGTAGGCCCGTCTCCTGTAAGCGCTCTTCCCTTAATGCAATGTTATCGTTATCAATGGTGATAATAAAGCTAAAGGGATGACTTAAATAGCGACGAATAAAAGAGCTAGATTGGATGTCTTTAACCTGGATGTTACCAATGGGGTTAATGAGATCATCTAACTGAATATCTTCACGCGATAGCAATACACGGCGAATAAGTGGATAATGCTTAAAGCTTATCTTCAACGTGTGATCACCCACCACCTGATAGGTGTCATCTAGCATAACCAAATAACCACCAATGCAAAGTAAAACTGTTTTAGTACTAAAGTCCACGTCAGGCAACGTCACCATCACTTGTTCATGAGCAGGGATACGGATATCCACTTTAACTTGCTCTTCTTTAATGGGGTGGGTTTGAATCTCACCAAGTTGAGAGAAGTTAATCAGACCAAAATGGTTGCTGTCTGTACGCTCTAGTGTTTCACCAGCACGCAATACATATAGACCTTGACTGGAAGCACTGACACGATGCACGTAGCCGTTAACAGTAAAGAGGCTGTGTTTGGCTAACTGCACGTAATCAATACCCTCATGGGTGATTAATGCATCGGGCCCCATCTTTCCTATGTTAGGACTGTCAATATGTTTAGTATGGTCAGAACGTTTGACCGTAAACTCATGGTCGAAGACGTCAGCATAGAACACCGACTTAGGATGGTCTATATTTGGAACTGTAGGTAGCCATGGTAGGGTTTTAGTGTTATCTACTAACCAATCGCTTACTGTTGTTTTATTATAGCGTAGCGACTTATCTAGATCGTTTAACAGCACTGCGCGCTCTTCGCCACCGACGATTAAAACGAAGATTACATTTTTATAACTTTGAAACAATTCTACAAAGGTCAGATTGGAGACGTCTACCGACTCCCATTGCCGACCCTGCTGTACAAAGGCACGTGATAAGGTATACACAACCTGTCTCCTTTATAGATATCTTAATGGTCTAATCATAGTTTACCTACACGGGGGTTAAATATTATGTGAACCCCATGTATTTTATTAATTATATTTACCTATATTGACCAAAGGAGTCAGTCAGAATGTCAGATCAAAGCTACCTCTACGACTACGACCCGACGGGTCAGGCTGCTTCTAATCTAAGGCGAGACGAGGAACATGTCTTAACGGCGGATAATGGGGACAATTACCACATTATTATTCCGAACATATCTCCCTTTTACAAAGAAGGTTTTATACTCACCCATGAGGATAGTGCTGACCCTTTGAAACTAGGTAAGGATTATATCTTTACCCATCAGTACACTAAACCTGAAGATAACTTAGGTGGTGACGCTTACGGAAGTGTAACCATACTAGATCGTTCTCTTAATGGTAACTTCACCATTGAAAGCTATCAGGTCATGGGTGGTCCTCATAGCCAAGAAGGCCGTGAACTGCTTGAAGAAATTGGAACCCTATCGGCCTTTGCGGACACCCGCACAATGGAAGATATCATCGGGTTGCCAGAATTCTACCCCCCATCTGCTCACGTAGTGGATGGTGAAGATTTGACGGATCTTAATCACGTCATTGCAGCCCTTGAGGATATTCGAGCGGCTATTAGCGGTGAGTATAAAGCTAACCATACTCATGCTATCGATCAAATCTTAGGTTTGGAAGATCGACTCAGCCAAATGGCTGTGGTTAACCGGTCTCACAAACCTGCGCCTGCTAATGGATATAGCTTCGCTAACCAAGTAGGCTCTGTGGCTATTCGCCTGCCTAAGCTTAATAATGCATTGCGTGTTACTGTTGAAGTTGCAGTATTAAGCGAAGACGAACCTACTATCTATTACCTTTCAGGTTTAGTTGGTAGCCGTTATCAAACGGTAGCAGGTGCTAGCTGGGAAGATACTAAAGCGACTTACCAAGGTCACCGTCACGTCCTGGACGCATTTTTCACCTATGACGTTGATAACTATCCCACTATTTATTTAGGTAAAGGTGATACGTGGAGCAACCACCATGTGGTTATCCGCTCAATCACTATTGGGACGACCGTACCGCAGATTTACAACCAAGGCTACGTGGTCTATTTTGCCAATGATGTGACTGGTGAAGCTACGCTTGTTGAGAAAATCTTAGGTTTGGATCGTATAGAAAGTCGCCTGACCAAGCTAAGTTTAAACTCGTTTTATCCCGGGCTATTTAAGCACATTTAAAACGACCATCTTATTCACTCCTAATTTCTGTTTGAGGTGCCCCTAATGGCCGATAATGATACTACGACTAATGAAATACCGACTGTTAGAGAGTTGGTCAATGGTCAGTACGAACGACTCAGTAAACTTGCTGCAGGATCACGTACGTCCGAAGATATGTTCTACAATGCTAAAGCGTTGCAGGAGATTCAAAAAGCAGACATATATAGTTTAACCGAAGCTGCTATTACAGCCGCCCACGATTCCGCTAATGCCCGCGATGAAGTTAACCAGGCTGTTATTGACGCACAGGCGTTTAACATCCTTTACGAGGAAGGCCGCGTTGCCCGTACCATGGTAAACGACCTGGCTCCTGATGGTGATTTAACGCCGTGGTCTACCTGGTTAGCAGATGTACGTGATGACGTATTAACGCGTACACTTCCTTCTAATGGGGCGATTCTTGATGGTTCAGAGATTATCATTAAAGATCGCTACGGTCGCGCCAGTAACAACGCTATTAATATCGCTGGGCCGATTGAAGATGTGGCTGATGATGACCCATTGACAATTTCATCAGATTACGGTTGGGTTTGGTTACGTTGGATGAAGGCGGAATCAAAATGGATTGTTATCGCTGGTGCGGTATAATCACTGATCATAAACACATCGATGGGTAGGGTAAATCCCTACCCATTTATGCAATCTCACTAAGGAGCGGGTTATGTTACCTGAATTACAAAAGTACCCCTTTGATCCTACAGCGGTGGCATCAACCAACGCAATCTCAGGTGAAATTGTCACCTTAGACACGGTGAGTAAACAGATCATCGTGCCCACCCATACCCCTTTCTACGCGCAAGGTTTTACCCTTACCCCTAAAGGCGGCAACCCTCTTGTACCTGGCGATGATTATAAGTTAGTTTACTTGTATCAAGAAGCCACCATGGATACCGGTCATGAAGTTGTGACGGGCGTTGCGTTGTTAAACGAGAACCTAACCGTTAACGAATTGATCCTTAGCTACCAAACCGTAGGTGAGCGTTATGCTTCAGAAGCGGCAGCTATCCATGAAGTATTATCCACGTTAAGTGTGTCTGACATGACAGTCTACTGGGATGATATAAAAAACAAGAAGACGGCTTATCCACCAGAAGACCACAAGCACAGCGGGTACGACCTAGTTGGCTTAAGTGAACTGGTAGAAAGTATTGGTAACGTTAAAGACGCTGTAGACGTGTCTAACGAGGCATTTGTCACGCAAATCCTTAAACAACTTGCCAAGAAAACGTCTGATGTGGGTCGTACTAAATTGATCACTCAAGATGAAGCGGCTTTCTATCCTGGGGATTACACGGGTGCGTTGCGTCTGTTGATTGATCGTTCTATCGATCAAAATGCTATCAACGTTGTTGAGTTTGAGATAATCTCAGCTAAAGGAGTGGCGCGTTACTCCCTGTCTTACAAAGAGATAGAGAATGATGTAACGTTAATACATCTACATGGCTCAGAGCTATCGGGTGAGCGTATCAAATACTATTTTGAATACCTTAACCCACTGCGTAATGCATTGTATATCGAACTTGACGATAATGAGCAAAATTGGGATGACGTCCATCTTTGCGTAACACGAATGACAACTTCTTGTCTTAATGGGGAAACATACAGAACAGGTTGGTTGTGGGGTAAGAACCCAGACCTTACGGATAAAGAATTACGTCTCGCTGAGACTGAAACCAAGAATCTTCTTCAAGAGATCGAAGAAGTTAATACAGAATGGCGCAACTACGTTGACCGTCCAGAGAGCTTCTAAAAAATATCCTATGAGTCTACAGTAGTACGTGTACATTAGAGGCAGTTTATCGTCTTAATGTTGTTAATATAAAAAGGTGTCAAACATGCCTTATGATTTATATACACTACTACCTGTATCCGACGACGGCGAAGAGATAATAGAACGTTTTTATTATCCAGCTTTCGGTTTACGTGATGTGATTTTTGCTACTAATGTCTTTGGTCGAGAAGACAATGCATCTCAGGAGCAATACCGTACACTAACACCAGATACGGAACATAACGCCACATTATCACGTGATAGCTTTAGGACAGATAGAGGTGGTGCAGGAGAGTTTAAACTCTACTTACAGCTTGATGGGAAGGGGATTTTAAGTGCACTGCACGGAATGAACCAACCCATGCGTATACGCATCACCGTTGATGGTGAGCAGAGTGTTACTTATACTAACAGCTGGAGCTATCGACATCTACTCTGGGGTTATTGGATGCGGGGTTCAGGTCAGGATTCAGCTAATGGTTTTTTCTTTTATAAAGGAAGGGAAGCTATTACAGATGAATACCGACAAAACTTTTTCAAAGGCGGTGTTCACTTTGAAACACAGCTTAAGATTGAATACGCTAACTTATACAGTTGGGGGTCAAGTCAAACACTAAGCTGCGATTATCTTTTAGGAGACGAGATGTGAGTGGTGTTAAAACAATAGTGTCGACTGAAAACCTAAGTCGACCTGGTGAACAGCCAGCCGACGGTGATCATTTAAGACACACGTTTTCTGATGCCACGGCCAAGGTTGTTGTTTATCGAGAAGAAAGTTTGGAAGCAGTGGAGTCCGATACGTACATTATATCGGTTGCCTCTCTCTTAGATCGTCTAGACATAGATGATAAATTAGAGACTATTTACGCTATGGCGCATGAAGGAACACGCGCCACACCGCCAGACATGACGCTTTATAAGTATCTAACCAACATCCGAACGCGAGAGTTTATTGATCTAAACGACCCTCGTCTACGTCCGGTTATTGAATCACTAGGGTTGTATAGCGAGGCAGACTTGGAAGCTATCTTCGCACCGGCAACCCAAATTGAAATCCCATCGGGAATATAAGGAGACGTTAATATGGGCTCAGTAACCACCCCCGGTGGCACGACTTTGAATCCATTGAAAATACGTCGCTCGATTACCCCCAACGCAGTGCCAACCGCACCGTTGTTGGACGAGGGTGAATTGGCGGCTAATTTAAAGGATTTAATTCTTTATACCAAGGACAACGATGGTAACATTGTTAAGCTAGGTCAGAACTACGATGCCATATTGGCTGCTCACTTTCAAGCAAGGAATCCCCATGGGACTACCAAGGCTGATGTGGGTTTAAGTAATGTACCTAATGAGAACTTAAAACCTCTGTATTACTACAATTCAGGTTCTCGCACACTTAACACTCCACGTATCATGACTCGCATGGATTATGCAGCGGCAGCTAACGTTACCTACACGATAGATGCCTCTATGTATGCTGTTGGTGACCAGTTTGAAATTGCCCGTTTAGCGGATAGTGCCGGTGAAATAACCGTTGCGCTAAACGCGGGCGATTGGCTAATAGATGGTTCACGTAGCGCGACGGATTTACGTATACATGAGCAAACGTTCATGGCCATTCTAACAAAAGCACAGGCGGATCTTTGGACTGTTAAAGTCCAATACGTCTAATAAGATTTTTTTAATTAGGAGTATCTACTCATGACTAACTTAGCCAATCGGCTCCCCGATAGTCAACCACCTCTGTCGGCCGCTGCATTTAATGCACGACGTGACATCAACCGCGACAAGTACGCTGCGTCAGGCTACATAGAGCCAGGTAAATCTTTAGGTATTGAACCCACGCTGACCAGGTCTAACGGTGGTGGTCTATGGACATCTAATAACATAACCCAGGCTATTAGATTAGGTAGACCCTACGCGGATGGCTATGGTGATGGTGATAGTGAGAACACCATTTACCATGTGGATGGGATAATAATCCATCTTTGCGGTATAAATTGGTCTACAGAAGAAAACAATCATGTCCTATTGCCGCCTGCGCCAATGGCCTATCCTGAAGCTAGTACTATCACTACCCAAGATTATAAACAGGGTGACCATGTTGTTGTAGGCAACAACATCTACGTCTGCATTCACCCTGACGGGTCAACTGCTGGCGTCGCGCTTACGGACGATACGTATTACGAAGTAAGGGATGTAGTATCTCGTGAAGATCTAGTAGGGATGGAAGTATTCCTAGTAGAGCTGAGCAAAGATGATGTAGATGCCGTATATCCTTACGGTAACGTTCATTATACACCGACAACGTGGAAGCGTCAGACTTTATATTCTTCAGTAATGCCACAAACATACAGCGCATTTTACACTGGGGATACTGCTACCATAGGTCGTGGTATGAAATGGTCCACCATGACGCCAGAAGAACGTAACTGGTGGGCTAGTGATCCAGTTAACAACATCTATGTTGAGGATGGCAAGTATTACCAGTGGCAGTATCGCCTCCGTTCAGTACCATCTCGCGGTGGATTTTGGAAAAATGCGTGCGCTTGGGATACAACTGTTTCAGCTATCGCTGATGGTAGAGACTTTGTACCTGAAAACCCAACTCACCGCTATTATGCTCCGCAAGGTAAGTTAGAAGAAGCAGGTCCTTACTTTCTTACAGTGGACGAAGGTTACCCATTTAACTACATGCTGACTACGCAGCATTTTTCATTCCCTAAAGAAACCACTCTAGGTGTTGCAGCAAGTAATTCAGAATACGTGACTGTCGAACAACAGAAATTGTCTGCCAATGGTAGAGTTTATCACGTAGGTTTAGCAAGAGTAACGCGTTTGAATATGGGAGGTTACCACCCATTTTACAACCCCACAGGTACGCGTACTTTTCGACGTCAGGATATAAACGGTGATAACCGTTGGGAAAATATTAATACATTCCAGCCTAAATCGGTAGCGGATTGTTTTAAAATCGGACCAACTGCTCAATCTGAAGGTATATACGAACATTCTGGGTTTAAAATTAGCGCCCGCAGTGGACATCCCCAGGACTATCGTCACGATAACATCTACGATTGGCAGGTTAAAGATCTCCGTATGTCAGCACACGGCATAGACATCACTGCAGATGAGTTTGCTAGAAAACTACTTAGCACACATCACCGAGGGTGGGAGAGGTCTATGATGATGAAAATCACCCAAGGCGTAATCTCTACTAAGGGCGTCAATAGACTTACATTAGATATCAACGTGTTACCCGACCACGACGGCGTTGAACCTACCGCATATATAGGAGGATGTTGGCTGTATAATAAAACTAAAGGTGAAGTATTTAGTTTTACTGCCAATGTTGATGGTAATGGAAACGAGCTGTTCTTCACGAACCATGTCGAAGTAAATCCCGAAATATTAGACCAGCCTTATGGTTATTATAGCGACGGATCCCATATCAACAGCTGGGAAGTAGGCGATGAGGTTGTTGCTATTAATTTCAAGCGAATTCGTCACTATGGTAATCGTTTAGAAAAGATTGACTTAATCTGCACACCTGAGAAACTAGTAGAGACGTTCGAGTATTTTAACGTAGATCGGGTAGTTGGCATGAGTTGGATACCTGAAATGCTAGGTTCTAATGGTAATGATGGGGTTGTTTGTAAAGCTAGACGTCATGTTCAAAACGCACTACCTATGCTGAAGAGCGACAATGCAGGTAGCTATTGGACATTAAATGGTTATTCTAGCTACCTGCAGGGGTTTAGATCCCCCGCTAATGCAGCAACTATTGTAAATCCAGCGACTGATGTCTTGATGTTGATGTATAACACTCCCGCCTCATCGCTATATCATACGGGTACCGGTTTAGGGTTGTTAGATGGCGAGTATGGAGCTGTACATTATACAGGAATATATAAGGTAGAAGAGGGGGGGTCGCTTTGCTATAACCTAACCGGTAAAATCACAACTGGAGACACAAACCCTCAATCGATTTCATACGAACTGATCAGAAATGGAATGGGGTATAATGACGCCTTCAATTTCGACTACCCGGAGTCTGGTCTTTATGGGTCTATATTCCATACGGACATTACTATCAGAGATACTGATGAAGACGGCGTGAAGTTTTCGCCATTTTTAACCTACGACCGTAACGCTGGTACGATATACGGGCAGGGTTTCTTTAAAGAAGTTCGTAACGTGTACCGTGATGACGTGTTAACAGTTATCGACCTAAGTGAATCGAACGTTACAGTCAATGTAACGAAGGGTGAGCGCTTCATGATGGTAAATTCGTCTACATCTGGGATAGCTAACGTGCCATTAGTTGCACTACGCGATACTAATGTTACTGTTCCTGCAGCGCACTTCGATGGGTGGCAGATCGGTATCGATGATGGGCGTGTTTATAGGAAGGATGGATATTTTTGGGATATAGCAGCCGTTGACCCTGTTTCAAAGAGTGGCGATGATAGTATACTATCTAACGCACAACACCTAAGGTTAGGTGAGGATCTTAATGGGAATATAATCACATACGGATCTTTTAGAACTGACGAAATTCTCGGTTTTGTACCTAGACATAAACGTCGTAAATCAATCGTTTAATTATAAGGGGCTAACGCCCCTTAACGGAGAATTAGCAATGACAGATATAGCTAATAGAGTTCCAGGTGTGCTTAGATCACTATCTAAGGCACAGTTTGAAGCTAACCGTGAACATAACAGAGGTATTTTTGCCTCTAGCGGTTACATAGAGCCAGGACGCCATTGGGATAATACTGATTATGTAATGGGTGAGGGTCTGTTTACTTTCTCTTCATCTGTATATGACAGCCTATACATGGGGCGTAGTACTTTTCAAACAGGCGGTGGCGGTGTTAGTGAATCGGATTATCCTATTTTTAACATTGACGGTATTGTAGTCCACCTTAGAGGCACTAACCATGATACAAGCTATCATGAGAGTTACGATGAGGTTAAATACGACACTAACCGTATTCTACTACCACCTGCACCTATGGCCACACCCGAGTTAAGTACAACGACTACTAAGGACTACCAGCAGGGTGACCATGTTGTTGTAGGCAACAACATCTACGTCTGCATTCACCCTGACGGGTCAACTGCTGGTTCTAGTTTAACAAACACTACACTTTTTGAAACCCGCGATATGGTATCTCGTGAAGATCTAGTAGGAATGGAAGTATTCCTAGTAGAGCTGAAACAGGGTAAAGTTAATGTAGTTTACCCTTATGGTAATGTTCAAAATGGTGAAAAAGATTGGAACGGATTTGATCTTCAAAATGATTTAATGCATGAAGATTATTCAAAATTCGGAAGCTGGCAGGAAAGCTGGCCAGTGGATCAATTTACCCACGAGGGTGTCGATGTTACCCGAGTAAATGGACCTGGTTTTGGTGTCCGTTGGAGTGATCTTACTGCAGAAGAGCGAAATGTGTGGATGGCCGATCCTGATAATAACATCTACGAAGAAGATGGTAGATATTACCAGTGGCAGTATCGTATACGTTCAGTACCATCGTTAGGTCAACAGTGGAAATGGTCTACGGTAGAAGATGCGTATACCGCTACTTTTATCAGTGCTGCAGACTATGATGTCGGTGGGGTTTTGCAATTTCAAGGTTATTCTCTATATACTACTCAATATAGGTTGACTGGGGGTAGACGTGTGTTAACTCCTAGAAATTCTTATTCTGAGAAAGCACCTGGAATATGGTCACTTAATAGCTTTTCATCAGCCGGAATGAGTGAAGGGGCTTGTTACTTCTTACCAATTGCAAAAGTTACACGTCTTAACCAGGGTGGTTATCATCCTGTTTATAACCCATTGGGCACGGCAACGTTCAGAAAACAAACTGAAAATTCAGATAACCCGTGGTATATTGATGGGGTGTATTTACCAGAATCAATAGCGGATTGTTTTAAAATAGCTACAGGTCCCCAGGAAGAAGGCATCTACCCTAATTCTGGAACACATGTGTCTGGTAAGAGTGGTCACCCTCTTCAATACGTGCATGATATAATACGTGCAGATATGGTTGACGATTTACGCTTACCTGCCATCGGCGCGGGTATTGACGTAGAAGACCTAGCCTACGATTATGTATTCGGCAAGGTCAGGGGTTGGGAGCCGTTGAAGTTAATGAATGTATTTAAATCTACAATTGAGACTGTAGATAGCAATGCTCAAATAACATTACTTGACGCTCCTGATAACGAATTTAGAACCGGTTGTTGGTTATATAACGTTACTAAAGACCTTCTTCAGCCAGGTATTCGTTACGATAATTCTAATTCGTACTGGTCTATTGATAAATCAATAGACCCTCAGACAATCTTAGGACAGTGGGGTTCAAGTGGTAATGTTAACCATTTTATAACAGATGGTTGGGAGGTAAATGACGAGGTAATCGTTATATCCTTTAAAGAGTCCGATGTTTCTATGCAACGACATATCACCACTGATGTAATAGCAACACCGCAGAAGCTTTTAGATTTATTATTATCATACGGCGTCACAACCGTACCCTGTATGGATTGGATTCCTTCCATACCAGATAATACATCTAAAGAATATAAAGGTCGTAGAAAGATAGAACGTACATCTAGTAGTCTACTAATTACTGATAATCTAGGTGAAAACTGGCTTACTAGTACTTCTTATCTAGGACGTTATATTGGTTTTTCAAACAGCTCTATGCACGTGGTCCCTGAAAACCAAATTCAACTTCTACAATACCGATCGTCGGCATCTGTGGTTAAAAGAGCATCTCTTTTTAATGGCAGTACTCGAAGATTACCTTTCGCCAATGCTGCTATAAGTGGTATTTGGGCTACAACTTCAGCAGATATTAAGAAGGGGGGTTTAGTTAATTACTCACTTACCGGTCAGGTTCCAGTGGGTGATGGTTCTGATCCTTTAAGATATCGTCGAGAACGCATAGGTCTACTACATACACGTGATGGTTACGTGTTAGATGGTACGTGGACTCAAGATCTTGCACATGCGGAGCTGGATTCGTTAGACCCGTCTAACGGTGTTAAATTCCACGTGAGCTTGGGACACCAAACCAAGAATAACTTGATCTATCCACAATTGACGTTCAAACAGCTGTATTACGAAACAGGTGATAAACCAGTTACCATAATAGATTTGTCTACACCACAAACTGTTAATTTGGAGATTGGTGAGCATTTTAAACTGATTAACAATCGAAATAGTTTCATCGAGGGGTTGGTCTTGGCGACACGACAAACAATAACCAATCAAACATGGGGTGAAGCCAGTTTTGATCTACATCGTGTTAATTACGATGATGGTAATATCTATCGTGAAGATGGTTCTTTTGTAGGGCAGTTTGAACTAGCACCTATCACCAGACATGGTGATGATGGTGAGTTTGAAGGGCATTCGACTTCAAACGTTGCTTTTGATAAAGACCTCAATGGTAATACAGTAGCGTATGGTGTAGTGTTAGGGACAAAACCTATCGGTTTCTTACCTAAAACCTACCGTAGATAATGGATATGGGGGTCACGGCCCCCAATACCTGGAGTAATTTAAAAATGATAAACTTAGCAGAACTGTTACCTTCATCGGGTAAAGGCATGACTGTTTCAGAGTTTGAATCTTTACGTGAAATGCGAAGACGTACGTTTGCAGTTTCTGGATTTATACATCCAGGGATGCACTACGAGGAAGATGTTAATAATGTTGCTGTAAATACAGGAATATGGTGCACAATTAACGGCGGGTTACCCAATGCATTTAGAATGGGTAGAAGCACAAGCGATGGTAATAACCGTGGGGATAGTGAGACGGAGCACCCTGTCTACAATATAGACGGCCTTAGAATCGTTCAAAATTTAACTGGCGCGTCATCTCGAAACTCTATCTACCTTCCACCGGCTCCGATGGCCGAAGTAGAGGCAAGTACGACTACATCTCGCGATTATAAACCTGGCGACCATGTAATAAACAATAATAATATTTACATTACTGTAAGCGACGCACCATCAGGTATGCTATTGTCAGATGTTACCTACTTTAAACCAGTAGATATGGTATCTCGTGAAGATCTAGTAGGGATGGAAGTATTCCTAGTAGAAATAGGGAATGAGGGAGGTCAGATACCTGCTGTTTTTCCTTTAGGTAATGTCCAATATAACGGCAATACTAGCGGAACAAAGAATTACACCGATGGTGTAATGCCTCAGAGCTATAGTGCTTTTGGTTCGTGGGATACCGTGACGTGGGGCCGTGGGTTTACATGGGATAAGATGAGCGAAGAGCACAAAACAAAGTTTATCAACGACCCTGATAATAACGTATATTTGGACGGCGACCGTGTTTATCAATGGCAGTATCGTATACGTTCAGTACCATCAATTGGTGATGATTGGCGCTTTACAAGCGGTTATGATGATGCGGCAACGTCCTATGTAAGGACTAGCGGTGACGTTTCTCTTGTAAGGCTGAGTGCCCAAGGCTCATCAATTCCGGTCGTTGAGGTGAATTCTGGTCGTCATTTTTACCAGATTAATTCCCAAGAACGAGTAGGTAATGTTGACCCGGGTCTTGCCATTACCAATCCTAAGTTCACATCTAACAATGCAATAGGTAGTATATTTTGGATGCCTATTGCAAAAGTTACACGCCTTAACCAGGGTGCTTATCACCCCGCCTTTAATCCATTAGGTACTAAACTTCATGCAACAGCTAATGGTGGGGATTTTTATTCACAAAGCGCTGTTTTGAAGAGGGCGGAGTCTATTGCTGATTGTTTCCAATACAATAGTGATGGCGGGTCACTGATAGACGGTGGGTATGGTGGTAATATTCAACATGGATTCTCTGGTCATCCATTAGGGTATACGCACGATAACATCTACGACTGGCAGATGCAGGATCTTCGCACAGACGCCCAAGGTATCAATATAGATGCTAACGCGTTTGGTAAAGATCTACTAGGCAATCGAACTCGTGGGTGGGAATATATCAAGTCGTTGGAGATATTTAGAACTACCATCGATGCCGTTTCTGAAACACTTCCAGATCTTAACATGACATTACCTAGAGATGGTGGGGATTTAGTAGGCGGGTGTTGGTTGTATAACGTCACCAAGGGCGAATATAGTCCGGCTGTGAAGTTTAACAACACCACGGAACCTACGCTTTTTTACCCTACTAACTCATACACCAACCCGTTGATATTTGAAGGGGCGAGCTACACGTCTAGTTCTAGAGCGCTTACCGGCAATAACCCTACATCGTTAACAACATCATGGGAAGTAGGCGATGAGGTTATTGTCTTATTTAGTAAGAGAACAAAATACTCGCTTGCACAGCTTCCTACACTGGATGTAATGGCAAGACCGGATGTGTTGGCGGACTATTATGATTCTATGAATCTAAATGCAGTAGTAGGTTTAAACTGGAACCCTATGTTACCTGATGGGACGATGCAGACAGTCGAATTGACTAGAAAATCATTGAAATTAGGTGATCGAGTTAAGCGTACTCAAAACTTTGGCGACACGTGGGTGCATGATACATCTTTCCGTTTAGACTTTAACGGCGCGGAAAACAGTGCACCGTATAACCCGCCAGCTGATATGATAGTATTTGTAGATTATCAGCATTTGGGTAAAGTTTTAGAACCTACCCACCATCAACGTGCGGGATCTTTAGCTACGATTAAAATTGGTGATGTCTTTGCAACTGTTTCTGATAATAACGCTCCGCTTATTTACAATCTGACAGGTAAACTTGGTAAAGAAACTAACCAGGCTGCATACGTCAAACATAAGCTAGAGCGAGCAACCTTTACGTTAGATGATGAGTTTGGTGAACTCATCTCTAGTAGTTGGTCAGAAGATGCGATACGTCATACTGAGTTATCAATCCCTTGGTATGGAAGATCAGATGGTGTGAAATTGTTACCTTTCTTAAATGTAGATACTGTTACTGGTCTGGTATATGGTCATGTAACGTTCAAGGAACTTATACAGGATAGAACGGTCGATAGCACTAATACCGCTACTGTCGATCTAAGCGGTAGCGTCACGCATGGACTGTCCATTGGTGATAAGTTTGTTATTATTAATTCTAGTAATGAAGCAATTAATAATATTGTCATGATTATGACAGGCACGCCAGATGCGACGTGGGATCATACGTCATTCCACGATTACTACATAAACCACGAGGATGGTTCTGTTTACAAAGGTGGTGTAAATACAATCCATCCCACGTTTAGGGTAGACGCTTACTCGCGTTATGGTGATGATAATACTATCCAGTATTACCCTAACATTTCTTTCATTAATGATCTTAACATGAAACGTACCCTGCGTGGATTAGTTAGATTACCTAGACCGCTTGGTTTTTTACCTAAGGAGAAACGCTAATGTTGCGTCCTAATAAACCGGATCTTAGTCAATGGATCCTTGCCCCCGAGACAACGGATGATGACGGCAATGTAGTAGAAGCTGTATATGAGTTTAGTAAACTCAGTTACGATTTAAATTACATTTACAAATTAATGAGTAACAATGTCAAAGAGGACACGTTGCTAGTAGCTCTTGAGAATTATAAAGGACATCTTCAAGACTCCTGGGCGCAACGTTGCATCGCTATTGACAAGCAGAACGATGTAATTGCTAGTAAGAACAAAGCGATTCGCGAGTCTAATGCAACGCTGACAGAAGCTCAGGCTGATTTTAAACAACCCGAGCAAGAATATGTCTCATTCCCACCCATGCCTATCATTGAAAATGTCTTAGACTATTTCAACGGTGATGCTAAGTACGCGACATGGCGTAAACTAAATGCGTTTGAGTTTAATGGTACCATCTGTAGCGTTACTGAAAACGATCAAAACGGTTGGACGTCTATCGATCGTTTGATTGAACGACGCGAAGCGGCAGGTGCTGAGTGGCAGCCAATTCCATTTAAGAATGAGAATGGTAACACAGTAGTCCTTGCAACGAAAGAAGAATGGGAAACCTTCTATTTCACTGCATGGGATGCACGTGTTGCGTTCTTTGGCGTAAGCATTTAAATGCTAACTTTTCGGGGTAGGTGTTAAAATCTACCCCTCCATTTACTAAGATACTATGACACGATTGTTATCGTATTTTTAATCCGGGACCCATCCCATCTAGGAGTTTCACCCTATGAGTACAGTCAACTCGACTTCAGGCGCGGAAAACGTAGCCATTGATCTTGGTCAGATTCAATTTGACCGTTCAATCACCTCAGGCGCAGCGCCGCTAGCTGCTGACTTGGAAGAAGGTGCAATTGCACTTAACTTAGTAGATCGCAAGATCTTCACTAAAGACCACGAAGGTAATGTAATCACGCTAGGTCGTGACTACACAGCTGACATCGCCGCTGCACAAGCTAACGCGATCGCTCAAGCTAATACCTACACCGATAGCCAAATCAATGGTCTTAAAGGTGGCACACTAGCTGCTGACTTAGACACCTTGTTGAAAATCGGTCAACGTCTTGAAACTGCTGAGTCTAACATTGCTCAAGCGCAACAAGACACTTCTAACCTAACTAAAGCTGACGTTGGTCTAGGTAACGTTGAAAACTACGGTATCAGCGACTCAGTTGTAGAACAAAACTCTACTCAATACGCATCATCTATGGCTGCGTATACTGCCCACCAACGTGCGGTTGATGCTGAAGCAGCAGCGATTGCTTACGCTGATGCAGTTAAGTCTGACATCCTTGGCGGCGCTCCACCAGCCGCGCTTGATACACTTCAAGAACTTGCTGCTGCATTGACAGACAACGACAGCGATATCGCTGCTATTACGTCTTCACTTGCAACTAAAGCAAGCATCACTCAGCTTAACGATGGTTTGGATACCAAAGTAGACAAAACGTCTATCTCTGATTCAATCACGTCTAACAGCTCAACAAACGTTGCTTCTTCAAATGCAATTCTACTTGCATTGACTGACGCTAAAGCATACGCTGATGCTGGTCTTGCACTTAAAGTAGACAAGTCTGCTATCTCTAGTGCAATTGACTCTGTATCTGAAACTAACGTAGCTTCATCTAAAGCAGTTAACGATGCACGCCTACAGGCAATTAGCCATGCTAACGGCCTGGTTGCAGACCTAGCTGCTAATCTTGATTATGGTCGCAGTTTCTGATGCCTATCTTGATTACTACAGAAATGTAGTTTGAAGTAAAAAAAGAAACATAGTCAGCATGACCATGGGGTTGTAAAGCCCCATGGTTTTATGCCGTTATTCAAATACTTTTAATGTATACTCCTCATCTAACAGAGAACTCCGCTCAAGGTACCTGTAAGCCTCTCTCGCGTTAGAAAAGATAATATCCGGTTCATTAGCTTGCTTTAAGATAACGTCCTCTGGTATCCCGCTACATCCCCTGAAATCATTCCAAGGTGTAGGATCTTCGAGAGACTTTGCTAGCCATGTTTCCTGTATGATAGAATAGTCAATAGTTCCTTCACTTAACTGCTTTTTAGACAGCTCGCATTTCACTGCTAATCCTCTTAGTTTTTTACCTAACACTAACCTCCTAGATTTGATATTGACTGCTACTAGCATTCCAGTTCCACGCCTAGTAATTATCCAAGGTTTAAGAGACCGTTCTAAAGACCATCCATGTGTGTATAATCGTTGGTACAAAAGCTTGAAAGGAACATCGAATTTTTCAGATAACTCTACTAGCCTCACCTTGTTACCTTGATAATTAACCCACAATGTATCGCTTTTATTTCTAGACTGCTCAGACGGACTAGCCCAACGACAGTTTTCAGGTGTATAATCACCATCGTTATCACGTCGGTCCAACGTATGACCTTCCGGACACTCACCCATATCTTCCAGAAAGTTAGTAAATGAGTCCCATCGCTTACAGACCTTTACACCTTTACCTCCATAGTTGTCGTAATAGTCATCATTTGGATTATTACATCGATTCCTCATACCTAACCACCGTGCGTAGAGGGGGTGACGTCTACGCGAATAGCCGTGCGTCTTATTCGCTTCTTTCGCCCGCTCCTTCTGTAGACATCCACAACTGCGCGTATGACCGGTTACTAAATCACTCGTCGTAACGATACTAGTTGATCCACAGCTACATTCACAAACCCATGTGCGTTTATCACCTTTCTTTTCAACCCCTTCTGCTTTGACGGTTAACCTCCCATAGACCTTACCTATTAGATCGTTCTTATTTAGACAACCGCAGCTTTGGGTATCGCCTGCATTTAGACTTTTAGCCGAAGCAACTTTCGCATTCCCACAATCACATAAGCAATTCCACCAATTGCCCCTCTGACCTTCCTTATTGGGAGCCTGATCTACTACGGTTAATTTACCGAACTTCCGTCCCGTTAAATCTATACCTCTTCCCACATTTACCACCTTTTAATATCGTACACTATTTAGGTAATGTAGGTATGTAATTCTATAGGGCATAGGAGCTATATCTTGTGACTATGTTTCGTAAACACCCCATTAGCTTTACCTGGTGTAAGGCAATTTATTTAAATAATCTTACTACAAATGTTACATCCAGGAGTATGCAATGGCAACATTCCGCTTAGGGCCAATAGGTTTTCCTTACAGTACGACCCCCGGTGCAGTACCTGAACCTGAATTAATTAATGTGGCAGGTATTGCCATTAACGTTAAAGATCAGATCCTTTACTCGAAAGACGATGAAGGAAACATGTTCACCATCGGTTCGTCTTACGATGGAATCCTAGAAGCTCACTTTAGTGCGATCGACCCCCACGGTACATTTAACGTCGTTAACACAGACGGCGACGTCACCCTATCTGGTTTTGCAGTCTACCATGTTGTTAAACGAATTGGATCAGGTACGGGAACGGTCACGTTAGATATGGAAGACATCGCACAAAACGCGATCGTTAAAATTGACAATGTGTGGGACACGGCTGGTGAAGTCAATGTTGTATCATCTGTCGGTGGAACAGTTTTCCATCTAGATGCAACGACCGAGGATGCGTCGGTAAGCTTAACAGGGAAAGGTCAATTTGAGTTACTCGTTGATGTTGAGAATAACAAAGTCTATTTGACAAACATTGAACAGTAATCACTTTATTAAAATGGGGCTCTTTTATAGGGTCCCATTTATGCCGTCACGGTGTAACAATCGTATGTATTGTTGTATTTGTTATCAAAAGGACGTTATTGTGTTTAAGTTAATTGCAAACATTATTAAAGAGACTATCTTGCTTATTAGTGAGTTACCCTATCTCAAGTATATCAACTCATCAGTAGGTCAGCCCGTGCCAGAATTCGGCAATGAGGGTACTGCTATCACTAAAGAGGTAGAGCGCCGTAGTAAGGTTAAGTTAGCTTTGGCTATTGTAGTTACCGGGGACAGCAGAACAAAGATCTTAGATCGCTTCTTTGCTATGCCTGTTTATAAAGGCGAGGTCATGCCTATTGTGGATTTTAATAAACATGATGAGCACTGGTATTTCATTAACGGTATCATGACGAATCAAGAAGTTTTCGATGTAAATCTCCATGGACTATCTAAGCTCCTCAATCGCCCTGTAATGGGCCTTTACAACCCGAGCAAGGGAATGTATCGTGATTTGGTAGAAAGCGTTATAGGGAGGGCTACAGACAGCCTGACGCCCATCGCACGGGTTATGGCTCAGCATTTATTCTATCCCGTATTATCAGGTAAGCCTATTAGAATAATAGGACACTCTCAGGGTGCTATCATCTTATCTAATGTGGCTAAGATACTACAGAGCTACGGATTTGAATTAAACAATGTAGAATTCTTTACTATAGCAGGAGCGCACGATGAGTTTCCTCAGGTTCCCATGGTAGAGCATTTTGGTAATGAAAAGGATTACGTATACCGTATAGGTGCTAAGCATTATCAAGCACGTATCTGTGGAGAGCAGTATGTGAGGGACCTAGGAGGTCATCTGTTGAATCGTCATTATCTGACGGGGATAAATCAAGGTAATTATTGCAGTGGGCGTTCTCGTCTCTATTCGCATATTCAAAGCAAAAAAGAAGAGTAAAGAGGTGAGAGGGATAACCCTCTCACCTATGCCGTTAATTGTTGTTGATGTAAGATTTCAAATTAGTTTTAATCTCATCTAACTCAATTAACTGTGTTAGAATTTTATCATTATCAGCCATTACTGCTTTTTGATGATCGTCTACTATTGACTTAAACGTGTTATCATTAAAATTGCTAGTTTTGTCAATAAACCACATACCGCCATAGAAGATGCGATCTCTATCAGATAAAGATGCACGTTTGATAAACTCTATATCAGCCGTATATACACTAATGCCGTTTAACTTATCAGAAGTAATTGCCGATAATTTATCCTGCTCTAACTTAATAAGCGTACCAAGATTGTGAGTTAACCACGGTGGGAATTTAACCCTAGCATGTATGGCGGGGTTGATCCAGTATCCATCGTTTAATATTAAGTGACTTTCTCGCCTTCCTTCTTTTATATCTTGCAGTAGCTTAATCAGTTTCGTCACGTTAGCTAATAGACACTTCGCTGTAGTTAAATGCTGACTGGTTCTATCCACACCTTCGATAAATACTGAAGCAACTATTTTACGCAACATAGGTACATCTAGGGAATAAGACCCCCTAAAGAATGCATGGGGTTCATCCCAACGACTTAACAGACATGAGTTTAATGTCTCTTGAAGTGTCTCTATGTATTTAAGCGGTTCAGGGAAGGGTTGGTCTTTACCTTCAAATGGTTTATCTAGATAAGGATCATCCGGTGAGAAGTGGATTGATTCTGGTAGTCCAGATGAAGTATTATCCGTGTAGGTTATTTCATTTAACTTCATCCCGGTAGCCGTGTAGATGCTAATGTTCACATCACCGTCAAGATCTAAGATATTAACATTGTTACCATCTATCTCAAGCTGCACCATAGAAGGGTGCTTTTTATTAGCGGTGGTCTTTAGCTGATCTGTTGTGATGTAACGCGTTTGAATCTGATTTCTAAACTCTTGCTTAATAACAATTATAAACATAACTGTCCTTATTTAATAATGTAATGTTTCTTATAAAAGGGCGGGGTAGGTATCTAGACGATACCTACTTTCGTTTAAACCAGTTCATGACTGTAGGGATAATCGCATCGCGATACAGAAGCGCAACCAGAATAGACATAAAGGCAATGTAGAAAATGAAATCTAATAATGAGAAGTCCATGATAGTTTCCTTTAGTAATAGGTTAATCTCCTTTAAATGATGTAGGTCTAAAAGTAGCTGCGACGGCATAAGAGGATGCTATTACGCATCCTCTTTATAGTTTAATGATCTAAATACACTAGCAAAGGTAGAAGCCATACAGCCGCGTAAGGGCTGACCAAGAGCTTGAATGCGACATGCATACTTATCTCAGCAGCAAGTTCACTATCACAGGCCCTAACGACACTGATAGCAAGTAGCGTTAGTATGTAACTAAACAACCATGTCGTAAAAACACCGCTGGCTAAATAGAATAACCCGACCCCTATTGCCGTGCTGGAATCCTTTAATAGCATGGCTAAACGGTCATACCACGTAATGATCCTAGCATCTAAAGAACGACAGCGCTTGCAGCGACTGACTCTAAATAGATACTCGCCATCTAACACTGTATACGCGTTTAAGATAATAATTAAACCAATGCTAATAAAGGTAAGGTGTTGAAAAGTCATATATCATCCTTGGAGACCTTTAATTTAATATTTTCAAACATCAGCTTAAGGGCACCTAAGAAACCACCCATATAAGCTACCACTGACACCATCTGCCATTCTTCAAATTGATCAAAATTACTTTTATAAAAAGAATGAAAGTCCCATACCAGATAACAGATAAACACCAAACACGCTACCTGTGCTATGCGTAGTTTCATTAGCAAATAGGCTATCTCGTGTATCCTGTTATCTAAGCGCCTCCTCTCAGGTTGAATCTCGTTACTCATCATTTAACTCCATTACCGCTTTTTGTTGCATATCAGCAGAACGTTCTAGTTCTTTAATCACATTTTCAAGATAAGTGATTCTGTTTCGCAACTGCTCACTGTACAAACCTAATTGTATCAGTTGACTTTCTAACATGAACCATCCTTGAACGGTATAACCATAGATAGCCCAGTTACACGCACTTTCTCTAGTCATACCGGGATAGCGCTCATAGACTTCCTCTACGGTATACGCATCCTCCTGACCCGCATCTTTAAACTCATCGCAGACATACTTGTAGAACATTGCATCTTGAGCAGTTAATGTAATGACTTCAGGCATAGTGATGTCAGGTCGAGGTACAGCTGCAGGTAGGGTAGTCTTAGGGAGTATCGGGATGGTTTTCACCTTCACGACCTGAGGTTCCGGCGATAGTGCGCAGGAGCTCACCAACACGCATAGAAGCAGCGTTACCCCGCGCATAAGGTTCTTCCAAAGCTTTAACGGCTTCGGTTTGTCTGAGAGTGTTGAGAGTGTTTTCCAGACGGTTGGCGCGAGCGAAGGCATCATTGTTTTGTTCTCCATATTCTACCAACAAATCAGCCTGTCTTTGGGTAAGCGTAGTGAGTTGGTCTATTGTTTTTAATTGTCGTTCATTGACACTGGTTAAAGTGGCGTTATGTTGTTCTAACTCTACAATCGTTGCACTTTGTAACGCGTAGTCTCTTTCTAAAACAACATGTTTGTAGCTAATAAATCCAATTACACCTAAAAGAGCAACAATACTAAAACCGGCTATTTTATATCCAAGTAACATAGTCTTTTCCTTTATGTGGATTTATCAATATCTACCTTTAGATATTTAGCGGCAAGTGCTCCAATTACCTTATCTAATGTAGAGGGTGTATTAGGGTTTATTCCCAGCCCAGCAGCAGCGCGGGTCTTCTTATCTTGCGTACGGTTGTTAAAGTAACTACGTAATACAAAAGCCGGTAAACCTAAAAGCGCGGTAATAGCTTCCCATCCAGGTAATTCAATCTGCCCCTTTACTACACCCATGACCATAGATACCATATAGGTGATGTAGAAGGCAGTAAACAATATAGCCATCAACCATGTAATGCGTGGACGGGTTTTACCACCCTTAGCATCTTCTTTAGACAAGCTATCCTGCACCGCATTAAACTTATCAATATCTATATTAGACATCCCTCTATCCTCACCTAATGTGTTAAAAAAATAAATACAGCATAACACTGTTCATAAGAAGAGTCTTCTGACCCCTCCTATAAACAGTCTATTATTTAATCAGTTTTCTTTAAACCATAGCTCAACTACAGCGCTGGTGAACCCAGCAGTATACTGTTGTTTGATATGATTCAACATGGTGTTGTTTTCTTCGCAGAAATAACGCTGCTCTTCGATGTTATCTTTAATCGAATCCCGTAAGTCGTTAAGATCTTTTCGGATCTGGGCTTCAGGTAGTGAAGATTCAATATTCTTCTGCATTACCAGAATTGTCAGATTGGCAATTTTAGAAATCCAATCTTTATTCTCATGAATATCGTTAACACATAAGCGGTGCTCGTTAGCAACGACTACCTGACCTTTGCTGATTGCTGATATTTTAAATGTTATTTCCATACCGATTCCATTTATATACTATTAAAGGGCTTGTTGTACAGTCTGTACTGCATAGTAGTAATGTAGAGGTATAACTTAGTCGGTTTCAGACGAGTAAGGAGTCGACTTACCTAGCGCTTTATAAAGCGCCGTCCCTATAAGTCCTGTCTCAGTGTGTTCTAAGTTACCATTCCTATTAGTAAAGCAAGAGCCTTTAGGTAGATAATGACGCTCAAAACAACCATGCCACTGACCCGTATACTTAGTAGGGCTGCCGTTTTTATACATTGAAGGTGCACACATACAGCACAACGCCTCGCCGTCTTCAACGTTGCTAAAGAACCGTGAGTTTCTATGGCGGCGATTGTAAATACCCAGTGCGGAGTTTTCCGCCACACCACACCGGGTACATTGAAAGATAGCCACGCTAGATCAATTCGTTTACACTAAAGATAACATCATCGCAAACATCTTTAGGTGACTGATTCGCATCGATGGTTAGCGTATAGGCGCTCACTGGTTTTAAGCTATTATACGTTGCCACAGTAGCGTTGTAACGTCCCGCCCATTGTTTAAATACCTCAATAGGCTGGTCGTCATTTTTATCGGCTACTTGGCCCCTGCCTTCACCATGCATGCAGCGATTCTTCGCCACATGAGGATCTACATTTAAATAGATAAGAAAATCAGGAATAGCATACTCATCAAGTATTTCAGCAATCAACTCATTGAGCGGACGTGTGTTATAATAGTCGTGCTGGTATACAATAGTAGATAACCAGTAACGGTCTAAAACAACCCACGTACCCTTAGCCAGTAATGGTTTAATTATCTCTTCTAATAGACAACGGCGTGATAGCCACAGTAACTCAGATTGAGTCTGTACTGAGATATTACTATCCGGGTGTTTAATCAGCGTACGAACAGCTTCACCGATGACAGTATCGCCAGGTTCACGATAGTTATTAACTTCTACACCATGTACTTCACGAAGCCAACTCACCAGTCTTTCCACTACCGTTGTCTTACCCGCACCTTCTATTCCTTCTACAACAATAAGTTTACCTGACATATTACACCTTTGAATAAGTAATGTGATCTTCCCATGCTGCTTCCAGGGCAGTACGGATATAGTCTGCTACTACATCACTAGGGGTGTTTAACTCGATCGCGGTTAAAACAATAGCCTCTAAGATGGCATTATCAGCAGTAGATTCACCAGTGCTAGAAACGCGCCAGTTGCGGCTATAAGTACCTTCCTTATCGCCGTTTTTCTGCCTAAAATGATTAAGTTGATTTTTACCAATATACCAAGTATACAACGCTTCAAAACTCAGTCCTAGATCTTCCATAATACGCATGAAATAAGTGATATCAGGTTCACGAAATTCAATCGTATCGTTAATAAAACGCTCAACATCAACGCAGAGCTCTTCAACACCTTCTGGGAAAGTTAGCGGTTCTCCAAACGGTCCTTCATTTAAAATACTATCTGTTAGAACGATAGCAACGTCTTGAAATGATTCTTCTTCATCACGACGCTGTAGAAGATGCGATAGGTAGAAATGCCAGATGTCAATGACTTCAAGTTGCGCTTGTCTAATACTTACCGCGCCTTTCTTCCACCATTCCCAATCGACCCATTCAGTAACAATCTCAGACGCCTCAGTCCACATTGCGCGATACCAAGAACGTTCAAGTGCCGTCCAGTCTTCCGTCTTATTCATCACCACATTAACTTCATGTTGCTTTTGAAGCATGTCAGTTAATGCATTTATTAATTGTTCTCTATTCATTATCTTTATCCTTACTGGGTAAGATGTATTCGTTAATCTGCTCGATGGTATATCCGTTGGGGTCAGAAGACCATAATACTTGAGTTATATCAACATTAAAGGTGTAGGTCTTTCCACATACACTACACTGATGCGGTACTTTTTTACTTTCAACACCACCCCACCATTCTGAAACATTAGTAGTATCTCTAAGAGACTTTACCGGATTACCACAAACGTCACAGTCATAGGCGATCTGTATAGGGGTTAGAATCACTTGTTTAGCGGGCATAGTGACGCTCCAATGTAATGCGCGTGTCCGTATCAGGATTTTCGGTATCAACAAAATGAAGAATCTGAAACCCAATACCTGGGTTCTTAGATTTCTCTAATTCGCTGATTTTCTCAATACGGTAATTATCAAGAAGAGAGGTGTCAAAGAACGCATCACAATCAAAATGCGATACTTTAGCATGGGATATGCGCGTGACAATGTAACGATCAACCCAACGGTGCATGGCCTTATAGATCTCAGCCCCACCGCAGATGAATATCTTAGTACGCTCTCCGCCTGTATCGATAGAGTCTGCTAGGGCTCTAGCTGTCCACATTGCATTTTCAGGACTTGAGGTAACAATAACACCTTGTGCAGTCAGTTGCATGTTTCTAGTGAGAACAATAGTAACACGTCCCGGCAATGGCTTCCCTATACTTTCAAAGGTCTTACGACCCATAATGACAATTTGTTTATACGTCGTTTCTTTGAAATGTTTAAAGTCTTCCGGACAATACCACGGGATACTGTTATCACGTCCTATCCCCCACTTGGCATCACAAGCCAATATACCGATAGCGTTATCATACATCGCCTTTCTCCTTAATAGCGGCTAGTAACTCTCTAACAATAGTTGAAGCTGTTTTAAATTCATGCCGACAATCATGCAGCGCG